GTGCAGGCGGGCGCCACCTACATACGCACGATCCCCTGGGTGAGGTGGAGCTCCCCGCAGCTCTCGGGCGATCGTCCCCCCACCGGCTGCGAGGCGGTCGTGATCGCGCACGGAAAGTCGAAGGGGCGCAAGCACTGGGGCGGGCCCGGCAACCTGACGCACTTCAGCCAGAAGTGCCTGCGGGGCGAGACGAAGCACCGCGCCGAGAAGCCGCTCGACCTGATGCTGTCGCTGGTCGAGTACTTCTCGGACGCGGGCGAGCTCGTCGTCGACCCGTTCGCGGGCGCCGGCACCACCGGGCTGGCGTGCCGCATCCTGGGGCGCCGGTTCGTCGGCGCGGAGCTCGACTCCGAGTGGGCCGAGAGGGCGCGACTGAGGATCAGAGCGCCGCACTTTTCGGCCCGAGATGTTGAGCGTTTCAATCGCTGGGAGGGAGGCGCCGACCTTGGAACTCGAGTTCCAACCGCCCGTCCGCTCCCGGGACACGGAGTGGAGGCGACACCGTGAATGACGATCCGATGTTCGAGCCGGTCGTGACGAAACCCTACGGCGAGATCCGCTCCGACATGGCGGCCGCCGAGGCGAAGGAGCGCGGCTGCGTGGTGGTGCTGCCGAAGGAAAACGAGCTCTTCATCGACATCGACTCTGAGGAGCAGGACGGCGCGTTCGAGCGAGCGATCGCGATCTACCGCCGTCACCGCTCGGCTGTGGCGGTCAAGACGCCTTCGCCGAGTGGCGAGCCGGATCACTTTCACGTGGTGGTGCGTCTGACCAAGACGGTCGACGCGCGCGAGCGCATCATGCTGCAAGCCTGCATGGGATCCGACCCGGTGCGCGAGATGCTGAGCCTCCTGAGGCTGGAGCGTGGAGACCCGAACCCGACTCTCTTCTTCGAGAAGAAGCCGTGACGACGCCCGAGGAGGTGTTTCAGATGCTGGCGCTCTCGATGGGGCGCGCCCTGATGCACCGGCACCGCGTCGTGCCGGTCGTCACGACCCTTCTGGAGCACAACGATCAGGTGAGGGTCGCGCGGTGCGGCCTGGACCGCGTGATCGTTGGTCAGGTGCCGACCGCGGAGGCGCTCGAGAACGCCCGGCTGGTCGACATCGAGTGGCGGCAGCTGGTGGGAGACCGGGAGCCTCAGGACTGCTGCGTGGTGCTGGACCGGCGGGTCGGCCAGGTGAGGCTCGAGGAGCTGACGCCCGAGTGGCGCGCCCAGCTGGACGACTGGGAGCGGTCGGCGCGCGCGAAGTCCGCCAACTGAAGCGGCAAGAGATCTCGCATGAGAGAAGCGCTCGAGAAGGTCCGCGCCCTGGTGGCGAATCCCAACACGTGGACGCGAGGCCAGTTCGCCCGAACTGCCGATGATCAGAGCTTTCGTCTGCCGCTCGACCCCGAAGCCGCCAGGTGGTGCCTGCGGGGCGCAGTTGCGCGGGCCTGCAACGACAGCGGGTTGGTCACCCCCGAGAGTTCAGAGGCCATCGCGGTGAGAGACGCGCTCATCAGAGCGGTCGCTTCGCTGGGGATCGACGTGCCGCCGGGAAAACACCAGCTGACCCACGTGAACGACGAGCTGGGGCGCGAGAAGACGCTGGAAGTGGTCGAGCGCGCGATCGCGGATTCGCCCGAAGAGGAGAAACTGCCATGGTGAACATCTGCAAGTGCGGGATCGCCGCCGTCGACTGCGACTACCACCGGCCGACCGACAAGTTCACCGAGCGCGCCAAGAAGGTCGGCATGCTGCCGGAGGGCGTGCCGATCATCGTCGACACGACGTCGGGCAAACCGAAGGTGATCGATCCGGCGTCAGTCGACGTGTGGAATCCCGTCACGGGACTGATGGAGCCGGCACGCGCGATCGACGTCGGTCCGCTCAACTGGCCGCGTCCGATGACGATCGACGATCTCATCAAGGCCGAGCAGCATCTGAGGGCGGCGAAGATCCCGGAGTTCATTCCCGCCCCGTCGGAGTTGCTGATTCACCGCCACGACTTCGACCGCGCGAGCTTCGATTTCAGCCAGCCGCATCTCGATCTGTCGCCCGAGGATGTCGCGCACCGGGCGTTCCTGATGACGCCCTGCAGGTCGGTGCAGATCCACGACAACAAGCTGCTCGGCGCCGCGACGGTCGAGCTCTTCTTCAATGCGATGCTGTGGAAGCACGCCGCCTGCACGATCGGCTTGCCGGGAGTCGACGAGTTCCGCAAGTGGATCGAAGAGAACCGCCTCGTCGGCACGTCGATCGACGTTCTCCCGTGCAGCTTCGTGTGAAGCTGAGGCGCGAGCTCGCGGTGGCGGGCCTGACGCTCCTTCTGATCCCCGTCTGGCTGACGCTCGGCATCCTGACGATCCTCGCCGGCGGCATCAAGCGGTCATGAGCGACCCGACCGTCTTCGACAAGCTGCAGGACCTGCGCGACCACTTCGTGCTGATGACTCAGGATTGCGACTACCAGCGGCGCAGAGCGAGCGACGCCGAAGCGCACGCGGTCCGCCTCCAGCAAGACACGCAGGCGCTCACCCTCGCCCTGAAGGTGCAGAACGAGAAGGTGGCGGCGCTCGAGAAGCAGCACAACGCCGCGTGCAAACTGCACGACGAGGTCGCGAGGGCCGAGAAGACGCGCGCCGACAAGGCGGAGAGCGAGCTGGCTGACTGGCGGTGCGAGAACTCGAGAGAGGTCAGCCGCGCGAGACTCATCGCCCGATACCAGCGATGCGCGCTTCGCATCTGGATGATGTTCGACTCTCGCATCGTCGACGGCCCGAACACTCACACGGATCCGTTCCCGGCTCTCGAGATGCTCGAGTCTTACCTGGATCGAAATCTCATCGGGCTCATCCCGGTCCCCGAATGCGCCGGCGGATGTTCGTTCACGTTCAAATGCGGCGTCTGGATCGGACCGTGCGCGGACGGGAAGAATCATCACGTCGACTGCCCGATGGGCGTCGCGGCGAGCAAGAAGGCCGGCATCCAGCGTTGAGCGGCACCCATCCCGCCTTTACGATGAGGCGCTGGAGGCGCTCAAATTGAAGCGAAAGAAGAAGCCGACGCCAGGGCGGAAGCGAGATCCCGCCAACCTGATCAAGCCGGGCGAGCAGCGGCCTGTCGGTCACGTCGAGCCGCACGACCCCGACGGCAGATCGCCCGAGGATCGGATGGAGGACGAGCAGACCGGATTCGTGCTGCGGCTGCTCTCCAACTCGCTGACGGTGCGCGAGATCGAGGCGGCGTGCCGCCAGCAGTACGGGATCGGCCACTCGCGCGTCACGAGGCTGCGTGCGCGCGCTCTCGAGGAGCTGCGGGTGGCGGCGGAGGCGAACCGTCCGTACGCGAAGGGCGAGGCGATAGCGCGCCTGCGCGGCGACCTCAGGACGCTCGCGGGGGCGATCGCGAGCGAGACCGCGAAGCCGAAGGGTGCGGACCCGCGCGTGCTGGCGTCGCTCATCTCGGCCAAGCAGACGACCGAGATGAGGCTGGCTGACGTCGAGGGGACGCGCGCGCCCGACGAGGTGAGGGTGCATCACAACGTCACGGGGGCGCTCCTGACGGTGGCGGCGAACCTGACGCCCGAGCAGCTTCAGGCGGCGTTCGACCGCGGGATGGAGCGCAGGCGGAAGGCGGCGATGTTCGACGCCGAGCAGAAGCTCTTGGTCGAGGCGGCAAAGGAACCGACGTGAAGGTCACCAACACGATCGTCGGCGTCTTCGTGGTCGTTTTCTTCTCGACGGTGATCGGAGCACTCTCGATTCATCTGGCGGCCCAACCTGGAACTCGAGTTCCAGCAGACGAGCAGCGATGCGAGGACCGCGGCCGCGCGTGGGTGTGCTGGGTCGAGACGGCGCGCCTCACGACGGGCGACGGGCAGGATGAGAAGCCACCCACCGCAGTGAGTCCTCCCGCGGAGCCCGATGTGCCGCGATGCTGCTTGTGCGACGCGGTGCTGCGCGGAGACGACCGTCACGACCAGCAAGCAGCGTGCTGGCCCTGCCGGTCACGTCTCTCTGACGCCGAGCCGTTCTGGCTTCGCTTTCTCCGGTGGCTGGTGCGCTGAGGGCGGCATCTCTGCTGGCATGAGCGAACTCGAATACTTGGTGACGGACGAAGACGCGAAGCTGATCGCGGACATGGTGGCTCGTCGCGCGACGATGTCGAGGGGCGATCTCGCGCACAACATCGGGTGTCTGATGCTGCGCGATGGCTATCGACGCGGCGCAAGCGCGTCCCACAACGGCGCGATCGACGCGGAGGTGTCGAAGGGGCTGCGCGCCGAGAACGATGCTCTCAGGGCGTCGCTGAATCACGCGAACGTCAGGCTCGAGTCCGCGATGGAGGCGATGAAGCGTGTTGGTGACCTTCACGACGACCGCGACGAGAACGGCTATTCGACGCATCCGCTCGTCCGAGAGCTGGAAGGGCAGATCGACAAGCGCGAGAAGGCCACCGCGTCAGCACTCGAGCAGGCGCGCGTCCTCGGCGAGGAGAACGCGAAGCTGATGAAGGACCACGCCGACTTGCTGAACGATGGGATCAAGCGCGGTCGCGCCCAGGTGGTCGGCTGGCTGACCCCTGTTGCCGAGCTTCTGACCGAGAGAGGGGCGCTGAACGTCGCCGCCCTGGTGCGCGAGCTTCAGTCGTCCATCGTTCGAGCGGTGCTGGACGTGTCGATCCCGTTCGCCACGGCGCTCATCCGCTGCACCGACATGCCGTCCGACGACGTGGAGTGATGAAGTTCCTCCTAGTCTTCTTCGCGACCTTCGTGGCGGACGCCGTCTGGGCTCTCTACATCCAGAACGTCGCGGCCCGTCACGCCTACGCGGCGTCCGTCTACGCGTCCGTCCTGCTGATAGCCAGCACGAGCGCGACGATCGCCTGCGTGGGGGATCACGATCTCCTGTGGCCCGCGGCATGCGGAGCGTTCGCGGGCACGTGGCTCGCAGTGAGGTTCGGACGATGATTCATCTCCTGCACGCAGCCGCAGGTCTCGTAAAGCTCGTCGGACGATTCGTCGTCGGCAAGATCCAACGCACGCCGTTCACCGTCAGGCAGACGTTCCGAGAGCATCTGACGCGCCAGGAATCGCCGAGCACCCGCGCAGTTCGCGTGATGGGTGAGATCATCGAGCGCACCGAGGAGCAGCGCGGCGAGATGACGATCCAGCAGCAGCGCGCTCAGGCGCTCAGCTTCGCCTACGGGAACCTGGCGGCGTCCGCGCATCACAAGCCGAACGTCTTCGCCTTCTGGCAGGTCGCGCAGAACGACGGCTGGGGGAAGGACGACTTCGAGGCGTGGGCGTCAGAGCGCGAGTGGGAGTGATGGCGCCCATCCCGCCCGGCATCGCGCTCCTGTTCCTCCTGGCCACGCTGGGGCTCGCGATGGCGATCGTCTACGGACTCGGCGGCCCCCCGTCTGGCCCGCCGCCCGCCCCACGCTGACCGGAGACGCGTCCGGACCCTCCGGGACGTCCTTTCCCCCGTCCGGGACGCAGAGACGCGTCTGAAGCGATTCTCGGCGGAAGTCGGCATCATCCAGGGATGGCGGACTTCGACCCGAGGAAGATGACGGACGAAGAGCGGGTGGCGATGAAGGAGCTGGAGCAGGCGGTCGTCCAGACCGCCTTCCCGGTGGTGAAGCTGTTCCTCAAGGCGGCCCACGACACCGGCAACCCGCTGGCCGGGTCGGTCGGCGACTTCTGCGCGATGGTGACGCTGCTGTCGATGTTCCTCCGCGACGCGGCTGAGCGTCAGGGGGTCGACACTGGAACTCGAGTTCCAACCCAGGACCCGCAGCAGAGCGAGTTCGCCAAGAACGCCGCGTGGCTGAAGGCGAACCGCGGGCAGGCGCGCTGGGACGGCAAGTGGGTGGCTCTTCAGGCAGGTCAGCCGCTGGTCGGCCCGTACGACGCGCGCGACACCGTCGAGAAGGTGGCGACGTCGGCCGGGTGGGATCTGACGAAGATGACGATCGTCCGCGTGGGCGCGCCCGACTACGCGTCGATGCTGGAAGATCCGCCGGGCGGCATCAAGCCCGCATGAACCTGAAAAGCGCGAAGCTTCTGCGCGGGTGCTGCGAGCAAGTCCCCGACTTCAAACTCAGAACATTCGTCGAGGCCAAAGGGTCTCTGGTCGTCGAGTACAGGTTCACGTTCGACGGGAAGACATACGGAAAGTCTCACATGACGAGCTTTCTGTCGATGGAAGCGATGGGTCACGAACCCGACGACGTGAACAACACACGGATCGAACACGACCTGCTGAAGGACGCGCTTCGTCTCATCGAAGATCTCCAGAAGACCCCCGAGCAGCGCAAGTTCGACGAACTCGAGGCGCGGGTCGGCAGGCTCGAAGAGATCGAACGTTCGCGTGGCATCTCGGCGTTCGGCCCCAAGCCTTTTCGCGGCACGTATTGACCGAAGCGACGCCCCCCTGAGATGCTCCACCCTGCGTGGAGGCGATCGCTGACAGTCCGGAGATGCTCGAGGTCGCGCTCGAGGATCTGATGATCCGCGCCCAGGAGGCGCGCGAGGACCCCACCAAGTTCCTGGCGTTCGTGATGCGCGCCGAGGACACGGGCGAGCCGATCGAGCCGGCCGACCACCAAATAGTCATGCTGGACTTCCTGGTCCAGCACCGCGCCGCCTGCGTCCTCACCGCGGTCGACCACGCCAAGACATTCACTAGCGCCGCCCTGGTGCTCTGGCTGCTGGGCCACAACCCGCGGCTCCGCATCGCGCTCCTGGGGGACGCCGAGGAGCAGCCCAAGAAGGTGCTGAAGGTCATCCGAACGATGATCGAGCAGTCGGCGGAGCTCCGGCTCGTCTTCCCGAGCCTGCGCAAGACGACGCGAGACGGCGAGCCCTGGACGGACTCCGACATCACGGTCGAGCGCGGCCCCGGCATCAAGGACTCTTCGGTATGCGCGCGCGGGCTCGAGTCGTCCCTCATCCCAGGCTCTCGCTGGGACGTGGCGATCCTCGACGACTTCGTGAACGACGAGAACGTCCGCACACCGGAGCGCCGCGACTGGCAGCACTCGCTGGTCCAGAAGCGCTGCGTGCCGCGCGTCGACAAGAATCACGGCCGCATCTACCTGCTGTCGAACGCCTGGCACGAGGACGACAGCTTCCAGCGACACGCGAAGGTCTGGCCCTGCCTGACGATGAGGGTCGACGGCACGATCCTGATCAAGAACGCCCCGACGTGGGACAGCCCGCTGATACGGCCCGCGGACGACCGGCCCGCCGAAGACCCGAACGCCGAGTACCGGCTGATCGCGCACGACCCGGATCCGACCAACGAGCAGACCCTCTGGCCCGAGCGCTTCAGCCGCGAAACGATCGCGAAGATCCGCGAGCAGATGCTGCCGGAGGCGTTCGCCCAGACCTACATGTGCATCTGCCGCGACTACAGCCAGTCGCTCTGCCGTCCCGAGTACATCGCGAAGGCGCAGCAGATCGGTCGCGAGCTTCAGATCCATCCCGACGTCTACAAGGCATACGGCGGCTTTCATCGACGCAAGGAGGACGTCCGGATCCCGTGCGGCCAGGGGTTGGTCTTCATCGGGGTCGACATGGCGTTCAGCAAGCAGTCGAGCGCCGACGAGAGCGCGATCTTCACCTTCATGGTGCTGCCGGGCGCCATCAGGCTGCCGCTCTGGATCGAGCACGGCCGCTGGGGGGCGGAGGAGCTGGAGCAGCGCGTGCTGGACCACCACGAGCGCTACCAGCCGTCAGCCTTTGCGGTCGAGAACGTCGCGGCCCAGGAGCACGTCCGGCAGTTCCTCCAGCGGGTCGACAAGACGATGCCGATCAAGCCCTACACAACCGACGCCAAGAAGCACAACGTGTTCTTCGGCGTCCCCTCCATCTTCGCCGAGTTCGCCGCGGGCGCGTGGGCGTTTCCCAATCAGGAGGGACGGATGCGGCCGGAGCTCCAGAAGTTCGCCGACCAGTGCCTCGGCTATGCGCCCTCCGATCACACGGGCGACCTCCTGATGGCCGCCTACTTTGCGTCCGAGATGGCGAAGAAGTTCGGCGCCCTCGCGCGCAACCTCGGGCCGAAGAACAAGCGGATCGCGGCAAACCTCATGGCGAGGTGATGATGGGCGGAGCTCGGATGCGGTCGGACGGCACTCGCCAGAACGCGGTCTTCATCGACGCGCTGCGGGCGGTCCTGAGGCTCGACCCACTCTACGAGAGCGTGAGCCAGCGCAACGCACGCATGCCCGCGGAGCTCCGCCACGTGGTCGGCATCTGGCCGGATTTCGCCGACAACGACGGCCATCTGGCTGCGATGAACTTCCACCCTGGAACTCGAGTTCCAACCCCGGGACGCCGCGCGTGCCGGTAGCGATCAAGAAGTGCGGCTGCGGACGCACCTACGACCTCGCTGCGTGGAATCGTCTGCAGTATGTGGGCATCCAGGAAGGCGAGCTCACCTACGACCTGGAGCTCCGGAACTGCTTCTGCGGGTCGACGATCTCCCTGCGCAAATCAGTGCGGTTGACCCGTCGGTCAGGAGCCTCAGACTAGACAGGAGATGGCGGACCGGGCGGCAAGGATCGGAAGGATGCTCCCGCCGCAGATGGACGTCGTGCAGAGAAGCGAGTGGAATCACTTCACTCATCTGCTGCTGACCGACGGGCAGCTGCTGGATCTGCTGAGGAAGCGCTGGCCGGACTTCAAGGTCGAGCGCACCAACTCCGAGGGGATGGACGCCTGGACGGCCGCCCCCACGCCCGCGCGCCCCTGCTGGCTGGTGAGGTTTCACGACGGGACGAACAAGCACCAGATCGCCATCACGATCGAGGACGGGCACGAGTGGCTTTGCTATCGCTTCGCCCTCTACACCGCCTACGTGTTTCACCTTTCTGGGAGCGGATCATGACGCCTGAGGTTCGAGAGATCTACGACGCCCTGATTGCCAAGCCGGCCATCTTCGGTGACGCGCGCGCCCGCTACGAGAAGCTTCGGGCGCGGATCATCGAGGAGGTCGGCTACAACGCCTTCTGGGACCGGCAGCACGAAGCGTTCGTGGAGCTGGGGCGCAACAGACCGTGAGCATGCGAGAGATCCTCGAAGGCGTCCCGGAGGGCGAGCCGTCCGAGCTGGTGGCACGAATGGGTCGCCGCGTCACCGACGTCTACTACGTCTCGCTGGAGGCCATCAGCGACGAGGAGCGGAACGCCTTCCTGAAGTGGCTGGTGGATCTCGTCGAGCACCGAGACTGGCGGTCGCTGCTGATCGAGGTCGAGAAGGGCCGGCCGATCGCCAACGGGATGACGACCGACGGGGAGGTTCACTCCTTCGGCTGGCCGGTCTGGTCGTAGGGGCGCGGCAAGAAGCGCACGTGACCGAAGAAGCGAAGATTCCAGAGCTCGGAACGTCGGACGAGATGACGCTCACGATCGCCGAGGAGGCGCTTGGGTTCGCGCGCGCCCGCATGACGCAGCTCATCTCCCAGCTTCTGGTCGAGACCGACACGCAGTGGGCGAAGGATCTGCTGCGCGAATTCGCCTGCGTTCTCCCGCACTACCACCGCGCCCTCAAGCTGCTGGTGGCGCTCCGTCTGCGCTCACCCTGGTGGCAGCCGGTCAAGTTCACGATCGGGCCGAACGGCGAACCGGACTTCGGTAAGACTGAGATCCCCGACCACGAAGACCGCACCACCTGCTTCCGGGCTCAGCACTTCGCCCGGAGGACGATCGGCGATCGAACGGTCTTCACGTTCCGAGACTTCAACGGGCTGTCGATCGACGTCTCGATGCCCTCAGACACCGGGCTCCCGTTGTGAGTCGCAGCGCAGCAAGGTCGACGCCGAGAGACGGACAGGTGCGCTGCACCATCCACCAGTTCCCGAAGCGCTTCGGGCTCGCCAAGCCTCTCTGGGTGGCGGTCATCTGGCAGGACGGGCTGGTGCACGATGCGTTCGAGTCGACCGTCAGCGAGCAACAGGTATGGTGCGACGTCCTGAAGAAGTGGCCGAACGCCGTGCTGGTCCCGGAGGGCTGGCGCCCGTGGCGGTCCGAGGTCGCGTGAGGGGCTTCATCTGGGGCGGCCCGAACCGCCTGCGTCTCCCCTTCTGGGGGACCGTTTGGGCGATCATCCGCGAGGTCTGTAGGATCGGGCGATGATCGTTCTCATCTGGGTGTTCTGGGCACTCGTCAGCGTCGCGTCGATCGCGTGCATCTGGAAGCTCGGCCGGTGGATCTCGAGATGGTGGTCGGACGTCCCGAAGGCGGCCGCCTATCCGAGTCGAACATTCCGCCCCGAGGCGGAGCCGGATCCGTTTCCGATGCGCCCCCTCGCGAAGGCATACCCGAAGGCGCCGGACCGTCCCGTCAGTCGGACGATGAAGACCCACAAGGCACGGGTGGCGGCCAAGACGAAGGCGAAGCGCGGCAAGAAGAAACCGTGAGCCAAGACGGAAAGATCGAGCTGGAACTCGAGTTCCAAGACCAGCTTTCCACCATCGCCCAGCGGCTCGACGAGATCGGGCTGGCGCAGAATGCCGACCTGACGCTCATCCAGCCGATCGAGGGCGCGTACGGACGGTTCGCGGTCCTGAGGGTGGTGGGGGCGGACGAGATGTCGCGCCTCCAGCCGATGAGACCGCGCTCCCAGGAGCCGACGGAGGACCGCCGGCGAGCGCTCGGAGCGCGCATCAAGCTGCTGGTCCAGGTCAAGTACGGCGCGCAGTTCACGCGCGAGTCCGCCCTGTCGTGGCTCCGAAATGAGCGCAAGCTGCTGCCGCAGGAGTCTATTGAGCAGCTCGACCTGCTGCTGAATCGCGGCGCCCTGATGGTCGATCCCGACGGCTTCCTGAAGTTCCCGCCCGAGACGGTCTGATTTTTCTCCTGCCCGGCGGGGGCTGATACGCAAGGGGGGATGGCCACTTTCGTCCTCGCGAACGACATCAACGTCAGCGGCACGCGGATGCGCGCGGGGAAACTGATCTCCGACACGGTGTACGTGATCGCCACCCTCCAGCTGGCGGGTGCCATCCTGGTGCCGGTCACCACCCAGGTGACGGCGCGCTCGAAGGTGCTTCAGAGCAAGTCGAAGAGCGGGCAGGACCCGACGTTCGAGAACGCGACGCGGTTCGACACGATCGATCCGTTCGTCCCGGCCGCCGGCGGCACGCTCGCGGGTGACGTCACGGGCCCGGTCGCGACGAACACGGTCGTCAATCTGACGGGCGCCGCGGGCGTCGTGACTGTCTCGGCCGCCACTTCGATGGCGTTCGGCACCAACCCGGCGGCGTCGGGACTCATCCGCCTGCCGAACAACACCACGATTTCAGCAAGGAATCCGGGCAACACTGCCGACCGAACGCTGATCACTCTGAGCGCTTCTGACGGCGTCGTGATCGGAGACGCCGCCTCGACAGGACCGACAAATCTCCTCGCCGGGTCGACGATCGGAATCAATTCGTCGTCGAATGCGAACGCGGGAATCAACCTTCAGTCAGGCTCGTCTGGAGCGATAGTTCTCACGGCCGGCGGCGCCAGCCTCAGGGTCGATTCGACCAACACGCTCACGCTCACGCCCAACGGTCACGGCGTCATCATTTTGAACGGGGCGCAGCGGGTCAACACCGTCTCGAAGGGCGCCGCCTACACGGCCGACTCGACGCTGTCCGACTACGCGATTCTCCTCACCGGCACCGCCAACGCGCAGACGCTCCCGCCCGCCACCGCGGGCCGCGTCGTCGTCTACAAGGATTCGGCCGGCAACGCGGCGGCTCAGAACAAGACCCTGACGCCCGCCGCCGGGACGATCGACGGCGCCGCCACCTACGTGCTGAACGTCAACAACGGGGCGATCGTCCTGCTGTCGGACGGCGCCAACTGGTTCGTCATCGGCTCGTACAACGGCACCGTCATCTGATCGCCCTTTACGGGCGCGCGGTCCGTCTGTAGCCTCCTCACTGGAGGCGCGAAGATGGCGGACAGGACGTTCAAGAAGCCCGATTCGTTTCAGGTCAAGGTGCGGATGCCGGACGGCACGGAGACGACCGCGCCCTACGGGTTCGACGACTTTCTGGTCGAGTACGTCTGGCCGCACGCGAAGTGGAACGAGGACGCGTGGGAGGAAGCGCAGATCCGCATCGGCGACGCTCTGGAGGGCGTCGAGGACGGTGGCGACGTCGGCCTGAAGCTCGAGGATTGGGAGAAGCTCCGCGAGGCCGTCAAGGCGGCGCAGATCGGCGGCCGCTACGCGCCGAAGGTCCGCCGCATGACGCGCGCGGTGAACACCGCCTGCTGACGCGGTTCGGAAAAGTCTCTTCCGGGACCGCCCGCCAGTAAGCTCGGCGGGAGATGGCGCAGTACGTCCTGGCGAACGACATCATGCTGACGGACCGCGGGCTCGTCCGGCGCCTTCCGGCCGGCAAGATCATCGACGACCGGCAGTTCAACATCGCGCTCCTCCAGACGCTCGGCGCCCTGCTGGTGCCGGTGTCGGGCGCCGCTCTGGCGCGCTCTGCTCAGCTCCTCAAGCAGCAGCGCAGGGGGCTGACGCCGAACTTCGACATCGCGACCCGGACCGATTCGGTCGACCCGTTCCTGACCCCCACGGTCGGCTCTTCCCCCACGACGCGCGCCTACGCGAACGAGAGCAACTCGCCCTATCTGGTGCTGGCGACCGATGACCTGATCTTCGTCGACAACAGCGTGGCGGGCGCCCAGGTGACGGTGCTGTTCGAGGCGGCGCCGGCCGCCGGCGCGGTCCATCAGGTCATCTGGTGGAAATCGATGTCGCCGCCCGGCCGGCCTCCGATCGTCAGCGGAAACGGAGCGCAGATCGCCGACTGGAACAGCGCGTCGGGCTTCACGTCGATCGGTCCGACGACTTCGATCACCGCGCTGGGGTCGTCTGGCAAGTGGGAGTTCGTCGCGGCTGTGAACGGAAACCCGGTGAATGCATGGATCCTCGTCGTCTGATCGCCCTCCTGGTCGTTCTTCTCGGGCTCGCGTCGTCTGGCGGGTGCATCTCGCACTCGCACGTCTCGCAGGGAGTTCCGGTCGCCAGCACGGGACTCATTCTCTGCAGGGCGAACTACGCGGAGCCGAAAGACGGGCGCGCGACGTTCAACTGCAGGGTCTTCAGCGAGCAGGAGTTCGCGCACGCTCCGACGGAGCGCCAGCTGTACGCCGTCGGGGCGCAGCCGCCGATCATCAATCCTCTCTGGAATCAGCCGACCTGGTGCGTCGACGGCGGAAATATTTCTGGCTGCGCATCCGACAAGCTGAACGATGGAGCGGTCTGCGCGTGCGGCGCGTCGGGGCACGGCCCGCTGGTGACCGTTCGGGAGTTGACGGATCACCGATGGGGGTGTGCGGGAGCGACCGAATGTCCGCGAGTGACGTCCGCCAGCATGACGATCACGTTGGCGTCGTCGCAGGTGGGGGGAGACGTCTTCACGTTTCAGCCCACGTTCGAGGGAGGCGGGCCGATCGTCCTGCAGGGGGCGCTCGGCGCCGCGCAGACGATCGGGACCGGAACTCTGGCGGGTGTGACGTTGTCGACCCGAACTAACAACGCGCCGCCCGCCAAAGCGACGCTGACTCCGTCTGGAGGATCCGTCGCGCTTCATCAGCTCATCTTCGACTCGACCGCGAACGCGTACTTCTGGGTCACCAAGAGCGACGGCGCGAACGTCTGGGAGCTCTCCAACCCGATCGCGGCGTTCAATCTGTCGACCCCGAACGTTCTGCAGCCCGCGGTCACGATATCGAACGGCGACGCGTACACGATCTATCGTCCCGTCACCTCCACGCCGCTGCTCGTGAAGCCCAGGTGCGGGAACACCGCTACGAACCTGAATCTTTATCATCTGACGTTGTGGAACGATCAGACGACCATGACGACGGGCCCCAACGTCAACGTGATCGAGAGTGCCGTGAATGCGTACTGGAAGGCGGTCGATCCGATCACGAATCTGGTCCCGATGGTGTTCAACTCTGACACCGGGTTCTTCGTGCAGTCCGCCGCCGACAAGCAGGCGGCCACCGGCTACGCGTTCATCGGAGGTCAGAACATCGGGGGAAATTACATGATCGGCGACATCGTCATCGATGGAGATTTCGTGATCGCCAATGGTGGTGTGATCGGCATGCTGAGCGGCACGGTCGGCACCGCATTCGTCGGCCCCGGATCGACGATCAGCATCGACGGCTTGGTGCTCGCGGTCGCGAACGACATCAGCGGGTCGGTGTACAACGGCGGGATCCCTGTCTGGTATGGGCCCGGTCAGGCGTTCGTTCATGGGGGAGGACACCTCTACTACCCGGGGGGAGCCAACAAGGCGGCGACGACGTTTCCGTTGGCGGGAGGACTCCGACAGACCGGACCCAAATCCGCCTTCGACACGAGCGTCGATCCAGCAATTCTGCATCCGCGAGCCGACGACGGGCACGCGTTCGTGCTCGACCTCGACCTGCCGATCAGTTCGGGTGGGTACGGAATGGGCGCATCGAGCAATTGTTCGGTCGCCCCCGACACGTCGATCTGCAATCAGGGCCCCTGAATGTGTTGACGTCCCAGCGCGATTGTAGGATCGCGCGATGGGGACCGCGCTGCTCAAGTTCTCTCAGGGGATCACGATCGGGACCCCCGGCCAGGCCCTCATGGTGGTCGACGGGACGCCCGTCGTCGCCGGCAACAACGACGACTCACACATCGTCAAGTGGACCTTCACGTGGCTCGACACGCCTCCCGGGAGCGCGATCCCGCGCGGACTCGCCCAGACGGGTGCGACCCCGACCCTGACCTTCACGCCGGACGTCCCGGACAGCTACCTGCTGCAGCTGGACACGCTCGACGACACCGGCCACACCGCGACGGACATCCGGGCCGTGGCGGTCCTGCGCCCCACCGGCCGCTTCATCCCGCCGTTCGAGGGGTCTTCCACCAGCATAAACTTCGGCGGCCAGACGCGCGGCTGGGCGCCCGACATGGAGACGTGGCTGAACTACCTCGACAGCCTGACGTTCTCGAGCGGCGCGAAGTCGACGTTCGTCTTCCGACCCGCGGGGGTGGCGACCGGGAACGTCTACACGTCGTGGTCGCTGCTCGTGACGGCCCTGCTGGCGTGCCCCGGGCCGAAGTGGGTCGAGGTCGACGGGTCGCTCGCCGCCGCGCACGTTCCGACCGGCACGTGGAATCTCAACGGCTTCGTGACGTTCGTGACCTCTCAGGCGGTCGGCTCGGCGGCCGCGAAGCTGACGTTCGACGACGGCGCGGTCTTCACCTACACGCAGCTGACCCTCAGCGGCCCGGTCGTGTTCGCGTGCGACTCCACGTCGCCGGTTGCGACGCAGGGCGCCGGGTCTCTCCTGCTGCTGCGGGACGGCGCTCAGATCCTGTCGAACCCCGGCAAGGCGGTCTGGCTGCGCGTCTCGGCGTCGACCCCCCAGGTGGTGCTGCTGAACGGAAGCACGCTCGGCGGCGGAGCGACCGCGGCCGTGACGGTTGCGGCGGCGACCATCATGTCGCTGACGGTGTTCTCCAACTCCGTCGTCTCCGCGAGCGCGATCTCGGGCGCGGGCACCGTCAACGCCGTCCAGGACGACAGCGGGCTGGTGAATGCTCAGACGGTCGCGACCCTCAACCTGACGCTGGCAGCGCTCTCTCAGCAGGTCGCCTACACGCCCGCCGTTCCGGCGGATTGGATCACGCCCAATCCGACTCAGGTCAAGCAGGCACTCGACGACCTGGCGGCGCTGGTGCCGCACACACGAAACTGGGCCGTCACAACCGTCTGGTGGGATCCGGCCAACAGCACAGCGCTCGCCTCCGACGACATGACCAACCCGCTGCGAGGTCTCGACGCAGCGCACCCGCTCCTCACGTGGAACGCCGGCGTGGTGGGTGCCTTCTGGGGCACCTACAGCCCCAATTTCCCCGCGACCGTCACGGTCAATCAGATGAGCAGTCAGCCGGGGACGACCGACCCGGTGCAGCTCTCGCCTTACGGGGCGGTCGTTGTGATCGTAGGAGCTCTCGGTGCCGCGCAGACGATCGGGACCGGAACACTAGGAAGCGTCATCTCGAAGAACTCTTCAACTCGGCAACTGCTCACCGCAACGCTGACTCCCGGCACCGGAGCGGTCGCGATCGGTCAGCTCATCTTCAATTCGTCAAAAGGATCTTATGCGCACATCAACTTCAATGTTTCGGGGAACGTCTGGAACATCTCGCAGCCTTACACAACGGGGCTGGCCGAAGACGATACTTGGGCCAACGGGGACAGCTACACGCTCTTCACTCCGGTCTCGACCGCAATCGGCGGCACTTATGCGTTGAATTCGTTCATCACGTTCGAATTCGTGTCTCAAATTACGGTGAACGCTGAAATAATCAAAACGAACTTTTTCTTCTGCAACATCCTAGGTCTGCTCATAAACGGTGACACAAGCTCGATTGTGGCGTGCGACATCTCGAGTTCCGTTTGGCGAGCGATTGGGGTCGCGACGACGAACATCATCGGCGGCCAATATCGAGGCAACGCGATCGGCATTGCGGGACAGTTCGCCATTTCGGGCGACTTCATTTTCCGTGGACTCCAACTTCTTCAGGCAGCGGGGTCGATACAAAACTGCTGGACGATGAGCACCGGCGTTTCCCAAAACTTTTGGAACATCGTCGGCGGCGTGCAGGTGACCGGCTACCTGACGGGCGATTGGAAGATCAACGTATCCGTATCCTCGTTCGGCTCTGGCGGTGCGCTCCAGCTCTCGAGTGGAACGTTCACGAGCAGGTTCCTCAACTCGGGAGGATTGCTGATCGACGGCGTCGCGTTCGCGGACGCATTCGATCGGACCGTCACGCCGGGGCAGTGGTATCCCAAGCGCGCGCTGACGGCGGCCGCGCTCGACGCGGCGATAGGGGGCCCCGGAGGAACTGGGTTCAATGGGATCGCGTACGGCGCAGACGGTGCGGTGGCGATCTTCAGTTTGAGCGCGATCACCGACGTGTCCGCCACCACACCGTTCGTCCTGGACGTCGCGCACGGCGGCACCGGGCTGGCTGCCCCGGGCGCCAACGGGAACGTGCTGACCAGCAACGGGAGCGTGTGGATCTCCGCCCCGCTGCCGGCCGACGTCGACTTCTACCAGACGTTCGAGGCGAACGGCGTGGCGGGGGTTCCTCAGCGGGCGGCGGTCAACTTCGTCGCCGGCACCGGCATCTCGGTCGCAATCTCGGACGTCGCGGGAGTGACGACTCTCACGATCGTCAACACGTCGCCCGCGTCGGCAGACACGGACTTCTACCAGCAGGTCGAGGCGAACGCCGGCGGTTCGGTCGTCCAGCGGCCGATCTTGAACTTCATCAACGGGTCGAACATCAGCGTCACGGCGGTCGACAACCCGGGAAACAACCGGACGGACGTCACGGTGACCTCCACGGCCCCGGAGGGACCGGACTTCTACCAGACAGTCGTCGACGAATCGAACAACCCCGTCACGCAGCGTCCCACCATCAAGTTCGGCGGCAACGGCGCGACGATCTCGACGTTCGACGACGGGGCGAACAACCGCACGGTCGTGTTCCTCACCGCGTACTCTCAGGTGCAGGCGAACGGCGCGGGCGAGCCGAAGCGGACCGTCCTCAACTTCCTGCCGGGCTTCATCGTCGCAGACAACCCGGGCAACGGGTCGACCGACGTCGGGCCGGCCGCCGGGTCTGCGTTCGGACGGATCTTCTCGTCCGGCGGGACCATCCAGGCCATCTCGACGGCCGGCACCACCTACCAGCTGGCCCTCTGGGACACCAACCGCCCGTCGCACGTCGACACCGCCGACGAGGCGAACGGCCGGATCATCATCGGCCACACCGGCACCTACAAGATCGAGCTGTCGATCCAGTGCAGCATCGACATCATCGACCAGCTTGCGTTCACGATCCGCCGCAACGGCACGCCGTTCGAAGGCGGCGTCATCACCATCATCGGGAGCGCGCAGGGAACCTCGAATGAGCTCTTCATGCAGGTGCACATCGACGGCGGATTCGTCGCGTGCGCGGGCGGAGACTTCATCACGGCGGCGGTGACGCCCATCTTCAACAACGGGGCGCAGATCAGCTACCGGGGCAGCCTGTCGACTCAGCAGATCGCGTGATCGACTTCGTCTGGCGGCATCAAGACGGTCTGATGACGGTCGGCCTGCTGATCGAGATGACGATCCTGACCGCCTGGGTGGTGCTGAGCGACTGGGGGAGCGAGTGAGTCGGTTGCAGCCCCGTCGGGACGTTAGCGAATCCCAAACGCCCGTGCCTGGAACTCGAGTTCCAACCCCTCAGAGCATCGCGGTCTGCCGCGCGTGCCGCTGCCGCTATCTCGCGAAGTTCACGCAGTGCGTGAAGTGCGGCGCGGCAAACCCCGGTGCATGTGGATCATCTTCCTGAAGTGGGTCCAGCGGCTTCTCGGACCGATCCGCGTCATCTGGGATCGACCCGGAACCGCCCCCTACATCTCGCGCTCCTACTTCTGGGCGCGCCCTAAGCGCCCCGACGGCGCGTGGCCGTTCGACGCGACCGGGCAACCGCTGCCCGGCATCAAGCTGCGCGACTTCCCGGTGACGGCGCACCTGCACCAGATCCACCAGTCAGACTCAGAGCCGGAGCTCCACTCGCATCCCTGGCGGTGGGCGGTGTCGCTGATTCTCTCAGGCGGCTACGTCGAGGAGCGGCGGTGTCGTGGCTCGACGGTGCGCGTGCGTCGCGTCCGTCCAGGACAGATCGTTTTCTTCCGGCACGACACGTTTCATCGCCTGGATCTGATCGGCGGCCGGGAGTGCTGGTCGCTCTTCATCGCGGGCCCAAGACTCGAGGAGCCGTGGAAGTTCTGGAACCGAGAGACCGGAGAAACGGTCAAATGGTACGAGTTCATCGCACGAAAGCGCGCCTGATATGTTCCCCGGGATGTGGGGATGCCCGTCGACTCCGCTCTGGCCGCCTCCGATGGAGAAGAAGCCGCCCGGAGATCCTAGCAAGCCGGTCGCGTGCGTCCTCAAGCACAAGGGCGACTACGTCGACACGTCGTGGTGCGGACTCGGGATCGAGATGGGCGCCTACCTGTTTCCGGATCCGAAGTACGCCGAGCGGTATTACGCGGACGTGAAGGGCAAGGGACTGCGGGCGTGCCCGGACTGCGTGAGGGCGATCCGGGAAGCGCTCGCCAAAGGAGATCTGAAATGACCGACATGAGGCTGAGCGGGGATGCGATTCTGGTGACGCTGATCGAGCTCGAGGCGACTGCCGATCGAGGCACGCCCGTCGAGGAGGCGGAGCGCGTGCTCGATCGATTCGAAGCGATTCAGCGCGAGGCGACGATCCGTTCGATGCGCGCCGAGGTGCGGGTCGCCGAGGACGTCGCGAAGCAGATTCACGACAGCTGCGACAAGCGCGAGTGGAAGGTGGCGAGCACGATCGCGGCCGCCTACGGGAGCAACATGGGCAAGACGCAGCACCCGTGCTGCTGGCCGTTCGCGCTCCGGTTCGCCCTGATGGCGCAGGGGATGGCGCCCGGCGCGATCGACGAGAAGCAGGGGGCGGAGTTCGTCCGCGTGCTGCTCGAGATGAGGGACGCGCTGCTGCGCCAGATCGACGTCGATGTCGAGCTGAAGAACGCGCAGATGAATCCGACGCCGGCGTCCGGAGCGGTCTGATGGCGGCTCTTCAGGAAGCGATCGACGCGCTGGCGAAGCGCGCGAATCAGATCGCCCGGTTCGTCGGCCTCTGGCGGGCGAACCGCACGCAGGCCGGCAAGGCGGCCCATCAGACCTACGGGCACGGCAAGGTGCCGCGCGATCTTCACTACGCGCTCCACCCCGCCGACGAGCAGCACCCGCGCGGCTACCAGCGGGTCCGGCTGGCGCAAGGAATTTATGCGAACGTCCGGGCAGGCTACGGTGAGGGAGCGCGGGCAGCCCGCGCGCGCCGGGGAGGACGTGGACCTTTCGGAGGGGCTTGAGATGTCGGGCGACAAGGACGGATTCGACGAGGCGGACTCGGTGGTGACGTCGGTCGAGACCCCGACCGCGCTGAAGTCGGAGCGTCCGAAGAAGACCCGATCGGGCGAGCACGAGTTCGTGCTTCCGAAGCAGCACAAGAAGATCAGCTGGAACTCGAGTTCCAAGTGAGATCCGGCGAGAACATCCGCGACGATCTTCGCGAGGTCATCACCCGTCTGTTCGTGCGCGGCGTCTTTTTCTGTTTGGAAGAGGACAACGACTTTTACGCGACCCTGCAGTTCGAGGAAGCCAGGGATTGGGCGGTGCTCGCAACGATAACGATGCCGAACCGGGGTCCCTGGGCGAGAGCGTGATAACCGCGCCTCCGGGCGCTACGCTCCGCCCATGCTGAAGGGCGTCGACGTCTCGGTCGTGCAGGGCCACGTCGACTGGCATCAGGTCGCGGACGCGGGGGTGCGGTTCGCCTTCCTGAAGTGCGGCGAGGGCAACAAGGGGACGGACCCGCAGCTGGGGCGGCCCGGCTGGGAGGTCGACCACCGCCGCGCGGCCGGTCAGAGCGGGCAGGATCCGCTCTTCGACTGGAACGTCGGGCACGCGAAGGCGGCCGGCATCCTGGTGGCCCCCTACAGCTTCGCGTATCCGCTACCCCATCAGGACGGCAATCCCGTCAGGGACCCGGAGATCCAGGCGAAGTTTCACTTCGACCTCTCGCTCGGACTCGGCAGCATCAGAGGCGACCTGACGCCGATGCTCGACTTCGAGTGGCCCGCCCCGGTCGACTGGGCGAAGTGGGGATGCAGCAGCAATCAGATGGTGGACTGGCTGGAGCTCTATCTGGGCGCCGCCGACGCTTACTGGGGGACGAAGCTCGGCTGCTACACCTACCCGGACTTCTGGCACCACCTGACGGTCGGGCTCGACGCCTTGCACGCCGCGAAGCTGGTCGTGATCTGCACCGGCCGCGTCTTCTGGCCGGCCGACTACCCGAACCCCGGCCGCTGGCCGTCCGACATCGAGCGGCCGCGCGCGTTCGCGCCGTTCGGCAACCCGACCTTCTGGCAGTTCAGCGGCGGCCAGATGGCGATGCCGGGCGGCGGCCCTCCAACAGACCTGGACGTGTTCCTGGGCGACGAGAATGCCCTCAGGGGGCTCGCAGGACTGGACCCCCTACCGTGAGAGGGGTCGCTTGGAACGTGCGCGTGGATGCCTCTCCTGAGCCCGTGACGCAGGTCGTGGCGGTTGGGTGGCACGAAGCCCGCGCCGACGCTGCCGCGAAGTTGAACGTCGCGAAGGAACGGATCCACGTTTCACAGGTGAGGTCGCCGTGAGGCTCGGCAGCTGGGCGGACTCGAACCTGAGGGCAGCCAGGAGCACCGAGCAGGCGATCTCGCTGCTCCGCGCCATCCCGGGCGGGCCGAAGATCTCCAACCCGATCCGGTACGCCGGGCCGTCGCCCATCCAGCAGCAATTCTCGAACGAGGATCTGAATTCGCGAATCGCGAACGCGCCGATCCGCAAGGTCGCGATCTCGAGCCTCGTGACGGGCCAGCAGCACACCGTCGTGCGCGGGCGCGTCGAGTCGTACATCAAGAAGCCCCACCTCATCCCGGAGGGCGCGCACCACAAGCACCACGGCGGCCCGATCGACCTCCCGATCGTCATGCTGTTCGACGGGAAGCGCTGGCTCTGGGACGGTCACCACCGCGTGATGGCGGAGACCCTCCTGGGGGCTCGGATGATCCGGGCACGCGTGGTCGACCTGGAGAAGTGAGCCAAACCCTTCCGGTTTTCAGATACCCTTAGACAACCTTGTCTAACGGCCGTAGGATTTAGGCATGACCAGCCGCCACTACTGCTTCGCAGCCTTCGCGCTCCTCGTCCTGGTGTTCTTCGGGTGCGCGGCTCCGCACCGCCCGCTGGCGACCCACTACCGGATCGAGATCGACCCGTCGTTCCCCGACTACGCGGTGCCGGCGATCGTCGACGCCGCCGAGTCCTGGAAGGTCGCCGCCCCGGGGCTGACGCTCGACGTCGTGATCTCGCAGTGCAGCCTGGAGCCGGAGGCGATCTGCGTCGCGCCCGTCGTCGCCATGACGGCTCATCCCGGCAAGGTCGGCTGGACGGATGAATATCCGGCGGCCGACGACGCCACCATCACGGTGCTGCCGACGCACGCGAACGTCGAGATGACGAAGATCGTCGCGCACGAGTTCGGCCACGCGATGGGGCTGAGCCACGACGTCCCGGGAACCGTCATGTGCGAGGACGTCAACTGCGCGGCCAACAAGGTGACGTGCGGCGACGTCGCGCAGTTCTGGAGGGTCCGGGGCGGCCCGGCGGCGTTCGCTCACGCGTGCGGCGTGGCGCCGACGAATCCGTGAGGTAGGCTTCACGACATGAGGGCCCGCGCAGCACTGGTGTTCGTCGTCGCTCTGGCGGCATGCCGTTCGGCGGACGTTCCGCAAGCGCGCGGGCGCGCTTGCGGTGGAGACGTCGACTGCGCCCTCGACGGCAGTCAGGTCTGCCGGTTCCCGGCCGCCAACACGCGCGCGGTGTGCGTTCCCGCCAACGGGCGGGCGCCCGACTGGATGCCGGACCCTCTGTGAACGCGGGGTGGCTGGCGCTCCTGCTGGTCTCCTGCGCGGCCCTGCCGCACTCCGCCACTCCGCTCCCCCAAGCCACCGAACCGACGCTCGACGTCGCGGTCTGGCTGGACTCGCGATTCAATCCCGCCGAGAACGCGGCCGCCCGCGCTGCGCTCGAGGAGTGGAACGACGCGCTGGGCGGCTACGCGCACTTCTTCGTCGAGAGCGACAAGCTGGACCACCCGTCGGCCGACCCGATCGTCATCTCGTCTGCCATCATCCGACTCGGCCCGACCGTCACGATCGACCGGGAGCCGGACGACTGCGCGGTCTGCTCCTGGCACGTGAAGTATCTGGCGTGGATGCCCCACGTGTTCGACCGCGACATCCACATCATCTCGTCCCGCATCGAGCGCGACCACGACGACTTCCGCGGGATCGTCGAGCACGAGATCGGGCACTTCCTGGGGCTGAAGCACGTCGAGACGCCCGCCCAGCTGATGTCGGACCACATCGAGATCCAGTGCATGTGCGTCGACGAGGACACGCTGAGGCGCGTCGCGAAGCTCCATCGCTGGAACTTCGACCACATGCGGCCGGGCTGCCGATGAGTGGCTGGAACTCGAGTTCCAGCTAGGGTCTTGAGGATGTTCCCTCTCGCCACCGCCACGCCCGCGTCGAACGCCGCGAACTCGAAGAACGCCAAGCAGGCCAGCACGGCGGCGGAGAAGATGAGCGGCGCGACCTCGGAGGACGACCACGAGTCGCACGACCGCGCCGCGTCCGCCCACTACGACGCCGCGAGCGCGAACCGGCAGGCGGGCAATCAGACGGCGGCGGACCGCCACATGGCGCAGGCGAAGGTGCACGGCGAGAAGGCGCAGTTCGGCCGTCAGGCCAAGAGCTTCGCGGACGACATGTCGCGATCGGCCGAGCAGCTGAGCGCCAAGGCGGAGAAGTCGCAGTTCGGCAAGGACGACGAGGATCCGCGCTCCGAGAAGGAGCTCCACGCCGACGCCGCTCAGGCGCACGACCGGGCCGCGAAGGCACACGAGCTCGCGGCACCGGGCGGCAGAGAAGCCGCATACCACGCCGCGAAGGCGGAGAAGCACGGATCGATCGGGAAGAACGGGCCGCCCCCGACCGCGTGAGCGGCATCCCACGGTCGTGAGACGAGACGGCGAGGTCGCGGAGAAGCGCGCGAACTACCGCCGCGGGTTCTGCATCTGGTGCGGCGAGAAGGTTGCGCCGCCGCGCCGCACGTACTGCTCGAAGGAGTGCGTCCACGAGTGGTACCTGCGGACCAGCCAGTCGTACGTCCGCACGCTGGTGAAGCGCCGCGACGGGGGGATCTGCGCCGACTGCGGGCGAGACTGCGTGGCGCTCCACCGCGACCTCGAGATGGTGGCGGCTCGGAGCGCGGGGGAGTTCGTCGACCGCTGCGTCAGCTTGAAGATCGAGAAGCGCGTGCCTCAGTGGCACTTGTGGATCGCGCTGGCGCGCTGCGAGTCGCTGGACCAGGAGCACGGGAGGGAAGCAGATCGATCGAAGAACTCTCTGAGGCTCGACCTGTCGGGGCGCGGCTCGACGTTCGTCAGAAGCCTCTGGGATGCCGACCACACGACCAGCCTGGAGGAGGGCGGGTCACATCAGATCGTGAATCTCCAGACGCTCTGCTGGGCTTGTCACAAGGCCAAGACGGCGCTGCATGCTGCCCGGCGTGCGGCGCGCAGGAGGGCGAAGTGACGCCGCGGAAGATCACGCGCTGCCGTCACTGCGGGTATTTCCGCGACGTCGTGTCGGTCGCGAAGGTACTGCCGGAACTCTGCCAAGGGTGCGCGCAGACGCTGAGGAGGATCAGAGAGCGAACAACCGCCAAGGAATTAGCCGACGCAATGGCGCGCGTGGTTTTCACCGACCAAGCGGCAAAGGTGCTCGAGGAGCTGTTCCACGATCGGTACGTTCCCAATCTGAGCCGGAGGACACCTGATGAGACTCGTCTACCTTGAGTCGCCGCTGGCCGGCGACGTGCCGCGAAACGTCGCGTACGCGCGCGCCTGCATGCTCGACTGCCTGAAGCGCGGCGAAGCTCCGTTCGTCAGCCACCTGCTGTACACGCAGTGCTTGGACGACCTGAAGCCCGAGGAGCGGAGTCTCGGCATGGAGGCTGGGTTCTGCTGGAGCGAGAAGGCGGAGTTGTCGGTCTTCTACATCGACTTCGGAATGAGCGGCGGGATGCGGGTGGGGATGGAGCGCGCCCAGAAGGCGTGCCGCCCGATCTCGCTGCGAGTCCTTCCGCGAGACGATCCCTTCTGGGATTCATCCGCGTCCTGGTCGGTGACGTGATGAGCGCGCTGGATGTTCTTTCCTGGTCGGCGTGCTTCCTGCTTCTCGTGGGACTCGAGCTCATCGGGCGGAAGAAAATATCGGGGTTCTTCGTCGCCTTCATCGCAGAGATCCTGTGGATCTGGTGGGCAGCGCGGACGGGCGCTCACGCGATGGTCGTCATGTCGGGTGTCATCTGCGTGATGTATCTGCGGGCAATCTGGAACTGGCGAAAGTCGTGAGCGCCGAGGGTCTGCTGGTCGGCGGGCTGCTGCGCGCCATACAGGACGCGACCGACAAGCGGTTCGACGCGCAGGCGTGCATGGATCTCGCCAAGGCGTCCGCGCACGCGCGCGATGCGCTCCGACGGATCTCGATCTCACGGCTGGAGGGCGCCGAGCCTCCCGATCCGCCGCCCTTCATCTCGCCGCATCTGACGGCAGCCGAGCGGGTCTTCGTCGATGGGGTGAGTGCGGGTTTGGTGCGAAAGGGCGTGCGGCTTGTGAACGTCCAGTGCGCCTACGGGGAGCTGTTTCTAACGGGACTTCAGCCGGACGGCACCCTGCGGGTCTCGCGCCTGCGTCTGATCGACGCTCATTGGGCGTCGCAGGACGGGATCGTCCAGTCGCGCTCCGACATCGTCCGGAAGCTCTCGCGGATGAGACGTGCCCCATTGACGCCGGCGATTCCTCCGGGAGAGCATCTCGGGAATGCGAAGCCTGACGCTCTCCCAGAGGATGCCGATTGCCGAGACGGACGAGGGGGACGGCCCCGCCCCAAGCATCGAACGACCACGAACCCGCGCCGACTGTAAAGACGGACCGCGCCCCTGCCCGTGGGTGGGGTGCCGGCATCACCTCTACCTCGACATCAGCGGGCGCGGCTCGCTCAAGCTGAACTTTCCCGAGAAGGACTTCGACGAGATCGCCGAGACGTGCAGCATCGACGTGGCGGACCGGGGCGAGCACACGCTGGAGCAGATCGGCGACCTGATGAACGTCACGCGCGAGCGCGCCCGCCAGCTTGAGGCTCGCGGCCTGGTGTCGATGAGGAGCGCCGCCGCGCTCGACTACGTGCCGGACTCGGATCGGGCGGCCGCCGAGGAGTTCGTCGAGATGATGTCGAGCGAGATCGACTTCTTCGGCGAGGGACCGTCGACGCCGTAGCATCCGGAGATGCTCGCGCAGGTCACCGCCACGCCCGTCGACGAGATCGTCCATCAGCTCGAGGTCGCGCTGACGGCGGCGCGCGCGGGAGTTATCCGAAGCCTCGTGATGGTGTTCGAACACCGCGACCCCTGCGAGACCGACTACTCGGTGGCGTGGGAGGACGGCGCGCCGCTTCAGATGCTGCTGGGCGAGCTCGAACGCGTGAAGCTCGTCCTGCTGCTGAAGATGATCGAGCAGTCGGGCGCGAAGGAAGGCGAGCCGGGCAGCACGGGCTGACGCGGCATCCGGTTCGTCATGGGCCGAAAAGCAAAGCCGCCGGAAGCCGTCAACGAAGCACCGACCCGACCTGGAACTCGAGTTCCAGGAACGATTCCCTGCTGGGCGCGGGGCATCGAAGACGCGCGCCCGCTGGCGCCCGGGATGGAGCTCCTCTATCCCGAGACACAGTCGAGCCGACCCGTCGAGATCCATCTGCTGGCGCCGCCGGCGGAAGATGGCGTCTATCGCTATCTCTGCGGGACGGTGGAGAGGCACGACGAGCTTCAAGTCGTCGCTCCGCTGGATCATCCTGCCATGTGCGGACCCTGCGCGGCGAAGCGGACCGGACCGACGAAATCATTCTTGGTGGTGAGCCGATGAACTTCTTCGCCCGCGTCTGGGCGGCCCTGATGGGACGGCAGACCCCCGAGGAGCTCCGCGCGCTGGAGATCGCCGACCTGCACAAGAAGGCGCAGCGCCGGACCCGCGACGCCGCAGACCGCCTGCTGGGGGCGGTCGTGGTGCGGGCCGACTGGCGGCCGGGCGAGTACGCGTGGAGCCGCAAGGGCGTGTCGGTCGCGCTCCCGGTCGAGGAGTGGCTGGCGTTCGCGCGCGACGTTCTGGGCGAGGACCACCCCGTCACGGAGCGGATCCGGCTGAAAGCCGCCCTGGTCGAGCCCCTCGTCCAATAGTCCTGGACAAGCTTGTCCACGTCCGCTAGGCTTTAGTCATGAAGAAGACGGCAGCGACAGTCGGGCTCGCGAACATCGTCCGCGGCGACTTGCCCGGGCACGCGCTCATCCAGTTCCCGTCGGGACGCTGGGGATTCGCTGGCAAGGTCGATTCTCGGCTCGCGCATGTGATGAAGGACGGGACCGAAGTGACGCCCGCGGCAGCCAAGATCGCCCGCGAGTTCGGCCCTGCTCTTGCCGGGGTCAAGACGCGCACCTGGGACACCTCAGACGCTGCGATCGAAGCGGCCGCCAGCATCGGGATTGCGGTGTCGACGTGAGCCACCGCCAGATCCTCCCGCCCCCTTCGAACCCCCCGATCCGCCCGCGCGTCTCGCGCCACCGCGCCTTCATCGTCGAGGAGACGGTGTCGATCAGCCGGCAGGACCCCCGGGTCGACCCGGTGGAGGAGAAGCCCGCGACCGTCCGCCCGGGTCGGCGGCCGTGATGAACCGCTGCAGCTCCGAGAATTCGCGGGGCGAGCTCGCAGCCGGGTTTCTCTGGTCCGAGGGGAGACGCATCTGCCCGATGTGTCGCCACCACGCCGAGGCGTGCATCCGCGAATATGCGGAGAAGCTCGGAGAGACCTGCTGGGAGTTCGTCGCGGAACCCGATTCCGGCTCCGCAGGGGGGCCGGCGACGTGTCGGGAGGGCAGACCCGCGGCTCCCGGGCCGGCCGATCGTCCGGACGCGTCTCTGCCCGTCCAGGGGCCGTCCGGACGCCTCCTCGCCCAGGTCGCCTGGGTGTTCCTCCGGGAGGCCGACCAGCAGGCGCCCGGCCCCGAGAACAACCGCCTGCATGCGATCGCCCAGCGTCTCTTCTACCGGGCGGCCGAACTGGGCCAGACCGCGACCGGACTCGACTACGTGTTCGGCGACGACGTGTAGGCAAACCGGATACAAATCTAAAGTCTGGGTTTACTTTCGTGCTAGACAAGCTTGTCTAACGGCCGTACCTTCTAGTCATGAGCAAAACAGATTGGAACTCCCCGATGTTCTCCGGCCGCGATTCGGCAACTCGCGCGCGGATCCGCGCCGACCGGGCTTCCGCGTCGGAAGTCACTGCGCTGATGGACGCGATTCTCCCTCCCGAGTCGGATCTCGACCGGAAGATCTCGGCGTTGATCGGACGCGTCGCGACGGGCGACTGCACGCCTTCGCGCCGCCGCTAGTTCGCTCCTCGCGTTCCGGATCTCCCCGCGGGGTCCGGTGCGCGGCGAACGAGCCGCAGAAAGCAGCCAGCCATGAACGCCACCACGATGCATGAGCCGACCTCCAGCGAGGCGTCTCGCTACCGCACGATTCTCGACCGGAAAATCTCCGAGGGTGCGAAGCGCGCCGCCTCCGTGATCGAGACCATCCACCAGAACGCCCCGACGGACGCGATCGTCCCGACGTCGCGCGTCCGCTTCTCCTTCCAGGCGTCGCCGCAAAGCGCGGTCGGCAACGGCCTGCTGGTGGGCTGGGACGGACTCGAAACCTTCAGGACGTCCGACCACGCGCTCGCGCAGGTCGCGGAGCGGGCAGGCGCGCCCACCGCGTACATCCGCCAGCTCGCCTCCGGGATCGCGGAGCACGAGAACCCCTTCTGGTCGCGCGCGCTCGCGGCCGACATCCTCAACACCAGCTACGCGAACCTCCCCCGCGAGCGCGTCCTGGCGCGCCGGGTGGGGGGCCAGCTGCGCGGCTGGCTGTCGGACCGCTACCGCCGCCTGGACTCGCGGCCGCTCGTCGACGCGCTCGCGCAGGCATCCCAGGAGCTCGGCGCCATCCCGGTCGACGGAAGTGCGACCGAGACGCGCGTCGCCCTGAAGGTCATGATGCCGGAGATCATCGAGCCGGTGCCGGGCGAGTATCTGGTGCTCGGACTCGAGTGGAGCAACTCGGACTACGGGAACGGCACGCACGGCGTCCGGGAGTTCGTGCTGCGGGTCGCCTGCCTGAACGGGATGACGCGCGAGAATCTGCTGCGCCAGATCCACCTCGGCGGCCGCCTGGGTGACTCGATCGAGTACAGCGACCGCACGCTCCGCCTCGACACCGCGGCGTCCGTCTCGGCGCTGCGCGACACCGTCCGGGGCGCTCTCGGGCCCGCGGCGCGCTCGAAGCTGGCGGACCGCATCCGCGCCGCCAGCGACCAGGAGGCGAGCAGCGCGATGGTGCGGGGCGCCCTGAAGGGGTTCCCGAAGGAGACGGCGAAGCTCGCCGCCGACGCGTTCGACAGCGAGGACGTGCTGAACCTGCCGGCCGGCAAGACGGCCTGGCGGGCGTCGAACGCGATCAGCTGGATCGCGAAGAACTGCGAGGACGCCGAGCGGCGCCTCGACCTCGAGCGCGCGGCCGGTTCGGTCGTCTCCTGAGGCTCCCCGGGGGCTTGGAACTCGAGTTCCAAGCCCCGTCGGAGTCCGCCCATCTCTCCTGGCCAACGTTGTCCGCGCCGCATCTGGCTGGCGTGGCGCGGACGTGGGGAGGCGGGCGGACTCCGGCGACACCGCCGGGAAGGAGACGACCGATGAACCCCACACTGCAGACCACCATGGTCGCGTTCGCCGCCGGGACGCCCATCCACACGCGACTCGCGGCGATCGCCGCCCGTCATCAGATACGCGACTGGGAGCTGCTGACGTTCTGCGAGTTCGCCGCCGCGGTCGCGAGCCGCACGCCGAGCGTCCCTTGTACGTAGTCCACGGCGCGAAGGGGACGCAGCGGATCCGCCTGCCGCGTGCGTGGCCGACCGTCTTCAACACCGTCTGGAAGCTCCGCCAGCTGGGCTGGCGGGTGGTGGTGCGGCGCGCCTAGCCGATGGCGGCGCGCACGCGCTCGATCCCGACGACCGACACGGAGTCGAGCCCGTACTCGCGGTGATACGCGACCGCCTTCAGGGCGCGTCCCGACCGATAGCCGGAGTGGTGATGCCAGGCGTCCCGTCCGGCGAGTGTGCGGTGCGTGTCGACCACGCAGCCGCGCAGCTCCTTCTGGGTCCAGTGGTGGATGTGGCCGGTGTTCCAGTAGCGGAACCGCGCCGCCCCCCACATCCGGGGCTCGTCGGTCGCCATTATTTCGCCGAGGTCGTCGAGCTTCGCGCCGTCTCCGTGCGCCCAGCCGAGCAGCACGCGTCCGAACGTGTCGTACTGGTAGGGGTTGAAACCGTCCTCCACCGTCACGCGCGGCTCGTTCGCGTACGCGGCCCTGATGTACTCGGGCAGCCAGAAGGACGAGTGTGGATCGTGATTGCCCGGGATGGAGCGGACCCTCACACGCGCGTGCTTCGACAGCGCGGTGTCGACGAGCGTCCGGAACAGGTTCAGGCCGACGCGCCCCACCTTGCCGGCCCGGCCGTCGACGTCCAGCTTGTTCCCACTCTTGGGCGTCCGCTGGTCGTCGTCCTGGGCGTGCCAGAAGTCCCCGAGGTTCACGACGATCGCCTCCGCGGCGGCGGGTGAGCGCGCGACGAGCTGCCGCATGCACTCGCAGAGCTCGCGCTCCGCTATCCGCAGGTCGAAGTGCTCTCCCACCTCGTTCGCCCACGCCAGCATGCCGATGTGCGGGTCGCCCAGCGGATATGCGACCAGCAGATCCTCATCCGCGTGCGCGGGCGCGTCGACGGGCGGCGCGGGACGGACGTACTCGGCGACGTGCTGCGAGACGGCGGTCTTGACGTCCTCCCACTGAGCAACGGTGTCGCGCTTGTAGGAACTCCACTGCACGGACGTCGTGCCGTCGCCGCGCCGCATCACGGACGTGCGGTCGAGCAGGAACGAATCGGGAACCGGATCGGACGGTTCGTCGGCGCCCGCGACGCGCGTCTTGCTCCACTCGGCAGAAGTCGCGCCGCTGTCGTCGGTGAGGCGCGAGACGCCCGCGAGCTCGTGGCCGTCGGGGATGTAGTGCGGGCGCTCCGTCGGGCCGCGGTCCGGTCTCGGCACGTATCCGGTCGGGGGCGGATCGGTGTCGTGAATGGGCGGCGGTGCCGGGATGGTGCCACCGACACGCTTCGCCCGGCGCTTCTGGATCTCCGCTTCGATGCTGGCCAGCCCCAGACGCTGCAGACGCTTCTGGATCGCATTCGCGCTCCGCCCGACGTAGCTCACGACTTGCTCGATCGTCGCGTATTCGCTCAGCGCTTCCTGGAGGTTCAGGTCGTCTTCGGGCGTCCAGCGATACGAGTCGGTCATTCGAACCTCGGGGGCTTAGGGAACTTCAGCCAGCCGTTCCGCACCAGGACGTCGAACAGCGGGCCTTCGATCAGGCAGATGATGTGCTCTTCGCGGTCGGACAGAACCGCCTCGTCTTTCGCGCCGAACACCTTCAGCCGCAGGTCGACGCCGATCGTCTCGAGGCATCGGTGGAACGTCTCGTGAAACAGCCGCTGCTTCTGGATCGACTCCTCGGCGACGCCGATGTCGATCTCGTTCTTCTTGCGGTCGAACGACGCGTCGCACTCGTTCCCGTCGTCGTCGGTGGGAGTGGGGTGGACGAAGACGGGCGTCACGCCGCCGTGCGTCTCCATCTTGGTCCAGAGCCGCCGCCTGCGTCGCCGGGGGTTTGCCACGCCCGGAGTATGCCGCCCGACGCGTGAATGCTGCACGTCTCGGGGGGTAATTGTGGGCGATCCCGGCGGCGAGTAGCCTCAGCGGGGCGATGAGTAAATCAGACGGCCTCGAGAACTCCTGGCTGCTGCTTTATTTCACCGCAACGGCGATCGCGAACATCGCCGACAACGCAGCGAGCGTGCCCGCGACGAACATCTTCATCTCGCTCCACACGGCAGATCCCGGCGAGGGCGGCAATCAGACGTCGAACGAGTGCGCCTACACGGGTTATGCCCGCATCGCGGTCGTGCGAACGAGCGGAGGCTGGACGGTCTCCGGGACGAACCCGACGCAGGCCGTCAATGCGGCGCTCGTTCAATTCGCGAAGTCGACCGGGGTCGCCGACAACACCAACGCCATCTACTTCGGCGTGGGCCGTTCGTCGTCGGGGGCGGGAACTCTCGACTATTCGGGCGTCCTCGGAACGGCGCTCGGCCCCGGAACAGCCGAGACGGACGACAACACCGTCACGATTCCCGGCCTGGCGGGCGTCGCGGTCGGCGACAAGATCATCTTCGTTCACTCGCCCAACGGTCTGACGCCGGGCGGGATCGTCGAAGGGACGACCTACTTCGCCAAGACGGTCGCGGGCGACGTGCTGACGCTCTCCGCCACGTCGGGAGGCGCGACGCTGACCGTCACGTCGGACGGTTCGGGATTCTGGTATCGGAGCTCGCCGCTTCAGATCACGCTCAACGTTCAGCCGCAGTTCGCGGCCGGCACGCTCGTCGTCACCGAGGACTGATGGCCGCGACAGACGGCACGCAGCTCAACTTGGGTCTCGCCGGAGATCTAGTCAGCGACGAGGACATGACGGGACTGCCGCGAGGCGTCGCTGACGTTCCGCAGCTGGGATCGGGCAACGCAAACTACAAGGTCGAGCGGACGAAGGTCGCCGTGGGCCGCTACGGACACGACGACGGAGACGCCGAACCGGACAGCCCGCTGTGGGTTGGAATGCGCCGGGAGCGTCTGGTGCTCGAAACAGAAATGCTCGCACGATTGGACGCAAACGCGATGAGCATGCAGCGCAGATGCTACGAACGCGTCGGCCTGAGCGATCGGCGCGGACGAACAGCGGAGAGAGGAAACGTCAGATGATTCTCGAAGGCATCTATCGTCGATTCCAGGCACTTCGTGCAGGGAAGGGCCCGATCGATCTGAGGCTCACGCACGCCGAGAGTCTGGCGATCTGTCAGGTGGAGCCGATCGGCTTCGAGATGGCGCGCGCAGGACGGCGATTCGCCCTCGGCTACTCGGCTGCCGTCACCGGGATCGCTCCCGTCCAGGCGCTTCCGACCACCGCCGCCCAGTGGGTGTGGTGGAACAACGATGCGACGAAGTCGCACATCGTTCAGACGCTGGGAGCTCAGGTTTTGAGCGGGACCCCGGGAGTCGCCGGTCAGCTTTTCGCTGCTCTGATTCAGGCACCCGCCACGGTTGGAACCGTCAGCAAGGCGGGACTGACCGTGGCGTCGAAGTCCAACGGAGGACTCACAAGCAAGGCAGTCTTCACGTCGGGCGTGACGGTGACGGCGCCAGCCGCACCGGCGTGGTTTTCTGTCGCGGAGAACCTGTCGCCCAACGTCGGGGCGTTCCCGGGATCGGGAATCATGGTCAACCGGATACTCGATGGACGGATCGTGATTCCGCCCGGTCAGGGTCTCGCGCTCGCCGTCGTCGCACTCGCCGGCACGACGCCGCTGTTTGGTCCGATCGCTGAGTGGGTCGAGTTGGAAACCGATCTCGAATAAAACGGGGTCATGCGTCTCGCGAAGATCGCGAACAACCTCAACCCGCAGCTGGCTTTCATTGCGGGCGTGAGCGCGTCTCTCGCTGCGGGGAGTGGGGCGCCGTCAGCGCAGGGCGCCGTCGTCGGCAGTTCGGACGGCGCCGCGACGTGCCTCTCGTCCGTGACGGGAGTCGGAGTGGAGTCAGGAGTCTCGGCGGCGGATTCTACCGCTCAATCGAGCGTCGTCGGCGTGGGTGGCGCGCCCGCGATCGCCGTCGGGAGCTCCCTGGATTCGGCGTCACCGCCGACCGGGCAGGGATCGGTGGTCGGATCGTCGGCGGGTGCTGCGGCAGGATCTGGAGTTGCTGCGGGTCTGGGCGGCGTCGCGGGATCTAGCGCGGGGGGAGATGCGCCGCGGGGTGACGTCACCGGCGTGTTCGCCGCCGGCGGCACGACGTCGGGGGATTCTGCTGCAGCGGGCGTTGTGATCGGCGTGGGAGGAGTCGCGGGCAAACCCGTGGGTGGATCAACTGCGTCGGCTTCCCTGGCGGGCCCAGCTGGGATGGCGGCGCGCGCGGATGCGAGTTCTACGGCGTCTTCGGCGGCTGCGGGAATCGGAAGCGTCGGTGGATATTCGTCGGGAATCGCGGCCCCGACCTCTTCCGTCGTGGGGGCGGGCGTGGAGAGCGGTTCGAGCGCAGGCGATGCTGCAGCGTCGGGTTCGGTCGCCGGGTTCGGCGCAGCAGCGGGCGTCTCCAACACGGTCGCGGCCGCCCGCGGCGTGATTGGGGGTCCCGCGTCTGCTCTCGCTGCGTCGTCGGGAGGAGCCGCAGCGCGCGCCAGTGCATCGGCAATCGGGGCGGTGGCGGGACGATCAGACGCCTTCGGCGCGGCGACTGCGCAGGTCATGTCTTCAGGGATTCTTTTCGGCGCCGGGGTGTCGGCCGGGATCTCCGTCGTGGCGGGGATCGTCGCCGGAACGGCATCCGGTTCCGGAATCTCGGGAGGTTCGTCGTCCGTCTTCAGTGCGCTGGTCGCGGCGGGCGTCGTCTCCGGCGCGTCGCGCAGTTCGTCTTCGGTGGGCGGCACCTTCAGCGCTGCGGGATACCTGGGGGGTGTCGTCGTCGGAGTCGCGGGCGGTTGCGGCATCATCGACCCCCCTCCGCTCGCCACACTTCTCGGCGCGGCCGCCGTCATCACGACGACGCGAACGGTCGTCGTCCGCTACGGAATTGCTCGACTGCGACGCCGATGAGATCCTCGACGTCATGTCGAACCCGCGCGACAACGTGTCGTTCTCGCTGACTCGAGCGACCGTCAACGCGGTCTCGACGAACCCGGATGCGGAAGTCGATCCCGCCGCGTCGACGAACCGCGACCGAGAAGTCGTGGTGAGGGTCTCGATCAAAAGTCTGAACCGATGAGCTCCTCGTTTCCGCCCGGCCCGTCGTCCGATCGCCCGTCGGATCGTCCGCTCTACACGGACGAAGAGCTGGTGCTCCAGCCCCACTATCAGCGCCGGACGATGTACGGAGGCGACACCTTCATCTTCGACATCCAGATCCAACGGCCGCCCGCCGGCAGTCCCCCCGGCACGCCTCCGCAGCCCGTGAATCTGACTGGATATTTCATCTGGTTTTCGGCGAAATACCACGCGGTCGATCCGGACAATCAGGCGGTGTCGTTTCTGACGACCGCATTGTCGGGCGGGATCGTCGTGACGGACGCGCTGAACGGCAAGGTGGAGATCACGATGCCTGCGATCGCCACGCGCAGCTTCCCGAGCGGCGTCACGCCTCTCATCACGACCGTCAAGGTCAAAGACACGTCGGGCAACGTCTTCACCGCAGAAGTGGCAGTGCTCGAGGTCTGGCCGTCCGGGGTCGCCGCCATCTCCTGAAGGTTGGAACTCGAGTTCCAGCCCGGTAGGGTTTCGGCATGGCGAACCTCACGCCCCTCCTCCAGCGAGGGATGGGGCACATTCCTGGCCCGTTCCCCGAGGGGACGCTGTCGACCAAGCACCTGTTCGGCGCACGCCGCGTCGGGCTGTCGGGCAACGTCGACCTGTCAGATTACGTCGACATGATTCGCGACCAGGGGCAGACGAGCCGCTGCGTCGGCGCCGCGAACGCGCGCACGCTGCACGTCGCGGCGCAGCGCCAGAAGTTCGGCGGTCCGAACCCGACTCAGATGCCGTATCCGAGCGAGCGCGGTCTCTACTCGCTGGCGCGCGCGGAGGAGAGCGTCACGGGCGACGAGGAGCTGATCGACGAGGGATCGGTGCCGGGTCTGCTGGTGACGGCGGTGCAGCGCGACATCGGGGTGCCGCTCGAGCGCGACTTCCCGGAGGACGACGCCAACATCAACGAGCGCGTGCCGGCCGAAGTGATCGCCGCCGCGCTGTCGATCAAGGTCAAGGCGATCCACCTGATCGACTCCGACGGGTTGAACCGCGTCGACGACGCCGTCCAGACGCTGCTCGAGGGGTTCGCCTTCACGATGGCGATTCCGGTCGGCCCTGAGTACGAGGGCTGCAACTCCGAGACGCCCGTCGAGGCGTGCGGCGCCCAGGTGTTCGGCGGCCACGACGTCGCGATCCTTGGCGTCAAGACCGTGAACGGACGGCGGTTCTTCAAGAACGCCGGATCGTGGGGCACCCGCTTCGGCTTCAACGGCTGGGTGTGGCTGGCCGAGTCGGTCCTGACGGACCCGCGCGCGCGAGACTTCATCGTCCCAACCGTCGTCACGGACTGGAGCTGATCCGATGCTGCGTCATTTCGTGTTCGCCGTCGTGCTGACCGCCCTCTCGTGCTGCGTTCCGCAGCCGGGCCCGGCCCCCATGCCACCGGACGCCACGGACGCGTCTCCGCCCGTCCTGGACGCCGCACCGCCCGACGACGACTCGTCCGATCCCGCCTCCCAGGCGTGCGCGCACCTGCGGGATCTCGGCTGCCCGCTCGGGTCAGCCGCGACGTGCGTCGCGGTCTTCTCGCTCGACCCAAAGTGGGGCATCACTCCCGCGTGCGTCCTGAGGGCTCGCGGTCCGGCAGAACTCGAAACCTGCCACGTCATCTGCAGGTGATCGGGTGCCGGGCCTGACGGGACTCGGTTCCTGGGTGGCAGACTCCAAGAGGCGAAAGTTCAGCCTTCCGATCGCGCACAAGCCCTACATGGTGCTGCCGCGCGGTGGAACCGGGCCGTTTTCGTGCGCCAATTGTGCATTCATCTTCAAGAAGGGTGATGAGCATCACTGCTCGAACCGTGATTATCAATCGTTCGCCGGCACGACTCTGCTGGTGGCGGAAGACGGGAAGACTCCGTTGGACGATCCGTCGCGCGCCTGCAGCGACTTCTTCCGGCCCGCGCGTTGACGACCGCGCGCCCGCGGGGTCTTCTGGACCGCGGAGGCGCTGACATGATGGGAGAGAAGACGGACCACGTCATCGTGTGGGATCCGAGCGGTGACTTCTGGCCGGGCGGGATCGTCACGTCGGAGGTCGCCGACTCGCTGCTGTCGGCCGGGGTCGTGATGCTGCCGGTCGAGCGCAACCTCATCGAGCAGTGCGCGATCGGCGGCTACTTCTTCCGGTCGTGGGGGGCGGGGGTTCCGCTTCCGCTGGGGGTTCCGCGGATGATCTGCCCGCTGGCGCTGTACGTGTCGCGAATCAACAACTCCAAGCCGGACGCGCCGACGCGTCTCAGCTGGGTGGCGCGGCTCGTCCAGGTGAATCCCTACGGGCAGCTGGTGAAGCCGAAGGGAACGATCCGGCTGGCGCCCGACACCGGGCAGACCGGGATGTTCGGCGGCGGCGTGTCGGCGAACGACAAGACGGCCGTCGATCTCGGGCTGCTTCAGGCCCCCGACGAGCACGGTGGCTGGACGGTGAGGGGCGAGGCGGGCGTGAACGTCGCGATCGACGCCATGCTGGGGCTCGGCCTTTATTGTTCGGGTGAGGGCGCGCGGATAGCCTGGGCGGCAGTCAGCCAGTCTCGCTGACGCGGAGGCTCTTCCGATGCGGTTTCCCCTGACGTTTCAGCGCCGAAAGGGCGGATCCGGATCGGTGCCGGTGATCGGCGGATCTCAGGACGCAGCTCCGGTTTCGACGCCGCCGAGCGCCAAGGCGGACAACATCCTGTTCTGCGGGCTGCGGGACGTGAACGGCTGGCCGATCCAGCGCATCGCGATCTGCTGGACGCTCGAGACCAACTCCTACACGCTCGCGGCGGCCGGGACCGCACCTCCCGCCGTCACCCTCTCGGGCACGACTTCCGGCAGGCCGGCGGTCACGATCGAGATCGACATCACGCTGACGGGCATCCGCGGAGTCGCGACGTTTCAGTGGCTGCTCAATGGCGTCGTCCAGCAGACCGGCCAGCTGACGGCCGCGACGTTCGCGCTCGGAACGACTGGCCTGACTGCCAACTTCCCGGCCGGCACCTACACGAACGACAACGTCTACACGTCGTCGCCGACGGTTCCGACTGCGTTCAACGTCGACGCGTACTTCTGGGAGGCCGCGACCGGCCGCTGGTACAAGATCAACGACACGGCGCTGTCGGTGAAGCCGAATCAGCTCTTCTTCTTCGACACCGTGACGATCGCCGCGCCGGCGCCGTCGAACTCCACCATCAATCAACCGGGGTCGCCCGCGCAGCCCGGTGGGATGGAGATCTTCATCGTCGTCACGGACCCGGGTGCCCAGGTGAACGGCACGTACTCGTTCGCGGTGGGCGGCGACCTGACGACTGTCGGGACGTGAGCCCCGCATGCCGTCCCCCAGCCAGTCTGGAGTGATCGACACGAACAGCATGGGCTCGGGTGGCTCGCTGATCGCGCCGTCGGCGTTCCGCGGCACCAGCTTCCTGTCGAGCCCGCGCTTCAAGGAGCTCGACCGCCGGCAGTCCTACTACGACTGCCAGCAGCACGACGGGAAGAAGTACGACTTCGACGGGCGCATCATCGACCTTCAGGGGCCGGGCGCCATGTCGACCCAGCGGCTGCTGAACTCCGACGTCGCCCCCTACTACGTGCCGCTCCGCGCGCGCCGCCCCAGCGCGCCCGCGCGGCTGGCGCGCGTCATCACGAACGCCTTCACCAACATGGTGTTCGGCGCCCAGCGGTTTCCCGAGCTGAAGGTCGAGGGGGATCCGGACACGCAGGACTTCGACGCCGCGATCGCGAAGGCCACCAGCCTGTCGACGAAGATGATCCGCGCCCGGACGATCGGCGGGTCGGTCGGCACGGTCGGGATGTCGTGGTGCTTCGATCGCAAGGGGCGGCCCCGCATCGAGACCCACAACGGCAAATACCTGTTCGTCCACGACTGGGAGGACCGCGAGGAGCTGGTCCCGAAGTGGGTGACGGAAGTCTACCTGACGGCGCGCCCCGAGTGGGACGGCAGCCGGAAGAAGTTCGTCATCAACTGGTACTGGCACCGGCGCGACTGGGACGCCCGCAACGACATCCTCTTCAAGGAGTGCCTCTACAAGGCAGGCGAGGAGCCGATCTGGATGCCGGATCCGCTCAACTCCGTCACGCACGACGACGGGTTCTGCCACATGACGTGGATCCAGAACCTGCCGACCGAAGACCTCGACGGGCTGCCGGACTTCGACGGGCTGTTCGACCTGTTCGACTCCATCGACATCCTGAACAGCGTCGTCGTCAAGGGGGCGATCCTCAATCTCGACCCGACGCTGGTGCTGAAGATCGACCGCGACATCGCGGGCTCGATGGGGGTCAAGACCGGCAGCGACGACGCGCTCATAGTGGGCGAGGAGGGCGGGGCCGAATACCTGGAGCTGACCGGCACGTCGCTCGAGTCGGGCATCAAGCTGCTGAACGAGCAGCGCCGCAACGCGCTCGAGACCGCGCAGTGCATCGTGCCGGATCCGGCCGACATCGCCGCCCAGGGGATCTCGAGCGTCGCCCTGAAGGGCATCTTCGGCCCGATGATCGGCAAGTGCGAGACGCTGCGCGACCAGTACGGCAAGGGGATGAAGCGCGTGCTGGACCAGATGACGGACGTCGCGCGAGCGAAGCTCGGCCAGAAGACGATCATCTACGTCAAGAACGACGCGGGCGAGCCGGAGGCTCAGGAGGTCGAGTTCTTCATCGACCTGCCGGCGAAGGTGGTGGAGACGCCGCAGCAGAGTCCCGACGGTCAGCCGGTCGTCGAGGAGGACACCGGCAAGCCGGTGGTCGACACCCAGAAGGTCGAGCTCAAGCCCGGCGACGGCGGCGAGCTGGAGCTCGTGTGGCCCGAGTACTTCCCGGCGACTCCCGCCGATCAGGCGGCAGTCGTGACGACGCTCGGCACTGCCGCGGGCGGCAAGCCGATCATCAGCCAGCAGACCGCGGTCGAGAAGACGGCGGCCGTCTACGGGGTCGAGCCCGCCGAGGAGTGGGCGCGCGTCCAGAAGGGCAACGCCGAAGACAAGGCGGCCGCTGCCGAGAACGCGAAGGCGATGGGGACAGACGGAGACTTCGCGGGCGGGAAACCTGGGGCGGACGGCATGCCGGAAGGCGCCAAGCCGAAGCCGCTCGCCGCGCCGAAGTTCGGCGGCTCCAAGGCACCGTTCGGCGGCAAGCAGGACGACGACGCGGGCGGAGACGACGACGGGGGGAAGTGACGCGTGGCCGCGACACCGCGCGACGTTCTGGCGTCTGACCACCGCGACTCGCTCGAGATGCTCAAGCAGCTCGGCGCCGTCAGGACGCGGAAGATCCTGGCGCGCGCGCAGCGCGACCTGGAGCGGCGACTCGACCAGGCGGTGAGGGCACCCGGCGCCCAGTCCTACACGGCGGCGAACCTCAGGACGGCCCTCACGCAAGTCAGGGAGGCGACGCGCATCGTCCAGAAGGGGATGAGGGGTGTGCTGCTGGACGGGGCCGGCTACGCGGCCGAGCGGTCGGTCGAGAACCTGTCGCGCTACCTGCACGCGGCGAATCAGCAGTTCAGCGGGGTGTCGCGTCCTCTCGCGCTCGACACCGCCGCGATGGTGGACGAGGCAAGCTCGGGCGCGCGCGCGACGGTGCTGCGTCGCCTGGCGTCATCCGGCACGCAGGTTCCGGGCGCGGAGCCGGATCCCCACCCCGCGCGCGCCGGCATCATGGAGCGCTACGGGCTGGCGACGATCGGACACTTCGAGCAGATACTTCAGCGCGGGCTGATCGCGCGCGCGCCGTGGGAGGACGTAAAGGACGAGATGACGGGTGCGAGCTCCTTCCTCCAGGGAGCACCCCGCTTCTGGAGCGAGCGGATCGTCAGGACCGAGACGGCCGGCATCTACAACCGCGCCGGCTGGGAGGCGATCCGCACCGCCGACGACGAGCTGGGCGACATGCTGAAGATCCTGTCGGCGACGTTCGACGATCGGACCGCCAGCGACTCGTATGCGGTCCACGGGCAGATCCGCAAGCCCGAGCAGGCGTTCGAGTCGTGGTACGGGCTGTACCAACATCCGCCCAACCGACCCAACGACCGCGAGGTGGTGGTGCCGCACAGGATGTCGTGGCCGATCCCTCCCTACCTGAAGTGGATGACCGCCGAGCAGATCGCCGCGCGGTGGCGCCACGAGGGACGCAAGGGGAAGGTGCCGCCCCGCCCGATGATGACGACCGTCCCGCTGGACCAGATCGGCAGGGGGAAGAAGTGAGGGTTGGAACTCGAGTTCCAACTTGATTCTTTGCGGGCCCCGCCCACCGCCGCTAGGGTTTTGCTCATGGCAACGTTCATCCTCATGAACACGGTGCGGCTGAAGGGGGCGAGCGGACCGATCGTTCTGACTGCCGGACGCACGATCGACGACGCGAAGACCCCCACCGCCCCCATCACGGCGGCCGGCGGAGTTCTCGCCGCGACGGCCGACACGTCGGTCGCTGCAGCCGCGGTTCTCGCCGTCAAGATGAAGAAGGGCGGCCGCGACTACTGGGAGATGAACGACGTCATGCTGGCGGCGGGGCTGAAGCAGCTCGGCCTGACCTGAGAGGCTCCCCGTGAGCACTCCGTTCAAGAACATGAAGGGCGGCAGCGCCCCGGCGGGATTCGAAGGCGGCGCCAAGCAGGCACCGCGACCCCGCCACAACGCCGCCGAGACGGCGAAGCACGCGCAGGACGAGGGCGAGACCCTGGTCGAGGCGGCCGCCGAGGAGATGGTGCCGGACTACGAGGTGTCGAGTGCGACGCCGCACGAGGCCGGGCAGTCTCACGGCGAGGGTCACGCTCAGCGTCCGACGTACGAGCGATCAAACCCGTGGCCGGACGCGAAGCCGGTCGCGCACAAGCCCTTCAAGGTCTGAGGCTCTGCTTCTTTGCCGGGCCGCGCGCGGCGCGCTACGGATTTCTGGAGAGCAAGGAGACGACCATGGGTGACGGCAAGAGCAATCCCTTCGGCAGCGGCAAGAGCGGAGCCGACGGCAACAAGTCGGGCGGAAGCTCGGCCGGCATGTCGGGTCACCGCGGTCCCGAGCGCTCGCAGAAGATGGGCGAGAGCACCACCGGGCAGTTCGACGGCGACCGTCCCCCGACGGGCGACAAGTACCTGAAGGTCGACCCCCCGACGGACCGCAAGGGTCTGGTGGGGCAGAAGGCGGACGACAAGGGCGGGATGAAGCACAAGCCCTTCAAGCTCGGTGGAAAAGGTCCGTCGATGGGCGGCGAGAACTCCGACTCTGATCTCGAAGGCGGAGTCGGCGATCTCCGCGACGAGCCGACGCCCGACGAAGGGTTCTGACCGCCGTGCCGGGGCTGACGCTCGAAGCGAACCTGACGGAGACGCCCCCGAGCAGCTCCGACAGTCCCTTTCCGTCCGCCACGACGACGATCCCGTTCGGCCTCAGCACGGCGCCGCAGCCCAAGCAGGTTCAGGCATCGACGGGGCGGACGCTCCGCACCCTCAACTCGCCGTCTGCGTTCGTCACGCTCGACAACATCGGCACGGGACTCGACGTCACGCAGGCGTCGACGTTCTACATGCGGGTCCGCAGCGGCGGCTTTCAGGTGCGGCTCACGTACGCGAATCCGCTGGGCGGATCGATCATCGCCATCACGCCGCTGGCGGGCGTGATGCTGATCGAGCCCGACGCCGGCGGTGGGTTCTTCATCACGAAGGTCGAACTTCAGGGATCCGGCCAGTACGAGCTGTATGCGTCCGGGTCGCTGTGACGTCGCAGTAAATTGGCACCGCGCGGGCGCGACCCTAGCATCCGCTGAAGACACTCCAAGGAGATACCGATGGCCCTGAATCCGCTCCCGACCGCAAACACGCTCAAGCAGCGACTCGACGCCGCTGACCTGAACACGCTCGCGGACGCGATGCGGGTTCTGGGATTCGGCACGGTTCTGCGTCAGATGGTCGGCGTCCTCAGGCGTCAGAACCCGTTCGCGCAGCCCGCGAGCCCGTACGATCTCGCGACCCTCAAGGTCATCCAGCTTCCGGACGACGCGAAGGCGATGAGCATCGACCCCGGTGCGGCCGCACCCGCGTACGTTCGCACCCAGGACGCTTCGGCGTCGACCGGAGCAGCGGGCGTCTACACCTACAAGACGCCGGCCGGAACGACTGCGACGACCGGCACGGTCGGCATCACGCCCGCCGGCAACATCGCGTTCCTCGCGACCGACGCCCCGAACGACGTCGACCTCGAGTACAACGTCTTCGTCGGCGACATGGTGGAGCTCACCCTCAACGCGGTCGCCGGCACTGGCGTCTGCGCGCTTCCGGCCAGCGTGGTCGGGGCAGGCCCCGGCAAGGGCGCGGGACCCGGCGTGCTGTTCATGTCGGAAGCTGAGATTCTGGTCGGCACGGCGGTCGGCAAGAAGATCGTTCTCGTTCCCGCGGCGGGCGCACCCGCGGCAGGAAACGCACGGCTCGACGTCGCGAAGCTCAACGTCCAGTTCGCAGTGGCGGACGGCGCGACAAGCGTGCGGGTGAAGCTGATGACCTGCAGCAAGATCGACGTGAACGCGCTGCTCGAGGCTGCGTCGCCCGTCCTCTGATTCTGTCGACTCTGACCCCGCGGCGCCTCGCAGAAATGCCAGGCGCCGCTTTTCATTTGGGGTGCCTCCGTGAGACATTCGCGGTTCGAGGAGGCCACCAACATGACGACTGCTGCTGCCGCGACTGAAGGCAAACCGGGCGAAGTCCCGGCCGCCGAACCCCCCAAGCCCGCCGCCGAACCCCCCAAGCCGCCCGCAGTGGTGGCCCCGGTGGTGCCGGCCGCCGAACCCCCCAAACCCGCCGCGCAGGAAGCGCCCGTGGAGCTCGCCGACGACGCCGAGCCGAAGCCCGGCCAGCGCATCTCGATGACGAGCGAGGCGATGCGCAAGCGCATCGAGCGCGGCACGAAGGCGAGCCTGAAGGAGGAGTTCGGGACCGACGATCCGAAGGTGCTGAAGGACAAGCTCGCGCGGCTCGACAAATTCGAAGCCGACGCCGAGGCGTCCCGTCAGGCGCAGCTCACCAAGGAGCAGAAGCTCGAAGAGAAGGCGACGGCCGCCGAGCAGCGCGCCACCGCGGCCGAGCAGCGCGCCCTCGAGGTCGAAGAGCAGCACGAGGTCAGCCAGGCCGACACGGCGCTGCGCGACAGCCTGAAGGACACCATCAAGCCGAAGTACTGGCGCCACGTGCGCGAGGACCTGGCGACCTGGCTGTCGGAGAATCACGACCCCGAGAAGCTCGACGCCATGAACGACTCGGATCGCGAGAAGATCGTGACCGACTGGGCGGCTGCGTACGCGAAGGAGAACCCCGAGTTCGCCGTCACGGCCGCGATTCCCGTGCCAGAACCGAAGCCCGCGGTGGCTGCGAAGGTGCCGCTGACGAACGGCGTGACGAACCCCCAGGGGCGCGGCGCGAATGCCAAGCCGACGCCCGTCGCGATCGCCACCGGGAAGTTCGCCGGCAAGACGGCGGCTCCCGGGCATCCGAACTCGATGAGTCCTGCCGAATTCGCCGAGTGGAAGCGCGCCACCGGCAACAACTTCTGACGGCCACACCTCGCCGTCAGCAGGGGCGCACCGGAGAGATCTGGTGCGCCCTTTTTATTTTCGTCGATCAGGATCTTTGCGCGCCCTCTGACGCTCTCTGATTCTGGGCGGGACGAGACACCCACAAGGCCAGTGAGCCGAAAGCCCAGCACCTCGAACACGCGCACGCCGGCGGTCAACAGGCGGATCCTTCGGGGGGTCGGGCAGCAAGCACCAGCAGGCAGGCGTCTCCAAGCGAAGTTTTCGACGAAACCCCGGAGGATCGACCGATGTCCGTTCTGCTGCTCGTGCCGCCCGCGATTCAGGAGCTGAATCAGCAAGGAGCGATCGAACGCGCCTTCCACGACGCGCTGTTCCCCAACCTGGCGTTCCGCGCCGAAGCGATGGCCGAAGAGTGGCCCGCCAACACCGGCCAAGAGATCTTCCAGAGCCGCCCCGGGCTGATCCCCCCGAAGACGACCCCGCTCGTCCCCGGACAGGATCCGGTCCCGAGCGTCGTCCCCTACGAGCAGTGGAAGGCCGTGCTGGCCCAGTTCGGCGACGCAGTCGACACCCACATGCCGACCGCCATCACGAGCAACGCGAACTTGTTCCTCAGGAACATCCAGCAGCTCGGACTCGGCGCCGGCCAGTCGATCAACCGCGTGGCCCGCAATCAGCTTTTCCAGAGCTATCTCTCGGGCAACACCCTGACGAACGCCGCCGTGTCGGCTGCCGCGACCGCGATCCACGTCGCGAGCGTGAACGGCTTCACGGACGTGATCGTCCCTGGTGTGAACGTCGCCCCGAAGCCCGTCAGCCCCTCGACGCCGCTTGCTGCCGTCATCGGCATCTCGCCGACGTTCGAGACGGTTCAGATCGTCGGCTTCGTGCTCGACAACCCGGCCGACCCGGTCGGTCCCGGCACGCTGCTTCTCGCCGCCGGTCTTGTGAACGGCTACGCGACCCGCAGCTCGGTCAAGAGCGTCAACGCCCCCCGCATCGTCCGCTCGGGCGGCGGCGCGACGGTCGACGCCATCGGGCCGTCCGACACGCTCCTGCTCCAGGACTGCATCAACGCGGTCGCGCTCCTGCGGCGCGCCAACATCCTGCCGCACGAGGATGGCTACTACCACGCGCACATCAGCCCGCTCGCGAACGCTCAGGTGTTCGCCGACCCGGTCTTCCAGCGCCTCAACACCGCGCTGCCCGAGGGGGTCATGTACTCCCAGGGATTCATCGGCCACATCTCGGGCGTGATGTTCTTCATGAACACCGAGGCGCCGGACCCCACCAACACCGGGACGCGCGTCCTCACGGGCACCAACGCGTTCTACAGCCCCGACATCGGGGCCGAGACGACCAACGACAGCGGCGTCGACATCGGGCGCGTGATCGTGACCGGCAAGGGAGCTCTCTACGAGCGCTACCTCGACGAGTCGCAGTACGTGACGGAGGCCGGCACTGTCGGAAAGATCGGCGAGTTCGACGTCGTGAACAACGGCATCACGATCCTGACGGAGCGCATCCGCCTCGTCATCCGCGCGCCGCTTGACCGCCTGCAGCAAGTCGTGAGCTCCGCCTGGAGCATCTCGACGTCGTTCCCGGTTCCGTCCGACATCACGGCGACGACCGGGCCGGAGCGCTTCAAGCGCAGCATCGTTCTCGAGCACGCGCTCTGAGATACCCGCGCCTGACGGCGCGAATCAGGAGGGCCCGCCCGGCGAAAGCTCGGCGGGCCTTTCGTCATTTCAGCCGAGATGAACGCGAAGCGTGAAGAGCTCTTGCTCGAGTTCTGCGATTCGTTCATCGCGGGCGATGAGGGTGGCCAGCAGTTTCGGAACGATTCTCGGCGCCGCAAAGTGCCAGTCGACCGCCGCCGCATGGGACAACCCCAAGTTCTGGAGTTCCGAGGCGTTCAGTGGACCGAATTCGCGCGCATCCAGCGCCATCGATTGAGATCGTCTGGGCACGTCTGCTGGATGCCGCCGTCTAGTCGGCGGAGTCGGCGCCCGCGTCGCAGTCGCGCACCATCGCGGTGCTGCCCGGCAGCTCGACGATCACGCATTTGATCTCGATCTTCGGCTCCGGCACGTCGACCTTCTCGACTCGGAGCGTGCAGGCGGAGAGGAGGATCATGAGCGCAGCGATTGACCGCATGCGTCCAATCCTCTCATTGCAGCTTTGGCGGGGCTCGTGACCCGTGAGACGCTCGGCTCACGAGGAGGCACGAAGATGAGAAACGCGACTAAGGCAGGAGGGCCGCAGATGCCCGGGGGGGCGTCTGGCGCGCCGCAGGTGGCGGCAGCCGGGATGCAGCAGGCGGGGGTCGGGATGGTGAAGCCGCAGGCGTCTGCCGGTCACGGGCCGCCTCCGCGCGAGCCAGTGAGGTACCGGGTGATGAACGGCGGGACGATCGTCTGGCACGGCTGCCGGACGCCCCTGAGGGCCGGCAAAGAGATCTCCGACGCTCAGTACGACATCACGCTGCTGAAGCGCCAGGGGATCCGGCTCGCCCGCATCGACCAGGACGGCGAAGAGGAGTACGTGGAGCGCGGGGGCGAGATCACGCGCGACACCCACGGGGTGAGGCGCTCCGAGGTGCTGGTGCCGGGATCTCCCGAGGCGATCTCCCAGGGGAATCAGTGGGAGAAAGAGCGCAAGTCCGCGGAGGCTTGGGAGGCCGAGAAGAAGAAGGCGAAGGCGGAGGGACGCGAGCCCGATCAGAAGCTCTCCGCCCCGACGCTGTCGGATCCGAAACCCCAGTTCGCGAAGGCTTGACCTAGATGCCTGGACCGTCCGGCGAAGAGCGCGTGAAGATCAGGATGCACCTGGGGTACCTCAACGTGCAGATGGCCTTCACGTTCGTCTTGGGGGTGCCGGCCGCGGTCCAGACGCAGTTCACCGTCGAAGGCGCGATGGACCGACTGCTGCTCGACGCCGAGCCGGAGATGCGCCGCCACCTGAGGATCCTCGACAAGATCCAGGACCAGATGGTGGACGACCTCGAGCTGCTGGCGGTAGAGGGGATCGACGAGATCAAGATCCGCAAGGACGAGCAGGCGGCCCTCTGGGATCAGTACGAGCAGTGGCGCCGGGGACTTGCGAACCTGTTCGGAATCGCGCCCAATCCGTTCGACCAGCGGCTGAAGTCGAAGGGCGTCAACGTCGCGCGGACACACTGATGCTGGAACTCGAGTTCCAGGCCCCCTCGAAAGGCGATAAGGTGACCGACATGATGACCGGCGTGAAAATGCTGTTTCTGGGTTCTCTAGCGGCGCTCTGCGCCGGATGCCTCAACACGCCCGCCAAGGTGGTGGAGACGACCGTCCTGACGGCCGAGATGACGACCTGCATCCTGGAGCACGTCACGGACCAGCTCCCCGCCATCCTGGTCGAGTGCAACATCCCGAAGGCGCTCGCCGACGAGGTGAAGGTGCTCGACACGGCGAACAAGAAGATGGCGGCCAAGAAGGCTGCCGCCTGCGCGGGCGCGAAGTAACGTCTGGGGCGTGTGGTCGATCTCTGAACTCACCGCCGCGAAGCTGAAGTACTTCGCCGCCGGGCTGACGCTGGCGGGCGCCATCTGGTGCTTCGCGCACGCGTGGTCGGTCGGGTGGGCGCAGTGATCCCGGTCGTGCGATTCGTCATCGGCGCGGTGCTGCTTGCCGGCGCCCTTCTGTTCGTCGTCCGGGCGAACTTTCAGAACCGGAGGCGCTGAGGTGCCGCGCCCCAGACCGCTGAGCGACGGCGAGGCGCGCCGGACTCTCGCCCACCGACTGGGGGGAAGGGTCGACCGCCTCCGGCAGTTCGCCACCCGGCTCGGCATCCGGCCGTATCGCTGCTGGCTTCACTGGACGAAGTGGACCGGGGCGGAGCGCGGCCAGGGGCGCGAGGTCGAGATCCCGGGCGGTCTGATGGAGATCCTGCCGACCCCGAAGATCAAGAACCTCGACCAGGGCAGCTACCAGTTCTTCTCGGGCGGCGTGCTGCCGGTCGGGAGCGTGAGGGTTCAGCAGATCAGCGTGAACTACACGGCCGACCAGCTGACCGGGCTGGCGGTGCCGACGGCCGACTTCACGGAGGACAACAACCCGCCGCGCCGGCGGAGCGCGCGCGAGCTGCCAGCCAAGCCGTCCAACATCGACCTGCCGCACCCGTTCGACTTCTGCTGGGAGATCGCCGAGGACGAGCGTGGGGACGACCCGGCGGCGCGCCACAAGTTCCGCCTGCTGTCGTGGCCGTGGCGCGACGCGGGGGGCGTCCAGTGGAGCGTGCTGCTCGAACGCGTCTCGAACGACGAGAACCGCGACGGAACGCTCGACAGCGGGTTCGATCAGGATCGCTGATGGGACTCTTCAACACGCTGCGCCGGATGATCGTCGGCACCCTCTGGGGGGACGTCGTGCCGGAGAAGTCCGAGCCGCCCAAGCAGCCGCTCGACGCGCGCCAGTGGGCAATTTCGGCGCTGCTCGACTACATCGCGACGATCCGCTTTCAGATCGACAACTCGCCCGCGCCCCCGAAGGCGTTCCAGATCGCGCGCGAGAACCTGCTGGACGAGTGGCCGGACAACATGGACACGCTGGTGTTCCCGTCGATCGCGGTGCTGCCGGGCGAGCCGATCATCACGCCGCGCGGGATGTCGAACTCGATCGACGAGTCGACGCTGGACGTGTTCGGGATCGGGACCGCCGTGCTGCCGATCCACGAGCACCAGGAGCGGATCGTCCTGGAGGTCTGGGCGACAACGCGCTTCATGCGGGCCGCCATCGTGGCGGGACTGCAGTCGGCGTTCGACGCCTCCGAGGAGATGAGCGGGATCCGCATTCCGCTCCCCCACTACTTCGGCCAGGTGGCGCGCTTCACCCTCGAGGGGGACGCGCGGGTCGACGACGAGAACAGCGCGCGCCGCCGGCGGCGGCAGCGCATGACGGTCCGGATGGAGGTCGACGTCGTTCGACTGGTCAACACCGTGCCGATCCTGCCCGAGACCGAAGTGGTGGTGGTGGGGCCGCTCGACTCGCTCGACGGCTCGCCCCCCACCCCCTGAAACGTGCAAGCCAGAAATCCGAGCCCTAGCCTGGGCTGGAACTCGAGTTCCAGGCGGACAGGGGAAAGCTGAGCCATGTCGATCTTCACGCGCAGATTCCTGAGCGATCCGGGCGAGCAGGTTCTGCTCAACATCGAGTCGGTCAACATCATCGACCTCCAGCCTCCGAGCGACATCACGGGGGTAGGCAGCGGCACGGTCTGCATCGTCGGCGAGTTCGAGAACGGGCCATTCAACACCCCCACCGAGGTCTTCAGCGGCAACGGGTTCGTCGCCTCGTTCGGGTCGCTCGGCTACACGTACGGCGGCATCCAGGCGCAGAATCCCTGCGCGCGCGCCCGCAAGTCGGACGGCGCGCTCGTGCCGGAGTACTGGAACGGCAACGGGTTCGTCCAGCTCAACGCCAAACGGTTCTCTCGCCTCGTCGTGGCGCGCGTCGACACGAGCGTGGGAGCGGTCAGCGTCCAGCGGCTCGCGTTCCTGACGGGCGCCGCGTCGTTCCGCTACCAGCTCGCGAACGCTCAGGTGCTGCAGCTCGACGTCGGGGCGGGCCCGCTGAGCGCGACCTTCAACGCCACGGCGGCGACCGTCACGGCGGCCGGCGGCGTCTACCCCACCACCTTCGCGGGCGGCAACACGCTGACGCTCGGCTACGACTCGACGCCGAACTTCGTCGTCACCTTCCTGGCGGCCGATCAGACGCTCGCCCAGGTGGTGGCGCGCATCAATCAGTACGCCGGGTTCGCGTTCGCGGACTCGACGGGCGGGCAGCTGCGCCTGACGGGACTCCAGCAGGGGTCGGGCGCCCAGGTGCGGGTCGTGTCGGGTTCGGCCGGCGTGCTGACGCAGCTCGGCCTGACGTCCGCCACCACGTTCGGGACCGGCAACGTCGCGAACGTCGCGGCCGTCACCGCCCAGGAGATCACACTTGTGGTCCAGGCGGCGGTCGCCAACACGAAGGTCGAAGTCGACCAGAACGGGGCGCTGCGGATCTCCAACACGGTCGCGCCGGGCTTCATCCTGGTGGGCGCCGCCACGACGGCGGTCAACCTCGGCTTCCTGGTGGGCGCTGAGGCGACCGACAACGGCCAGCCCGTTCTGGTCAGCGGAGCCGGCACCTACAATCTCGGGACGACCGGGACCATCACACTTCAACTCGACGCGGCGCTGCCGAGCGTCGTGACGACCGTGACGGCGGGCGACAGCCTGGCGACGACCGTCACGAACCTCAACGCAGCCTTCACGGCGGCCGGTCAGGGCGCGCCCGTGGTGGCTGACGGCGCGGTGCGGTTCGCCGTGACGGGCCCGAACCCGGGCGGAACCGTCTCGGTCGTAGCGGCAAGTTTGCCGGCCGTCCTGACGGAGCTCGGCCTGGTGGTGGGTGGCACGAAGGGACTTCTGCCGCCGTTCGGTCTGCTGCCGGCCGGCACGCAGGTGGGGGTGTCGGGCGGCGTCCAGTTCGTGACGATGCAGGACATCGACTTCGAGCTGGCGGGCGTCAGCATCTCGGGCGTCCTTCAGGTGAAGGCCGCCAGCTACTCGGTGAAGATCCGGCACGCACTCGACGACGGGACGGGGCTCGGAACGGGCGCCGGGACCGTGACGGTGATCGCGAGCTCGCCGGCGATCGGCGCCTTCTCGGTCATCAACCCCCAGATCGTCTCTGCTGCCCTCACGGAGGCGGCGATCGACTCTCAGTACACGACCGCCCTTCAGTCGACGACCAACATCACGAACGTCGGGCAGCAGATCAACGTCCAGTGGTCGGCCCGGCAGTCGAACACGATCCGGAGCGCGCTGAAGAACACCGCTCTGAACGCCAGCGCGGCCGGATGTCTCGGCCGGATGGCGATCGTCCGGACGCCGATGAACACGCTCGAGGCGACCGCGCTCTCCACGACTGCCCAGCCGGGCGTCGGCGCGACGCGCGATCAGCGGGTCGTCTTCTGCTACCCGCAGGCCAACACGTTCGTGCCCATCATCGCCCTCCTGGGGATCAGCGGCGGCACGGGCTTCACGGCGACCGGCAACGTCGACGTCGGGGCGGACGGCTTCCTGGCGTCGATCCTCAGCCTTCTGAACCCCGAGGAGGACCCCGGGCAGGCGACGAGCTTCACGGGCGGCGTCAACAGCCTGGAGAGCGGCGCGAACATCCAGCAGGCCAACGGCGGGCTGGGCTTCCAGATGAGCGACTACCAAGCCTTCAAGGCGGCGGGCATCTGCGCGCTCCGGATCGACACCGGCGTTGCGATCTTCCAGAGCGGCGTGACGAGCGTCGACCCGCTGGTGTTCCCGAATCTGGTGGACATCAATCGCCGGCGGATCGCCGACTTCATCCAGGACAGCATCGCGATCTCGATGAAGCAGTACGGAAAGAAGCTCTCGACCGTCAAGCGGCGCGCCGCGATCGTGACGCAGATCCGAAACTTCATGACGGGACTCGCCGGCGGCGGGCCGGGGGCGGCGGACGGCAACCCGAACAACCCCGACGCTCAGAGGATCGCGGGCTTCTCGCTCGACCCGAAGACGGCCAACACGGTGACGTCCCTCGGCAAGGGTCTGTTCCGCCTGATCCTGCGCACCCGCACGCTCTCGAGCCTGAAGGCCATCGTGATTCAGACCGAGATCGGACCGACCGTCGTCACCGTCAGCGAGCTGACGGGCTGACAGGAGAACTCGATGCCCTCACTGCGAATCAGGGGTCAGGAGACCCAAATCGTCCTCACGCGCGGCGGCGTCCTCGAGACGACGTTCGACAACATCCACTCGCTCAACATCGAACTCGAGAGCGAGATCCTGGAGGCGTCCTACCTGGGGATGAAGACGAAGCTCCACGACGACATCTTCCACGGCGTGAAGGGCGACTTCGAGTGGCACTCGCACTCTCAGGACTGGCTGCGGTGGGCGCTCGCCCTGATGGACCGGCAGAAGCGCAACACGCCGGCGCTCGTGTTCAACATCACGACCGTGCTGTTCTACCCGAACTTCGACAACCCCCAGATCTTCATCCCGGACGTGAAGTTCGGGCCGCTCGGCGTCGGAATCCCGAACCGGGAAGCGTACGTGAACAAGAAGATCACCTACGCGGCTGACGACTTTGATGTGCAGTTGTCGTGAGGTTGTACATCATCTAAGTTAGCTACTAAGCTAACGGGATGACAACAAGACGGCGGGTGTTTCGCGGGCCAGATCTGACGGGGCGGACGTTCGAACGACTTTTCGTAATCGAACGAACGACGTTCGACGGGCGCAAATGGAAATGGCGGTGCCGTTGCGCGTGCGGCTCTGAGGTCGACGTCATCGGCCAGAACCTCGTACGGGGGAATACGCGTTCGTGCGGGTGCTTTCACAGCCAGCGCGTCAAAGAGACCTTCACGACGCACGGGTTTTGCGCCGAAGGTCCGCCAAAGACGGAGTACCGGATCTGGAACTGCATCCAGCAGCGATGCCAGAACCCGAAGAACCCCAACTGGCCGAACTACGGGGGGCGAGGGATTCGTCTGTGTGCCCAGTGGCAGACGTTCGAGGGGTTCTTCGCAGACGTCGGTCCGCGACCGTCTCCCGATCTCACGCTCGACCGGAAGGACAACAACGGCGACTACGAGCCCGGGAACGTTCGGTGGGCCACGCAGGCAGAGCAGATCCGCAATCGGCGCAGCAGCGTCATTGTGGAGCACGCTGGCGAAAAACTGTCAGTGACGGAGTGGGGGCGACGTTTTGGGATCGAACCGAAGACTCTCAAGAACCGACTCTTCCACCAGAAGTTGTCGTTCGAGGAGGCGACATCGCGACCAGGACGGAAAGCGTGCGTAGGGGGCTCGCCTCCCCCAGCCTGACGGTGGGCTGACCGGGAGGCATCTACCTCGCGGGGGCCCGCCGGTCTCATGCAGCCGCGCCGCGCCTCCTCGCTGCGTCCTGCGCCTCCCGGAGGCCGGCGGGCACCCACCATCCCGCGGACGCGTCTGCGGGGCGCCCAGGAGCGGGACGGGGCTATCCGGTGACCTTCCCGCAGTCCATCTCCGTTTCGTTCAGAGCGGCTTCGAGCGCCCTGATGGGGTTAGGATCGCCCGCCGGAAGCTCGACCGCAGCCAGCAGCTCCTTCTGAAGCTGGTCGATCGTCCCGGCGTGCCCCTTCACGAAGTCGCCCAGCAGGCAGCAGAGACCCTCGACGGCCTCCGCACGCGTCTCGCCGTGGGCCGCCGCCCCGACGCCTTCGATGCTGGCCTCCCAGTGGCCGCCCTCTTGACGCTCCGTCTTCAGCACGCTCTTGACCTCTAGATCGCTCATGGGGCGGGAGATGCCGCGCGCGACTTCGGCTCGTCGTCCTTCTCGATCGTCTGCTTGTAGAGGTTCCCCGACGGTGCGTGGAAGATGACGATGCCCTCCGGGCGCATGAAGCCGGGGGCTGCAACGCTTCCTTTTTCTTTCAGATCGTTCATGCACATGCGGATCCCGTCGGTGTCGAACGTGTCGAACAGTCCGAGAATTGGAACGACGTCGCAGCAGGGCGGCCGAATCTGGCGAGCTTCACCGTGAGGCTCTTCCGCGAGCCAGCGTCCGACGTTGAAGAGTGAGAAACGCTTCTCCTTCAAGTCGTAGCGGCGCTGGATCCCTTGACCCCACCACTCGCCGAAGTGCCGACCGGGCCCGAGTCCTCGCAGCTCTTCGCGGTGTTCCGACACCCAGAAGGCGAAGCCGAAGTTGTCCGCATCGGGAGAGATCCAGCGTGTGCGGGATCCCGCCGTCACGGTTCCGTCTTCGGCCACATGCACGCAGGCGTTCGTGCCGTCGATCTTCTCCGTCACGATGATGCGGCGCTGGAGGCGGAAGATCTTCGGGAACTCGACGAAGTCGTTGTCGCTCATGCGTCAGGAGTTGCCGCGCGAATTATCGCGTCGACGGCATACGGGAGCCACGGAGGAGGAGAAGGATACCCAGCACGGATCATCCAACCCCACGCCCATTGAGCAGCTTCGTGAGACCCCATCCCCATCCGCGCCGACAGCGAAGCGTACGCCGCCACGTCGGGGGCAATTTCGCCGTTTACACCCCAGCGCGTATCACCAATCGCTAATCGGATCGCATCCTCGTGCGTCACGGTTCCGCCGATTCATCGGGCGCCAGGACGGTCAGGCAGATGCGCGCGCCCGCATCGTCCCGGACGACGAACCGGATCGGCGCGCCGTCGGTCGCGCACCAGATCTCGTCGCCCGTCCCGGTCCGCCCCTGGGTGCGCTCGGCGGTCCGGCTGATGATCATGCACTCGACGCGCGCCCTCCCGGGGGACAGCTGGGGGCAGATGCGCTCGCGGAACTGGTCGAACGCGTGCCCGGAGATGAAGAACGGGCCGTCGTGGCGGCGCTTCGGGCCCCCGTGAGCTGCTGACTTGTGAGACTTCCCCACGGCTTCTTCTTGCCGCTCGCTGGAACTCGAGTTCCAAGCGACGATCCGGTGGGTGAGCAAGATCACGATCGACCAGGCGCCCGGGTGGGTGAAGAACCTGGAGGGGGAGCTGCACCGCGCCGCCCTGAAGGGCGTCAGGTCTGCCGGCCAGCGGCTCGTCTCTCACATCCAGACGGAGGTCATCCCGGCGGAGTCGCGCGTGCCGGTCGACCGCGGGATCTACAAGGCGGCCTGGAGGTCGACGAACGAGCCGAACGGCTGCGACGTCCACAACGACAGCCCGCACGCGGGCTTCATCGATGACGGGGTGAGGGGGGCGAACGTGAAGATCGGCCGCAAGCTGATCGAGGCGCTGGTCGACTGGGTGCAGCGCAAGGGGTTGGTGCGGGACGTTTCGCGCAACTCCAAGACGGCGGCCGCGCGTCAGATCGCCTGGGGGATCGCCAAGTCGATGCAGAAGAAAGGGATCTTCAACTCGGGTGCGGGCCTGAAGATCCTCGAGAAGGGGCGGCGCCAGGTGGCGCGCTTCATCGACGAGGAGGTCAGACGCGAGATTGAGAAGATCCGACGCTGAGCGCACAATCGCCGCGGAGGCGCGTGAGATGAGCGAGATCGGCGAGAATCCGGAGCGCGAAGAGCGCAAGAAGAGCCTGACGGACGCCCTGCGGTCGGCCGCCGCGGACGGCGGAGCGATCCCCGGAGTGGTCGACCTCGACGACGAGGAAGACGTCGCGGAGGTGGCGCCCGGCGGCTCCGCGCCCGCTTGGGCGATCGTGCCGAGCGGCGGCGAAATCCCGTTCGTGATGCCGGAAGGCTGGGTGGTGTTCTTCATCCGGTTCCGCGCCAAGTGGACGAACCGGCCCGGCAGCGCGGACCGCCAGTGCATCCTCTGGAACCTCTCGGAGTCCGACGAGAAGCGCGCCAGCGCCCGCGCGCGCGGCGACGGGATGAGGCTCGTCGAGGAGATGAGCAAGCAGATGATCCGCGCGATCGACGGCGAGCGCGCCGACTGGAGCGGCGCCCCGGGCCCGCAGAACGTCGGGCAGTTCTGGAGCGAGATCGGCGGAAAGTGCCGCTACATGCTCAAGTCTCACTACCTCAAGACTCACACGATGAGCACGGAGGAGACCGTCGATTTTTTCGACAACTGCGTCGCGTCGAGGTCGGTCGGCTGACCGACCGCGGGCGGCCGTTCCCGGCCGACCCGGACGCCGTCGAAGACATCCTCGACCGGCTGGTGGTGTGCCGCAGCCTGGACGTCTCGCTGCTGGCTCGGTTCGACGCCGCCGCGCAGGCGCGAACCCGCCTGAGAATGAAGCTCTCGCTGGCCCGCCACGGCCGGATCCCGCCCTCCTACTGGGATGGGAAGGATGTCGCGGAGATCCGCGCCTACTACCATGAGCTGGTCGCGATGATCACCGCCGAGCACGGTGCGCCCGACGTGGAGGACGCTGGTGGCTGAGCACACGGAAGTAAAAACGAAGCTGACGCTCGACGACGCGGCCAGCACCGCCCTGCACCACATCCGCGAGGGATTCGCGGACGTCGGCGAGAAGGTCAAGGAGGTCGGGCACGAGCTGGTCTCGATGGCCAAGCAGGCGGCCGCGGTGGCGATCGGCTTTCAGCTGAGCGGAATGATCGACAGCTTCAAGGAGCTGGGCCACGAGCTCGTCGAGGGGGCGACCCACCTCGAGAATCAGAAGAAGGAGCTCGCCGGCGTCATCTCGCTCGCCGAGAAGGGTGACATGTCGATGGAGGAGCTCGGCGAGCGTGCCGGGCAGCTCAATGAGAGGTTCGAGATGCTCGGCATCACGGCGGGCGTCTCGAAGGACTCGCTGGTCGACATGTTCGAGATGATGGCGAGCCGCTCGACGCGCGGCAGCGCGGCGGCTGCCGACATGGCGGAGCAGATGGCGATCGCCGCGCGCGTGCTCCCGGGCGGCGCTGACGCGATGGCGGCGGCGTGGCGCGACCTCGAGTCGGGGATCGTCCGGCCCAAGAACGCGCTCGTGATGCTGATGCGTCAGACCGGCGTGGCGGCCGGCACCAGCAAGCAGATCGCCAAGGGGCTGAGCGCCCTCTTCACGGCCGGCAAGCAGGAGAAGGCGATGCAGATGGCAGAGCAGGCCATCAGCCGCATGGCGGAGAAGATGCGCCACGTTCCGCCGACGTTCGAGCAGGTTCTGACGAGCCTGAAGGGCTTCCGCGAGATGTTCATCGAGACGATGGGAACGCCGATCCTCCGGCAGATCGTCCCGCAGTTCGAGCGCCTCAAGCAGTACCTGATCGGCCACCGCGAGGAGATCGAGAAGCTTGCCCACACGATGGGGGAGAAGGTCGGCGAGTGGGTGTCGCGCGCGGCCGAGATGATCCGCGACGCCTTCATGTACCTGCAGTCTCATTCGCAGGAGATCTTCGAAGCGCTCGAGGGCGGAGCGAAAGCCATCAAGGACGCAGTGTCTTTCATGGTGACGCACCGGCAGCTTCTGCTGGGGCTGGCGGCGGCGAACTTCGTGGGCGGCGCGGTCGGGGGCGAGGGCGGGAAGGCCGCCAAGCTGGCGGGGTCGCTGCCGCAGATCGGCACCGCGCTCGGCGAAGGACTCAAGAAGGCGCTGAATCAGAAGACGTTCGGGGTCCAGATGGGACTCGGCGGGATGGCGCTCGGCGCGGGCGCCGGCATCGCGGCCGTGGCGGCCTGGCGGGGCGCGTTCGAGCAGGCGGCAGTGCTCGAGAAGGAGAGCGGCCTGACGACCCTCCAGACGATGAAGCACCTGCTTCACATCGGGGGCGGACTGTCGACCGCCAGCAACCGCATCATGAACTTCGGCTCTGTGCTGGGGAGGTTCGCCGAGGACTCCGCCAACATCGACGCGTCGGGCGACGACCTCGAGCAGCTGGCGGACAAGATCGGGCGCCTGGGGCGCGCGGCCGTCGCGGCGGGCGACATGACCCAGGAGGCGCTCGACAAGACGATGCGCGCCACCAACGAGCGGCTCGAGACCGAGACGAAGCTGCGGGGGGCTCTCGACCAGATGAGGGACTCGAACGTCGAGGCGGCCAGCGGGCCGCTCGGCAGCATCGATCCGATGCACCACTACATGGAGGCGTTCGCGGCCGCGAACGAGGGGCACGCCAAGGAGGCGGTCCTTCAGGCGCACCGCATGAGCGACGCGATGCGGATCGCCATCGCGGGCCCGATGGGGACGATCGACGACGCCATCAAGAAGCTTCAGGCATACGCGACGGGCAAAACTGATGGGGAATTCAAGCCGCCGCAGATCAACTTCGGCCCGACGACGATGAACATCAAGCAGGATTTCAGAGACCAGGATCCCGACAGGATCGCGATCGTCTTCCGGAAGGACATCGCGAAGAACGCAGCGAGCCGCGTGAGCGCCCGCACCGCGACTCCGTTCGGCTACTGAGTGTTCGCGCCCGCCCGGCGGCGCTGCTAGACAGGCTGAATGACGACCGTCGACAACACGCAGCTGGCAGCCCTCGTTTCCGACTTCGAATCCAAGGAGCAGGCGCTCTCAGACGCGTCCGACTCCGACGGCGCTGCCCAGAAGGCGCTCGCCGACGCGACCGCGGCCGCAGCTGCGACGCTGGCGGCCAAGAGCGCGGCTCACGACGCCCTGGTGGCGTCCGGCAACGCTCTCGTCAGCTTCGTCCACACCGTCGCGTCCTGACGCTGGAACTCGAGTTCCAGGTCGTTTGCGGGGCTCGATCCCGCCTGTTACGACGGAAAGTGCGAAGGAGCTCCGGCAGATGGCTTTTCCCAAGCTGAACAAGTTCGTCAAGGCGAAGAAGGGCGGAAAGCCGCCGCCCGCCAAGGCTCCTCCCTCCGGTTCCCCGTCGGGCTCGCCGTCGATGAGCGCCTCCAGCGCTTCCGCGGCTCCCCCCAGCGCGGCCCCGCCGTCTGCCTCACCCGCGTCCGGATCGGCGTCGACCATGAGCGCGTCTCCGGGGTCGTCCGGATCCGGATCGGCGTCGACCATGAGCGGATCGTCCGCGTCGACTGTCGGCGGGACGTCGAAGTCCAAGGCTCCGAACCCCCTCTCGGTTTGGGTGAACAAGAACAAGAAGGCGCGCTGACGGGGCGTTCCCCCCGGGGGAGGCTCCGTTGAGTTACTCAAGCGCCATCGTCATCGAGGAGCTCGACTCCAATCAGAAGCCCCTGAGGGTTCTGGAGCTCCGCGGACCCGGGCTGCCCAAGCAGGGGGCCAACTGGGGCGGCGAGAGCGTCGTGCCGACGACGTGGCTGCCCGGCAACCCGGACGACGCCACCCAGCAGGTGCTGGTCTCGAAGGAGATCCCGACCCGCTGGGAGGGGATGTGGCATCTCACGATGCTGAACCGGACCCCCTGCAGGCTCCGGGATCCGTCCGGCCTGGCGGGCATCAGCCCGCAGGAGGCGCAGGACGTCACGTCGCCGAAGCTCTTGGTCGACACCATCGAGGACATGCGCCGCAAGGGGCGGCTGATTCGCGTCACCTGGGCGGTGAACTCGAGCGACCTGGACGCGCAGTCGATCTCGCGGCTCGGCCGCATGACGCGCGCCGACTTCAAGTACAAGCGCCACGTCGACATCGACTGGGAGATCGAGTGGACCTGGAAGTCGCGCGGCACGACGCAGACGCGCGTGACGTCGACCCGCGACGACAACGTGCCGAGCGCCGCGACGGCAGTTCAAGCAGCCATCGCTGCCGCCGTCACGGCAGCAAATTCTAAGATTCTGAGCGTGAATAGTGAAATCCGGGCGAGCGCATCCCAATTCACCCTGGGTCAGCTCGAAGTATTTGCCGATGCGCCGCGCGCTTTCGTGCAAATACTTCTCGGGAATCTGTCGCGGTTCGTGAATCGGTTCGACGAGGTCGGTCGTCTGCTTATTCAGGTGAAGTCGATTCCTCTGCAGATCGCAAACGAAGCGGTCCAATTTGCACGCAACACCGTCGATGTCGGGAATCAATTCGTCGACGACATCTCGGGAGTACCGGCCGAGCAGACGACGCTATCCAACAACACGACCGATCTTCTTCGTTCGTTCTGTTATTTCGCGCACATCGACGACGCGACTCAAACGGTCAACCGACGTGCGGCCGAGATGCAGATGCAGCTGCGTCAGACGCTGTCGACCAACCCCGGACGCGGCGCGCCGTCGATTCGAGAGACGTCCGCCACGCAGGCGCGTGACATCATCACGATCCGCGTCGTCAAGAAGGGTGACACCCCGCAGTCGCTCTCGATGCTGTTCTACGGCACGCCCGACCGCGACGTCGACATCCTGCGGGCCAACCGACTGCCGCTCTATCAGCCGTCGTTCGACGCCGGGTCGCTAGTCGTCATCCCGGTCGTCTCGACCTCTAAGAAGATCTGATGCCCCAGCCGGAGCAGACCTATTGGCCCAGCGCGCTAGTGCGCCTGATCGTGCGGTTCGACGAGTTCGGATCAACCGCCGTCCAGCAGCAGTCCCCGAAGAAGCCGTCGACGGTGCTGAGGGGCATCAAGGACAGCCGTCAGCCGCTCGTCGCGCAGCTCGACCACACCAACCCGGGGGTGACGCGCATCCTGCTGGTGCCGGCGGGCGGGACGGCGCCGCCGGGCGGCCCCCAGGGGCAGACGGGGTCGAGCGATCTCCTGACCTGGACGGTTGCGGGCATCATCCCGAAGCGCGCCAGCTGGTCTCAGAACGGCATCCGGGTCGCCGACACCCTCTCGGCGACGCTGAAGTTCATCGACTGCCCGATCGATCCGCGGACCATCCGGTCGTGCGCGATCGAGTACTACAGCGGGACCGTGACGGGCGACCAGTACGCGCGCGGGGTCGCGGGCGAGACCCGGACCCCGAAGGGTCAGACGGCCGCCAAGCAGTCGCTGAACGTCATCCCGGAGACGTGGGTGGACGACTCCGGCCGGCAGCGCACGAATCAGCGCTTTCAGGGATTCGTCGACAAGTGGACGGTCGACTGGGACGAGAACGAGGAGCCGATCATTCAGCTCGAGTGCCGCGACAACACGCAGCTGCTGATCGACACCGAGGCGCCGTCTGCGCTGACGATCTCGCCCAAGAAGACGATCGACCATGCGATCGCCGACTACCTGGCGAACTTCCCGACATTCAGCGGTCTGGCGGTCGAGTATCGTCCGACCGGCGCGACTCCTCCGACGCTCGGCGGCGCGCTGGCCGGCACCGCATTTCAGCCTCACCTGGGGCCCGCGCCCGCGAAGGGGGGCGGAGCGTCGGCGGGCGAGAAGCTGTCGGTGTGGGACTACCTGACGGACGTCTGCGGAGCTCTCGGGCACAACATCCGGGTCGAGGGGACGACGATCGTCATCGAGCAGGTCTCGACGCTGCTCTCCAACAAGGCGGCGCGCCGCGCTGACGATCCCTTCCAGGGCCGGACGGTCGACGGCGTGCCGTTCACCTATCGGCGCTTCATCTGGGGCCGCAACCTCAAGAAGCTGCAGATCTCGCGCAATTACTCGAAGCACGCGCCGACCTGCATCGAGGTGAGGAGCTACAGCACGCGTCGCAAAAAGACGCTGGTGGTGCGGTTTCCCGACCCTCAGACGCAGCGCGCGCTCCTTCAGGCGCACGCGCTCCCGGGCAACGGCGGGACCGACCAGAAGTGGCTGGTCCTGAAGGTCCGGGGCATCGAAGACAAGGCGACCCTGACGGTGATCGCGCAGAACGCCTACCAGTCGATCGGCCGCAACGAGTTCGGCATCCAGCTCGAGACGCCGAACCTCGCGAGCTTCGGCGGCGACAGCTTGGATCCGGACGTGCTCGACATGCTGGTGGGCGACACGTTCGAGGTGCTGGTGGCGCGCGACCAGGAGACGGACGCGATGAGCGGCACCGAGGACGACCTGCTGGCGCGCGGCACCGAGCTGATGAGATCTCTGGGGTTCGACGAGGGGTTCTCGGCCGCCTACTCGAACGCCTACACGTCGGCCGGGTTCCTGACGACGTTCCGGGTGCGCCAGATGACGCAGGAGTGGGACGCCGAGGAGGGACTCAACATCGCGATCCACGGCGTGAATTATCTGGAAGTCCGGGTCGATCAACCGTTCGCGGGGTCCTGATGTTCAGCGCGTTCGATCACACGACGGCAGGCTCCGCGTACGCGCGCCCCGGGATGGACACCCGCCAGTGGTGCAGCCACGGGACGGTCGCGCCCGAGACGGCCGACCAGAAGAGCGTGACCTTCACCAAGGAGTACGGGCCGCTGGTGAACGTGACGCTTCATCCGAGCGGCACGCCGTGCGTCTGCCGGGTCGCCCACGAGGTCGCCGGAAATGGCGAGGGGGAGTGGTTTCCCTTCATAGCGGGCGACGAGGTGATCGTTCTGATTCCGGAGGGGGACGAGTCGGCGGGCTGCGTGATCGTCGGCCGCCTCAATCAGGAGATCGACCAGTGGCCGCAGACGGTCGCCGGCCAGGACGCCACCAAGAACAACTTCGGGTTCCGGCGGCTGCGCGTCCCCTACATCATCGAGACCGCGTCCGGCTGGATGGTGCGGCACGCCACCACGGGGGCGTTCTTCGGCTTCTCGCCAGAAGGCGCGCTGACGTTCTCGAATTCTGACAAGGCGTTCTTCGCGATCCGGCCCGACTTCATCGGAATGCAGAACGGCGACGCCGACGTGCTGCTGCAGATCGACGTCTCGGCCAAGCAGATCGTCGCGGAGGCGGCCGGCACCAAGATGGTGCTGGACGCGCTGAAGTCGAGCATCTACACGCTCGGCACCATCGAGCTCGGCACCGCCGGCAATCAGGCGAGCGAACACGCCACCAGCATCGAGAGCGTCATCCTGCTGATTCAGGCGCTGTTCGCCGCGATCGGTGTGGCGAGTCCGGGTCCGCTGACGGGAGCAGCGCTGGCGGCTCTCGTTCTGCCTCAGATGAACCTCGCGCTTCCCGCGTCCGCCATCCTCCCCATCGCGCCCTACACGGCGGCTCTCACGACCGCGCTGTCGATTCCCAAGGTGCCGGGCGTGACGCCGGGCGTCGCAGCACCGGGGTTGAAGATATGAGCCTCCCGATCCCCGACGGACCGCCGCTGGCGGTGCAGCAGGCGCAGGCGGCAGCCGCGACGTTTCCGCAGGCTCCCGTCGATCCGACCGCGGTGCTGCTTCTGGCCGACCAGACGATCGATCTGAACGCCATACTCGATCAGGCGGGAGCGAGCGCGATTGCAGGCGGCGGGACGTTCAACGTTGGCACCATCAGCACGCCGCATTTTCCCCCGTTCTGCGGCTTCAAGCTTCCGTTCCTGCTGTTCGGTTTCTCGTTCAATGTCCCCGAGTTTGATTTTCCGCCGAAGCTTCCGGTCTTCCGGCTGTCGATCGGCATCAACTGCCTGCTGTCGAACCCGGTCAACATCTCGGCCGGGGTGGCGTACGGGGGCGGGCGGGTATCGACGTCGGATCCGGATCCCGATCTCGCGCTCGACCAGGCATCCTGAGAGACTTCCATCATGCCGTGCGGATGGGGCGCAGGAGAATGGGGAGGGAGCGCCTGGGGTGGTATCTGTCTACCTACCGTGGCCGGCATGACGATCACGTCGGCGCTGGCGATCTCCGAGAACGTCATCCGGGTCACCTTCAGCGAGCAGCCGTTCTTCTCGACTCTCCTCGAGCCCGACGATGCGTCGTCGGGGCGCCACTACATCGTGACGCCGATCGCCGGCACGGTGGGGCTGGACGGCAACCCGGTCAGGAGCGTCACGGCCCTGTACGCCACGCAGGATCCGAGCGACCCGACGGGGTCGACGCTGGACGTAGTGCTGGACCGGCCGATGACGCCCGCTCCCGCGCAGTACCAGATCGAGATCGTCGGCACGACGGACTTCACGACCCGCTCGCCGTCCGTGCCGGATCCGACCTTTCTGACCTTCACGAGCGTCTTCAAGCAGGTGGCGCGCCCGCAGCTCGACGCGGCCGCGCCATCGCGCGACATCGGCAACCCGCAGACCGCGGGCGCGCTGCTGGACCCGCTGCCGGTGACCTCCAATCCGCTGGCGCTCGGAACCTTCAACGCAGACGACACGGGCGATTACTCGTTCGACCAGGGGCTGGTCAGCTACAAGAAGCGGGTGCTGCGGCGCGGCATCACGACCCCGAACGGGTTCGCCCACCTGCCCGGCTACGGGGTGGGGATCCCCGGCTACGGGAAGAAGCTCGCCAGCCCGGCGACGCGCGAGAAGATCGCCGCGAACTACCAGGCGCAGATCCTCAAGGAGCCCGAGACGGCGAGCGTCGTCGTGACGGCCCGCACCGGGACGGATCCCCATCTGGTGTTCTTCGTCGTCAAAGCGAAGATGAAGGGCGGCCAGAGCACGTCTTTCGCCCTGCCGTTCGCCGTCGCCTAGCATCTGGGGCGTGCCGGACCTTCCCACGCGCGCAGATCTGTTCCTGCTCGGCAGCGACTACGTCACGCAGCGCGCCAAGCGGATCGATCCGTCCCAGGTCAACGTCGAGGGGTCGGACGTCAACCTGTTCGTCGGCTCCCAGGCGGTTGTGGCGTTCACGATCGTCAAGCAGCTCGCGTACCGCATCAACGCGCTGCTGCTGGACGGCGCGGAGGGGGACGATCTCGACCGCTACGCATACGACCGCTACAAGCTGACCCGCAAGGGCGCGAGCGCTGCGCTCGGCACCGTGCGGTTCTTCCGTCAGAGCGCGGCGCTGGGAGCCGGATCGATCCCCATCGGCACGACGGTCCGCAGCCTGACGGGCATCGAATACATCACCTACACGACCGCGACGTTCGGCGGGTCAGACCTCGACAACATCACGTGCTTCGTGCGGGCCACGCAGGCCGGCAAGGCGTCGCAGGTCGGGGCGAATCAGATCCGGCAGTTCGCGAACGTCCAGGCGCTCTTCGACCCCACCATCCAGGTGACGAACGACGCCGCGACGGCGGGCGGTGAGGACGCCGAGGACGACGACACGTTCCGCAACCGAATCCGCGACTTCTGGCTGACGGCCCGCCGCGGAGTCTTGGCGGCGATCGAGTTCGGCGCCAAGACGGTGCCGGGCGTCGTGAGCGCGATGGCGGTCGAGGCGCTGAATCCGTTCGGCCAGCCGGCGCGCGTCGTGAATCTTTACATCGCCGACTCGAGCGGAGTGGCGTCAGCGGCGCTCGCCCAGCAGGTGTCGTTCGCGCTCGACGACTTCCGGGCAGGGGGGATCGCCGTCCTGGTCTTCCCGTCGCTGCCGCAGATCGTTCCCGTCCAGCTCCGGCTGGCCTTCATCTCGGGCGTCGACACGCTGTCGCTCAAGACGCAGATCCAGGCGGCGGTCGTCGAGTTCATCAACAGCCTGCCGGTCAACGGGCCGCTGTACCTGATCCAGCTCGGAAGCGTGCTGCAGCGGTTCGTTCAGGACGGGCTGATCGTCGCCAACACGACGATCGTCGTGCCGACCGGCGACGTCTTCCCGTCGAACGGCCAGACGTTGAGGACCACCCCCGACCAAGTCACATTCCTGCCGTGAGCACTCAGCCCAAGACCGGCCCCCTCACGCAGGCGGAGCTCCAGGGAATCTGGGAGTCCGCCGTCGATCCGTCGTTCTGGCGTCCTCTCGAGCAGGCGGGCAGCGGGAACGGCTTCGAGGCGTATCAGCAGGCGTGGGCGCAGTTCGAGCGCGTCTCTCAGGCGATCGACGCCACCACGCAGTCGATGTTCATCCAGGGGTGGAGCGGCCAATCGGGCGCGCCCGCGAGCGGCCCCGCGAACGCGACCGTCACGATCCAGCTGACGCGCACCAAGCTGCTGAATCAGCCGCTCATTCTGTCGAAGGGAACCCTGGTCGAGGAGCAGATCACCGACTGGGGGACGCCCGAAGGCGTCGTCGTCCTGACGGGACGCCGCTACGCGCTCAACAACGACGTCGTGTTCGAGCCCGGCCAGCGGGGTCCGCTGACCGTCCAGGCGACCGCCGAGCGTCCCGGGTGGGGATACAACAACCCGCGGATCGGGACCCTCACGTCCGTCAAGCAGGTCGGGACGAAGTTCAGCAACATCGACGGCACCGTCCGGATCGTCGGCCCGACCAGCGCATCGTCCCCAACCCCCATTCCGACCGCGACGGTCGAGATCGTCTACGTGGACGCGATCGATCAGCCAGACGCGTTTCTGCCCGATCACGTCGGCCAGTACATCTCATTCACGGCCGGGGCGAACGCCGGATCGATCGCGCGGATCGTCGGCTGGCAGCCACCCGATCTGACCGTCACTCCGCCCACCGGAGGGACGATCCACATCGAGCGCACCGAGAGCACGGTGAGCTTCGGGGGTTCGTTCAACGCGCCCTTCTGGGCGTCTCCTCCCGCCCCCGGGACGCTCCTCCAGTTCAAGGAGTCGCTCGCGGGCCCGTACGTCGGGACGGGGATCCTTCAGGACTCGCAGGTCGTCGCAGGCAAGCTCTATCTGACGTTCGCCAAGCGGGTCGGAACGCTGACGTTCGGCGCCCCCGGGACGATCTTCGTCTTCGACGGGCTGGCGTGGGTCGCGGAAGCGTTCGCTGACCAGATCGCCGTCTCGTACGAGTTCACGCCCGAGACGTTCGCCGCCAGCTGGCAGATCCTCGACTGGGTGGACGACTGGGGGCTGACGGCGACCAACACGACGAGACCGTCGGGCGGACGCGCCGCGATGCTGGACGCTCTCGGGCGCGAGCGGAACATCTTCCGGTCGACCAACGAGGGCGACGAAGCATTCCGAGACCGGGTGGCGAACCTCGCCGACGTCGTGACGCCGAACGCCATCAAGCGGCTTCTGAACAAGATCCTGGGGGCGCTCCCGTGGTGCTTTCGAGAAGCCGGCCAGATCGGCTATCCGGGGTTCTTCTTGGATCACGACGCTCTCGACTACGACCGCATCATCCCGACGTTCGACCTGGGGGATCCGCCGTACTTTCCGGACGAGCGCGTCACGCAGCTCGACCCGACGACCGGCAAGGTGGCGAGAGGACGGATCCTCATCCAGGTGCTGATCCCGGCCGGGCCGGTGCCGGGTCCGTCGAGCGGGAATCAGATCAAGGGGATCGCCGACGTCGAGGGAACGTTCGTGACCGGAACGGCGAAAATAATCGGCGAATCGAGCGGCGCATCAGGGACGGTAAACACGATCGTGGGTGGTCTGAGGGACGAGGACCGCTTCAGGGTTCTGTTCGACTATTTGAGGATGAGGGCGTGGTTTTATGTCGGGGTTCCTCCTCTCGACACGGGCGACTACGGGTTCGCGTACGACACGGGCCCGACGGGCGCGTACGACGGGATCGGCTTCCTCGACTTCTACGACGGCTACGCGGTCGGGGCGGCCAACACGTACCGGCAGGTGTTCGCTGCGGTGGACAAGATCCGCGCCGGCGGGACGGGTTTCGACCTGCTTCTCGCGACCGGGCCCTGCCCGTGAGAGGTTGGAACTCGAGTTCCAGGAAGGATTGAGCGAATGTCGTCTTCGGGCTGGAAGGAGGAGATCTACAATCCATCAGAGCGCGCTCTCTCGAGCGATCTGATGAGGATGCAGCGCTTCAAGGGGGCGGACGCGGCGGAGATCTGGCGCAAGCAGATCCAGGACACGCGCGGGACCGACGACTCTCTGGCGGGCGGCGGCGCACTGCCGCTCACCATCACGACGACCGCGCCCGTTTCGGCGGAGGTTCACGGCGGCCTGCTGGTGCGGCCCCAGAACGGCAGCCTGAGCCTGTTCGTCGACGATGGGATCGTGACCCTCATCGACCCCGACTCGCCCGAGAACCCCGACGAGAGCATCTACAAGTTCGTTCGAGATCCCGGCATCTCGGTGCTGGGCACGCTGCTCATGACCGCCAACCCGGCGGGCAGCATCCGGATCGACATCATCGAGTGCGCGCGCACCGGATCTCCCGACCTGATTCTCGAGACCGACAACCGCGACATCTTCAACCCCATCACCGGCCTGTTCGCGCCCGCCACCGTCTCGAAGGTCTCGGCCGGGCGGCTTCAGTACAGGGTTCGTGCCGGCGTGGCGGGAGCTGGATTCCCCGGGCTCGTCGCCGGATGGCTGCCGCTCGCCGTCGTCAGCAATCCGCCCGCTTCCACGACGAACGACGACATGACCTTCTGGGACGTCAGGCCGCTCATCTCCGACCGCGTCTGGGCGCCCTTCAAGAACGCCTACACGAACCCGCGGCTGCGCCGGAACTACATCTCGATCGACCGCACGGCCGTCGCCGGCAAGGCGTTTCTGATCGGCCAGGTGGACGCGTCGGTCCACTTCGCCAACAACGGCGTGGACGTCGGCTGGTATCGGCTGGGCGGCACGATGAACCGCGGCACCCCCGGGACCGACGGGACGTGCGACCTGAACGACGCCGCCAATCAGTCGGGCGCGCTGGCGTCTCCCTGCTACGTCTACCTGCTGGAACCCTACGGGCTGCCCCGCTGGGCGCGCTACCTCGACTCGATCGCGGGCACGCGGGTCCCGCGCTCTCCGCGAGGGATCCCTGTCGTGACGACGATCGCGCCGGTGGCGCTCACCAACGCACCGTCCGCCCCCATCTCACCCCCCGCCTCCACGGGACTCATCACCGGAACGCTGGGGGCCGTCTGCATCGGCTGCACGGGATTCGCTGCCGGCACCGTCTTGGGTCTTCAGACCAACGAGGAGGGTGACCAGTGGACCGAGGGGGTCATCGGCCTGCTGGGACCGTTCGGGGCCGCCCAGACGGTGGCGGGAACGATCGCCGGGACGGTGTCTAAGTGGACCCTGACGCCCGGCACGAACTTCCCGGTGATCGCCAAGGCGCTGCGGATTTCGATGACCTTCACCGCAACGGTCGCAACCGGGGTCGATTCTGCTCTGGCTCCCCTTCTGACGCTGAAGAACACCGGGACCGGGATCGCCGCCTACTGCACGTTCGCGCTCGGCACGTCGACGCAGCGCAACGACAGCGGAATCAATCAGGCATTTGAGTGGACGTACAGCGTGAAGATCCCTGTGTCGCCCGCCATGATGGCGAACGGGGCGTTCGACGTATCGGTCGACACGCTGTCGTTCGGCGCGACTTTGACTGCCGGGTCACTAAACATCGCCGGATGGGACGTCTGATGGTCGCGGGCGGACATCACGCGGCGATCGGGATCGGCATCACGACGGCGGTGGCGTCGTTCGCGGTCCCGGACGGGATCGCGTCGTTCGCCATGAAGCTCCTGGCGGCGCTCGTCACCGGGCTGGTGAGCGGCATCGCCGTGAAGGCCGGCGGGGCGATCTGGAACGCGGTAATGCGTTCTAGGGACGGAACTCACCGCCGTTCTGGATGATGTTCCGCAGGATGGCGATCAGCCGGCCCTTGTAGTCGCTGGGGCGCCCACGCGTGGCCCAAAAAAAGAGCGCGCGATCTCGTTCGGCTTCGCTGAGGAGATCCGAGAAACAGGGATTCTCCTCGAACGCGACTTCGATCATCGCGATCTGAGTCCGGGAGAAGTGCTGGCTGAGCTTCTCGTAGACTCCCCGAGACCCGCTGCACCAATCTCTGACCGTCACGTCGTCGAACCGCACCGCTTTCGCGAGAAACAGAGCGCCCAAGCCGCACACCCGGCAGGGCCCCATCTCGACGTCCCGCAGTTGGTCGTCCATCCGGGCCTGTCCATTGTTGCGGGGATCGCGAAGGCGGTTGACGGGATACCCGTACGTGGATCCCTGCGCGATGAGGGCGCCCGCCTTCAGCCACGCGATCGCGTCCAGCGCGATCGCGATGCGCTGCTCCGCCTTCGTCATCCCGCCGAACTTCGCGTTCTTCTTCCGCACCGTTTCTGTCTGAGTCATGGTCGTCCTCCTGACCCATCCTTGCCGCCGCCTCTTTGCTTGGAACTCGAGTTCCAGGCATCCTGACCGGCATGGATCCGACACAATTCGCTCAGCTCTGGGCCGCCCTCGCGACCCACCAGTACGTCGCGGTCGCGGCCGTCCTGATCGGCATGCTGGTCAGCCTCGCCAAGCAGGGCTGGCTCTCCGCCTGGGTGGCCGAGAAGGTTCCGGCGGCCGCGCGCCCCGTGCTGGCGGCCGTCATAGGCGTGGTCGGATCCGTCGCGCTCGCGGTCGCGAGCGGGCAGGACTGGCACCCCGCGCTCTTCCAGGGACTCGCCGCCGCCATGACGGCCGTCTTCGGTCACCAGATGCTGGTGGAAGGAATGCTGGGCGGCCACGAGCTCGTCTCGAAGGCTCCCTGGATGAAGAAGCCGCCCGCCAACGACGTCGATGCCCAATCCCCTCCGAAGGCCGCCTGAGCACTGATCCGCTTCGGGCGGACAGAACGAGGGCTGGACCAGCCGGACATTGTTGTCCATTCGAGATCTGCGTCGCGCGGTCAAAACCGGACTGTTTCGCGTCGTGAAAATAATGCTGGACAGGCGGTCCGACGCGGAAGTATTTCCTGATCCTCGCTGCGCTCGTCTCAGGAAATACGCGCTAACCTTGAATCGATCCCGGGATCAGAGATCCGAGGAAAAGGTTGACCGCGAGTTCGCGCAAGCGAACGAGCTGTGTCGGATCTGAAATAGATCCCGCGCGCGCCCGCGCGACCCCGGCGGCAACTGGATCCGCATGCAGCGCCAAGACGGAGTGAGACCGGGACGAGTTGTGCGGATCCGCGAGATCGATCTCGCGCGAGTGGGGAACTGCTGGATGAAGGGCCGACTGCTCGTCGACGATCTCGCGATGGCGATCAGCCACTCGGGCGACTGCTTCTTCAACTACGAGCTTCTCGACTCGTTCCTGCACTACGGGGGCGGTCAGGAGATGAGGGTCGGGTATCGAAGGATCCCGGGGAGCAGGTTCGGCGCCTACACGCTGGGGGTGGCGCACGAGTTCCAGCCGAGCGAGCGGGAGTTCCACCTGCTGATGGCGGGTGAGAACGTCTCGTTCGAGAGCCAGCGGGTTGGAACTCGAGTTCCAAGGGCGCGCCTGGACCCCGACGGGACCGCCACCGGCAAGACGATCCTGACGGGCCACGTCGTGGCGGGGCGGGAGGGGACGATGCACCACGGGCCGGGCGACACCCACGTCGACCTCGAGACGGGCCGCCGCACGCCGCTGGGGGCCCGCCGCAGCCCTCCCGGCAAGGCGGAGGGGCGCCGGGTAGTCTCCCACGGCCGGACGCGTCTGAAGGGCGCGTAGGCGCCGGGCGGCATCATCGCTGGATGACGGCGGTGGTGCGGGACTCCCGGGTGCGGGTCTGCCTGGAGGGGCTGCCCGAGGAGGCGGGAGACCGAATCCGCGCAGCCTTCACGCACCCGAACCCCCGGCACGGCGATCTGAGGCGCCCCGACGAACCGCGTTTTCTGCGGACGTGGCGGAACGACCGCGGGATGCTGACGGTGCCGCGCGGCGGCTGGCGGCGCGTTCGGGACGCCCTGCCGGGCGCGTCGTTCGCGGACGCGTGGACGTGGCGCCATCCCGAGCGGGACTTCCCCGACCATCTTCTGGAGGCGCGCGACTACCAGCGGGAGATGATCGACGCGGCCGCGGTCGGGGAGACGGGGATCCTGCGCGCCCCCACCGGCAGCGGGAAGACGACGGCGGCGTTCGGGCTGCTGGCGCGCCTGAAGCGCCGGGCGCTGGTGCTGGTCTGGACCAAGAACCTGTTCGAGCAGTGGAGGGAGCGCGCCGGCGCGGAGCTGGGCCTTACGGGCGACGACGTCGGCATCATCCACGGATCGACGACCCGCATCCGGCCGCTGACGATCGCCATGCAGCAGACCGTCCACTCGCGCTTCAAGCGCGACCTCTCGCTTGCGGGCGAGTTCGACGTCGTGGTGGCGGACGAGATCCAGCGGGCCGCCGCCGACACCATGTATGCGGCGATCGACCCCTTCAGCGCCCGCTATCGGATCGGCATCTCGGCCGACGAGACGCGGCGCGACCGGATGGAGCAGCTCACCTACGACCTGTTCGGCGACGTGCTTCACTCGGTCGACAACCGGAAGCTCATCGACTCCGGGGCGGTGGTGGACGTCGAGATGCTGGTGGTGCCGACCGACTTCCGGGCCGGCTGGTACCGCTTCCGGCAGGACTTCAACCGCCTGCTGGCCCAGATGACGACCGACCCGGACCGCAACGCGCTGCTGCTGGACGTGGCGCGCCGGATCGTCTCTCAGGGGCAGCAGTGCCTGATCTTCACCCACCGGGTCGAGCACGCGCGCGACATCGACGCCCGACTGACCGAGATGGGGATCCGAAGCGGAACCCTCATAGGCGGCGTCGAGAACGAGATCGCGTTCGAGCGATCCAAGACGGGACTGAAGTCCGGCGCGGCGCGCGCGGGGGTCGGCACCTACGGGGCGATCGCCCAGGGGCTGGATCTTCCGACCGTCGCGCGCGGGATCTGCGCGACCCCGATAGGGAACAACAGACAGCAGATGGGGCAGGTGCGCGGCCGCCTCTGCCGAGAGCCGGGCGGCAAGGGGATCGCGCGGCTGGTCTACCTGCTGGACCGGCAGGTGTACGGCACCAAGCCGGTCAGGAACTTCCTCGACTGGTATGGGGTCGTGCGGGTTCTCGAGGGTCGGGAGTGGATCGACGGCGCCGCTTGGCTGAATGCCCAGAAGGGGAATCGACGATGAGAAAGCGAAGTTCGGTTGCGGGAACCGTCACGGAAGTCAGCCGGGAGCTCGCGAAGAGTCTCGAATACGTCCGAATGGACGAACCTGAAATTCGAATCCCACCTGGAACTCGAGTTCCAGATCCGGGATTCCCTATGCAGGAAATGGAGGCGGCCAGCAATGCCATTTTCGCCGAAGCGCGATCGGCGATGAATGAAGACGCAGTTGGCTCGATCGTGGAGGCGACCTGGGGTGAGGAACTCTTTCAGCCGCTGCAGTTCAACACGTTTCGGGTCGGCCCCTTCAAAGCCAGCACGGTTGTGCGTGACGGCGAGACGATCGCAAATGCGATGATTCGTCTTCATCGAGAACTCGATTCGGCCGCCGCGCAGATTCGCACTCACAAGATCGACGGGTATCTCCGCGCTCTTGTAGATGTCGGTGAGGAAGTTCAGATCCGGCAAAGCAAACGATGAAGCCGCCCAACGACCTGTTCGACGATCTGCCGTTCGCGCCGCCGACCAAACGCGGCGTCGCCGCCGAGCAGTTCGCCCGCATGGCGGACGCCAAGCAGGAGCAGATCGACCGGCGTCCGAAGGGCTTCAAGCTGTCGCCGACCTCGATCGCGAAGGCGAAGCGCGAGATGGACGAGATGGCGGACGCGGGGGAGTGGACGAGCGCGCGGGGCGTCCACCTCGTGGCGCTCTACAGCTGGCTTCACGTGGCGATCTACGGCGTCGAGCCCGCGGAGCTCGACGGGCGCGAGTGGGCGCTGGCAAGCGTGTTGGCGCAGCGCTTCTGCGCCACCAACTTCGAGGGAGACTTCGGGGACTGCGTGGAGTTCATGCGGTGGGTGTGGAAGCGCGAGGCGTCTCGCGAGGAGTACAGGCGCACCCAGAAGCAGTCGGGCGGCAGGATCGGTTGGCGGCTTCAGTTCGGGGCGGCTCTCGTCACCGACTGGCGGGTCGACCGCGCGAGGGTGAGCAGATGAGATGGAGACGAAGAAGGTTTGCGCGAATCCGAAGATCCAACAGGCGACTCGTCGAGAGTCTTCGGATTCAGATCCGCGATGACGTGAAGGCGGGCCGCATGGCGATCGTCGGCGGAGTCGCGATGCCGAGAACTCTCGCGACTGTCGTCCGCACCATGAAGGGGAAGATCCTGGAGAAGCTCCGGATCGAGGCAAACTTCGATGCGTCAGAGTGACGGCTGGCCGGACGGCGCGATCGTCGGGTGCGGGATCGGCATCTGCTGGCGCGTGTTCGCGCCGCGTTGGTGGGAGCTGGGGAGGTGGGTGAACTGGCTGTTCGATCATCGCCCGCACGGATCGCTGACCTTCACGATGACGAACGCAGGACTGCCGGATCGAAAGTTCGATATTCGCGTCGTGCTGGCCGACTACGCGCCGCCGAACGTGCCCACCACCGAGGCGACGATCGTCCTGTCTGGCACGACGCCTGAAGTCGAGCGTCGCGTGGGCAAACGGGTCCGCGGCTGGTACGGCAAAGGCGCAAGGCGGCGGATGTAGATGCAGGGCGAGCGACGCGGCGCCGAACTAATTTTCCGGGCGGATCCCGTCACGGAGCAGACCGTGCTGGCGGCCGAGATGGCGGACGCCGAGGTGGCGCGCGCCACGACCGACCGCGTTCCGGCCGACTCCTTCCTGGCGCCCGAGCATCAGGCGATCCAGCGCGCCATCCGGGAGGCAGTCAGGCGCGGGCTGGGCCGGGACCCGTCGACGCTCGCAAAGCTTTCGAACGGCGAGGTGGAGGTCGGCTACCTGGCGGAGCTCTCAAGCTCGCGCCCGACCGCGCCGGACGCCGCGACGCTGAAGTTCCACGTCGACCAGCTGCTTTGGGACCACCAGCGCTACGTCGCCATGACGGGCCCGGTCTCGAGCCTCATGGAGGCGATCGAGAAGAACGAGTCACCGGAGCGCGTGCGCGCGCTGGCGCGCTCGATCGGGACGTCGTTCGACGGGTGGTCGGACCGCCGCCACCTTCACGACCCCGATCAGCTGATACGCGAGCAGATCGCCGACGTGAAGCTCCGGATGTCGGGCCGCGCCGTCTACCCGTTCGGCCTGCCGGGGCTCGACCTGTTCGACAACCCCGACGGCACGCCGTCCGACCGCCGCCGCGTCATCCCGGGCGCCGCACCGGGACTCGTGACGGTCGTGACGGGTGTGCCGGGCAGCGGGAAGAGCACGCTGGTGGCTCGCAAGGCTCTCGGCCTGGCGCGCCAGAAGCGCCGCGTGCTGTTCGGCGCGTGGGAGATGCGGCCCGGCACGACGCTGGAGCTCATCGCATGCCTGTCGCTCAACTGGTCGCGCTCCGACCTGACGGAGGGAAAGATCGTCCCCGAGCAGCTGGCGCAGCTTCAGCTCCGGATGGAGCAGCTGTCGAAGTGGATCCGGTTCCTCGAGAACCCGTTCCGGCGCCGCGCCGGCGGGAAGGTGACGAACGAGGGAAACCTGGACGTCATTCAAGGCTATCTGGCGGACGCCGCGTGCGACGTCTTCATAGCCGACCTCTGGAAGCGCTGCCTGAAGGAGACGCGCCCCGAGGACGAGGAGGAGGCTCTCTATCGCCAGCAGGCCATGGCGGAGGAGATGGGGGTTCACGTCATCCTGGTGCAGCAGCAGCGCCTGAAGGACATCGAGCTGCGGCCCGACAAGCGCCCGACCCGCGAGGGCATCAAGGGCAGCGGCGCCTGGACGGAGGTGCCGGACAACATCTTCGGCGTCCACCGCCCCGCCCTCTGGAAGCCCGTCCCGGACAACGTCCTGGAGATCGACGTTCTGAAGCAGCGCTACGGGAAGTGGCCGCTGGCGGTCGAGTTCGACTGGGACCCGGACCGGGGACAGATCTCGGGCGGACGGTCGGTCGAGTACGACCAGGCGGCCGCGATGGGGGAGGGCGGATCGAATCCGATCGATCAGAAGCTGCACGCCGGAAGGGGCGGCAAGAAGAAGTCATGAGAGTCGAGCGTGAAATAAGGCATCCGGAGACCGACTGCCCCCGGGGCGAGCACTGGAGGACCCGCATCGAGTTCGACGACGAGTTCGGCGTCACGTACCTGGCGGACGAGCAGCTGACGAGCGCCGCCAAGCGGGCGCAGTTCATCGAGGGCACGACGCTCGAGTTCACCGAAGAGACGGTGAGGTGGGTGCACGCGACGTTCGGTGAGCTGATTCGCTACTGGGATCGCCGCAACGGAGACCCCAAGAAGCCAGATCTTCCACTGGCGCGCCCGCAGAACGACGTCGACCACGTCGAGGCGCTGAAGTTCGTCGCCGACGACGCGAAGGCGGCTTTCAAGGAGTGGGAAAAGGGACCGCCCACCGATCAGATCGACGAAGAGTTGGCGGACGCGATGGGCGAGCTCCGAATCTCGCTCGACCGACTGAGGAAGATCGAGAGCAAGGTGGTGCCGATCCGCGCGCTGGAAGACGAGGACTCATGATCACGATTCACGAACTGCAGCTCAATCTGCCTTGGACGATCCGCTATTCGCGAGACTTCCGGGCGTCGCCGCAGACCCACAAGGACTTCGCGCACGCGCTTCATCACGTCAGCAAGGCGGCCGGGAAGCTCCACGCGCTGGTGGACGACATGGATCACGATCGAGAGGTTGCGGACGACCCGACTCTGCGCGCGCGCAATGCGAAGTACGTTGCGGATCTGGTCGTCTGCGCGCTGAGGCTCGCCAACACGTTCCCGGGTGGCGTCGTGGATCTCGAGCGCGCCGTCTTGGATCGCATCCAGGAGAAGAACACGCAGCCAAAGGCGCCCGAGATCCACGTGCCGGCGGAGGTTCTTCCCTGGGGGCCGCTTCCGAAGGGGATAGATCTCGAGCCTGCGTCCGACCCGCTGCCGGGCGTCGAGGACGCGCCGGTCGATCCCGTGATGGACGCGCGCCCCCGAGTGGGGCCGAAGAAGTTCGGATGACGCGCGCCACCAAGCAGGCGCGCGAGGTTGTGCGGATGTTCCGCGTCATCCTGAAGCTCGAAGACGAACTGCAGAAGGCGCACGGCGAGGGCAGCTGGGAGAAGTCGTGGGAGATCGCCGTCCGGCTGCGCCGCGCCATCAAGGCGTCCCGCCATCAGGTTGATCGATTCGCCGACCTGATAGGGGACTAGCGTGGTCGCGCCGGTCGACCGCGCGCTTGAGAAGCTCGGGATCGTCGCTCAGCGCCGGGGCGGAAGATGGTGGGCGGAGAACTGCCCGCTGCCGACTCACGGCCAGCCGAATCCCGAGCATCGTTGGCAGAACTTCTTCGTAAGAGACAACCGTTCGCCGCGTCCCGGACAGTTCCACTGCTTCAGCTGCAAGTCGGGCGGGACGCTGGTCGAGCTCGTGATGGCGATGCGCGACGTCGAGTTCGCAGACGCGGCCGATTGGCTCAGGACGCTGGGCGAGCAGGCGCCGCCACCAGTCCTCAGCGTGAGGTTCGACCCGACGGGCCCGCGCGTCTTCCGGATGCCTGTGGGGGTCGAGTTCACGCCGCTCGAGGAGTGGAACAGCGTGCCGCGCTCCTACCTGGAGGGGCGCGGAGTCGACTCTCAGCAGGTGAAGGGGTGGGGGATCGGCTACGCGCTGGAGGGCAGGCTGGCGGGCAGGATCGTGATCCCGATCCGGGACCAGCGGGGCCGACTGGCGAACTACGCGGCCCGCACGTTCGTCGGCGACGAGACGCGCTACCTGGCGGCTCAGTCGAGCGAGCGGCCCGACAAGTCCGCCCTCTGGGGGGAGGAGTTCTGGAAGGAGCCCGGCTACCTGCTGACCGGGCGGGACGTCGTGGTGGTGTTCGAGGGGGCGCTGAACGGCCTGGCGATCGAGCGCGCTCTGCGGAGTTGGAACTCGAGTTCCAGGCCGTCGCTGGCGGGCCTTCAGGGCAGCGAGCTCGATCACCGAAGGCTCGCGAAGCTCGGGACCTTCCGGACGATCGTCTGCGCGACCGACCCCGACCGGGCGGGCGACCGGGCGGCGCGCGAGATCGCCGCCGCGCTGGGACGCCGCGCGGACGTCCGGAGGGCGCGCTATCCTGACGAGCGTGACGCAGCCGACCTGCAGCGATGGGAGCTCGAAAAGATGCTCGCCGAGACGACGTCCCATCAATGGGAGTGAGACCCGCAGCAAGTCGATCTTCACCAAGATGGGGGTCGACCGGGAGCTGACGATCCGCCACGTGCTGGCCCTGGAGAGCGGCTGCGTGACGGCGGCCGCCCGGCGCCTCACCATCACGCGCGAGGCTCTCTGGCAGCACATGAGGAGCCTGGGGATCGGCTCCCTGCCGAAGCGGCTGCGCGACGAGGCTCGCCGAAGGTTCGTCGTGCCGTAGCGGCATCCAAGATGGCAAGATGACGTTCCGCCTGACCGACATGGCCTACCTGGTGAGATCCGACCCCGCGCGCGCCCGGCGCAAGCTGAAGGCCGCGCTGAAGAAGAGCGGGGGAGACGTCACGCAGGCGGCGTTCCAGTTCGGCGTGACGCGCCGCACGTTCGACCGCTGGACGGCGCTCGTGCAGGCCCACGCCCTCCCACCTATCTGACGCCGCCGGTCGTTTCTATTAGACAAGCTTGCCGGCAATGCGCTAAGCCTAGGTTGAGGCCGCCAATGCGGCTGAGAAAGGCCGGCCGCAATGACCAGTCCCGCGTGGGAGAAGTCGATGAACCCCGAGCAGCTCGAGGCGATTCGCCACGAGTCCGGGCCCCTGCAGCTCCTAGCGCAGGCGGGGAGCGGGAAGACGCGAGTCGCGGTCCACCGGGTGGCGCGCCTCATCGAGGAGTGCGGAGTGCCGGCCGACCGGATCTTCCTGGTGACCTTTTCGAGGAAGGCCGCCGACGAGATGGACGCGCGAGTCCGATTCATGGGAATCAGCGGCGTGGCGTGCCAGACCTGGCATGCCTTCTGTCTGCGCGTTCTGCGCGAGGACGGGTGCGAGCAGTCGCGCTGGACGGTCGACGAGAAGGACCGCGCGAAGGTGTTCGTCAAGAAGGCGATGGGTCACGAGCACGAGAACTGGAAGGGCGGAGACCTGACGAAGGTCCGGCGCTTCATCGGCTGCTGCAAGGCGAACATCTGGGAGCCCGACTCCGACGGAGCGCGCGCTCTGGCGGCGAAGACGTTCGGCTCGAACGCCAACCGGGCGATCCGCGTCTTCTCGATCTCGCAGAACCTGATCGAGACCGCCGGGCTGCTGACGTTCGACGACATGCTGGTGTTCGCGCACCGCCACCTGAGTGAGGAGACGTTCCGCGAGACGTGGGCGGGCCGGTTCGACTACGTGATTCAGGACGAGGCGCAGGACGCGAACGCCATCCAGTGCGCGATCGCCGAGCAGCTCTCGCGCGACCACCGGAACTACATGATCGTCGGCGACCCGGCGCAGTCCATCTTTGGGTTCCGCGGAAGCTCGCCGAAGTTCATCGCGGAGTTCGCCGACACCTGGGGAGCGCGACGGATCGCGATGTGCCGGAACTACAGGAGTGGCAGCTCGATTGTAGCTGCAGCTAACACGATCATCCGGCCCGCCGAGTTCCGGCTGCCGGAGGACATGATCGCGGAGCGTGACGGCGGGAAGCTGGAGGGGCGAGTCGAGATCGTCGCGGCCGACACGCTCGAGGACGAGGCTCGCGAATTCGTCGACTTCGCGAAGGCGCAGATCGAGGGCGGACGTCACCCGGCCGACATGTGCGTGATCTTCCGGTTGAACGCCCAGAGCCGAGCGCTCGAGGAGGCGCTGCTGAAGGCCAAGCTGCCGTACGTGCTGATCGGCGGGACGAACTTCTACGAGCGCAAGGAGGTCAAAGACCTGCTGGCGTATCTGCGCGTCGCGACCGGCAAGGATCGGGACGGCGACGCGGTCCGGCGCTGCATCAACGCGCCGTTCCGGTTCCTCGGCGCGCGGTTCGTCGAGAAGGTCATGCAGGCCCGCCAGGAAGTGATCGACGAGGATTCGCAGAGCTACACGTGGACGAGCGTCGTGAGTCGCGCCGCGGAGCTGACCGGCATTCAGCGCCGGCAGTCCGACAGCGCGCACGTGTGGGTTCAGATCATCGACGACGTCGCGGCGATGACGCAGGACCCGGAGAAGACCCCGTTCGACGTGCTGGACGCGGTCGTGCGTCGAACCGGCTACATCACGTGGCTCGAGCAGGAGGAGGGCGAGGAGTCGATCGAGAGCTCGCACGCCGCGAACGTCCGGGAGCTCCTGAGGGTCGCGCAGAACTTCAAGACGGTCGAAGACCTGCTGGACTACGTGGACCAGAACGTCCGGGACTCCGCGAAGCAGAAGCGCCGGGGCAACGGCGACAAGTCCATCACGCTGATTAGCATCCACCGCTCGAAGGGACTCGAGTGGCCGATCGTCTGGGTGGTGGGGGTGAATGACTCGATCCTCCCGCACATCAAGGGCGACATCGAGGAGGAGCGCCGCCTGATGTACGTTGCGGCGACGCGCGCCCGCGATCATCTGGTGATCTCTCACGTGCGCGAGATGGCGACCCGCACCGGCCTGCGGACGGTCGAGCGATCGCAGTTTCTGGAGGGCATTGAGCCGCAAAATCCAAATACGGGTTTCCAACTTGATTTAGTGGAATCGGGGGAAATAACGATAGGTCGCCGCCCAGTCTTCATAGGCGTCGACATGGGATTTGGGGAGGATTCGAACACGACGGTCGTCATCGAAAACGGCGATGTTGTGGAGGTGATGTCGTGACCTGTTGCCGGGACTATTGCGGGACAATTCGGTTGATCACTGGGAACTATTTTCTCGTCTGCCGGAGCTGCGGCGCGAAAGTTCCTGTGGCGCAACATATCGCGCCAGCAAGACTCGAGAAGGTCCGCGCAGCTGTCTCGGATTTGCTTGCGCGATTGTCGGAGAAAAATCTCAACTAAAAGGAACGAAGTGAGATGAAATCCCACCACAACGCTAAGGCGATCGAAGCTCAGTACGAGGTGAGGATCGGCGGCGATTCTCGCTGGCAGCATCAGGCGCGAGATCTCCGAGATCTGCGTCGGGCTACTTCCGGGGATTCGTGGCGCGTTCTTTACGTGGCCTTCATGGGCAGCGGGAAGACGGTCGTCGCCGCGAAGCTCGTGAACGAGTGGGTGGCCGCCGGCCAGCGCGCCCTGGTGCTGACCCACCGCCAGGAGATCCTCGAGCAGACGGACGCGAAGCTACGGAAGGCCGGGATCTCGGAGGAGAAGATCGGCATCATCTGGCGCGACAGCCCGCGCGCAAATCCGTCCGCTCCCGTCCAGCTGGCGAGCATCGACACGCTTGTGCGACGAGATCGCCCGGAGGGCATCACCCGAATCGTCATCGACGAGGCGCATCACGCCGCCGCCGCGAAGTGGCGGAAGGTACTGGCGTGGTATCCGGGCGTCCCGATTCTCGGCATGACCGCCACCCCCGAGCGTCTCGACGGCAAGCCGTTAGGCGATCTGTTCGACACGATGGTGGAGAGCGATCCGCCCGAGACACTCATCAACGCCGGCACGATCTCCCGCCCGGAGGTCTACGGGCGAGACGACGACTGGATGCCCGACATGACGGGCAGCAAGAAGCGCGGTGGAGATTGGCGTCCCGAGGACGCAGCGGCCGCGATGTCCGGGACTGTCATCGTCGGGTCGATCCCGGGTCACTGGCGCAAGCACGCCGAGAACCTGCCGACCGTAGGGTTCGCCGCGACGGTCGCGCAGGCCGAGGGGCTGGTCGCTGCCTTCATGAAAGCGGGGATACGCGCCGAGCTGCTGGTCGGCACGATGAACTCGTTCCGGCGCCGGGGAGCACTTGCGAGGCTGAAGAGCGGCGAGACGAAGGTGCTGTGGACGTGCGACGTTCTGGGCGAGGGGTGGGATTACCCGGGGGCGCGCTGCGCCATCTTGGCCCGCCAGACGTGCTCGCTGGCTCGTTACCTTCAGTGGTGCGGGCGCGTCATGAGGGCGGGCGCCGTCACGCCGAAGATTCTCGACCACTGCGGGAACTACAGCATCCACCAGGGGCCACCCTGGCAGGACCAAGAGTGGGATCTCCACAAGAAGAGAGGAGACCGGAAGATCGTCGCGCGGAAGGCAGAGGGAGGGCGCGTCGAGTGGCTGCCGCCTGTCCAGATCGAGGGGCAGTTGGTGCGGTTGGGAGAGAAGCCGAGACAGAGGGTTTGCGCAGGAATCCCCGGGAGAAATTGTGATAAAATCCCTCATAGGGCGGCGTTTTATTCGAAGCAAATTCAAAGCCGACGCGGCGAACCGTGGCGATGCAAATCGTGCGCCGCTCATCCGAATGTTCTGCTGCCCCAAGAATATTGTGCTGGGTCGGGTGACGGGCTGCTGTGTAAAAATAAAACGCCCGTACGGGCGTTTTCTCCTAAACAGACTCGTTCTAGAAATGGCGAACCGTGGATTTGCCAATCGTGTTTTCTGAAGAAAAGAGATAGACACATAGTAAATAGGCAATTGGTATGTGATGGGTGTTTTGGCGAGCCTTGCCCGAAGGCGGCAATTCCTCCGCGCAAGGCATTGCATCCGAGCAGTTTTAGAAACCGAGGCGGTCCTTGGAAGTGCGTCAGCTGTGCTATGCGTAAAACCGCTCCATCGACGCAGCTTATTTGTGCTGGATGGAAAGGAAAATGCCCAAGCGCAGCGGTTCCCGTCAAGCACGCGTTCAATCCGGCAATTGTCAGAAGTCGAAATGGCGAACCGTGGCGATGCAAATCGTGTGGCGCTAGAAAAGCTACAGATACGATTGGTAAAAGTCGGCTGCGAGAGATCAGACAACGCGCGTGGGACAGCCGGAAGGGGAAGAAGTCGTGAGCTCCGAAGCGGCGAAGCTTCTCGATGACGCGGCGCACGCGCTCCGCGCCGGCACCATCACGGCGAACGAGTTCCTGAAGAGGACAGGTCCCCGCTGGCGCTCGACCGCGCGCCATCTCCACACGCGATGGCGCAGGAAGCTGCCGGCGTGGGTGGAGCGTGACGACGTCGAGCAGGAGCTGAAGATCTTGGCGGTCGAGTTCGTCCGTACGTGGGACGCGGATCGATCCACCCGGGCGTCCCTCGGCAGCTACGTGATGTGGTGCGCGGTCCACCGCACGCAGCGCAAGATGGATCACTGGCGCGGCGCGTCCCTGACGGGCAACTCCGGGAAGAACCCAGGACGCCACGAGCTGGCGTTCTCGCGCGTCTACGACCCGGCGGACGGCGACCCTGGAACTCGAGTTCCAGCTCCCGAAGACGACCCGATCGATCGGCTGGAGTCGGGCGAGCAGTTCGAGATCATCCTGGCGCGCTGCCAGACGGTCCGCCAGGCGCTCGTCCTGCTGGCCCTCAGGGCGACCGACGGGGCGGTCGACAAGGCGGCTGACGCCCTCTGGCGGAACTTCAGGGCCCGCCTGGAGTGCGACCTCAGGAGCGAGCAGCACGCCGCCGAGGTGGTGCGGCGCGTCATCGAGGAGTGCGAGTCCCTGGGGGAGGCGCCGGCCGACGTCCGGCCGCCCGCCGACCTGTTCGACGAAGTCGGCGCGGCATAGCGGAGATCAAGATGGAGAAGCCCGACTTTTCGAAGCTCGACCCCGAGTCGATGTATCCCGTCCTGCTGCAGTTCGGACTGCAGACGAGCGGCGACCACGCGATCCACGCCGAGCGGCTGTTCGAGTACTTCGCCGACCGTAAGGATCTGTCGGGCCCGTGCGACAACTGCGGCGCCTGCTCGCCGAACCTGCTCGCCGTCTGCCCGTTCTGCGGCGTCGGCGAAGAAGCTCCCCCGGTGGCATCCGTGCTGGCCGGCGCCGTCCCACTGCCCCCACCCAAGACTCTCAAGGAGAAGCCGATGACGACCAGCATCACCAAGTCCGCGCCCGACACCGTCCAGACCGCATCCGTGAAGCTGCTCGATCAGGCGGTCGCAGACATCAAGCGCATCCAGGCGACGCTCGGCGCCAACTCGTGGGCGCTGGCGGTCAAGCTCACGCAGGTGAACGAGAGCGAGATCTGGAAGACGCGCCGCAACGAGGTCGGGACGGTCGCCTACAAGACGTTCGAGCAGTTCACCAAAGCGGAGGTGGGGTTCGGCCGCAAGCAGGCGCAGGACCTGATGCGCATCCAGGCCAACTTCACCGAGCAGGAGGTGTCTGACTACGGCTCGTCGAAGCTGCGTCTGGTCCTTCAGGCGGCGCCGGAGATGAAGTCGCGGCTGCTCGGCCGCATCAAGGCGGGCGCCTCCACGAAGGAGGTCGAACAAGAGGCGAGGAAGAACCCGGCGGACCCGAAGAAGAGTCACGCCCAGAAGCGCAGCAAGAAGCCGGTCGCGACGAACGCCATCACGGTCGCGCAGATCGAGGGCAAGAAGATCGTCCGCGCGTACGCGAAGCCGTCGGGCAAGAAGGACGCCGAGCTGGTGCCGGCCACGAAGATCTCCGACGTGCCGTGGGGGCACATCGACCTGGCGAACGACGTGAGGCTGTTCATCAGCCTGATCGCGGCGCCGTCCGGTGAGCTCTCCTTCAGGCTCGACTTCAAGCGCAACGAGAAGTGAAGATCGACGCGCTGCGCGAGATGCGGCGCCTCCAGGGCGTGAGGGTCGCGAACGCGTCTAGGGGTGCCCGGGATCGCGAGATGCTGATCTACCGCCAGCTGGAGGCGAGGATCCGGCGAGAGGAGATCGAACGTGGTGAATCGGTGGAAGCATCAAGAGGGAACGTTCCTCACCCGGAGGGGTGAGGGACCGCGCCGGATGGTCCCGATCAAACTCGGTGAGGTCGTCGAGGGATTTGAAACCCCGGGGCCGCTGCCCGACGGAATGCGGCCTGAGACCGACGAGGAGTGGCGCGATCGCCTGAAGCTGGCACTGCGCCGCGTGCTTGCGTGAACGAACCGGCGTACGTCAACGGGTTCGTCGACGGCGCCGATCTGGTGCTGCTCTACCGAGACGACGCCGGGCAGATGATGGCGCGCAGGAAGCGCGCCGAGTGGTCGAACTTCTTCCGGCGCGCTGATGTCCCAGAACGCGTGTTGCGCGACCTGCGCAACAGCAGCCGCGTGGTGGGGATCTCCGAGGAGGGGGAGTGGACGCGGGTCCGCTGGCAGGCTCCCGAGTGGCGCCGGAAGATCTTCGGGCTGGAGCGCGGCCGCGATTCGGTCGACTTCTTCAAGTCGGAGCTCGGCATCGATCACTTCGAGGCGGACGTGGATCCGATCCGCCGCTTCTTCTCCGACACGGGCGCCGAGGTGGCGCTCCCGCGCCGCGCCTACCTGGACATCGAGACCGACTCGCGCGTCTCGCCCGTCCTGGCCCGCCAGGGAAAGGCGCGCGTCCTCTGCTGGACGCTCTGCCGGGAGGACGAGAGCATCATCGCCCAGGGGTGTCTGGCGGAGGAGAGCGACGAGGCGGAGGCCGCCATTCTGGAGCACCTCTGGCGGTCGCTGGAGCCGTACGACCAGGTGGTGGCGTGGTACGGCGACGGGTTCGACCATCCGATCGTCCGCATGCGGGCAGACATCGTCGGGGCGCGCCACAAGGACTTCCGTCGCTGGCTGTTCGTCGACCACATGGTGGTGTTCGAGCGCAACAACAAGAACAGCGCGGAGTCGGGCGACGAGAAGGTGAGCCTGAAGCTTCAGGACGTCGCGATGGCGAAGGTGGGCGAGGGCAAGTCCGATTTCGACGCGTCCAAGACGTACGAGGAGTGGGCGGCCGGGGGAGAGCGGCGCCAGCGGATGGTCGACTACTGCGCGCAGGACACTCGACTGCTGCCGAAGATCGAGAAGAAGACGGGATACCTGGCGCTGCACGACGCGGTCTGCGTCGTCACGCGCTGCTTCTCGGAGACGCGCTCCGCGCAGCCCACGATCTTCGTCGACGGCTTCATGCTGCGGCTCGGCGCCGAGCGGAACCTGCACTTCCCGACGCGGAAGTACCAGTTCGAAGAGGAGAAGAAGGACCACAAGAAGTTCCGCGGCGCCTGGGTGATGGAGCCGACCAAGAAGGGAATCGTCAAGAACGTCCACGTGGCGGACTTCTCGGGCATGTATCCGAGCATCATCGAGACGTGGAACATGTCGCCGGAGACGAAGCGCGACATCCCGGTGAACGGTCCGATCCCGCCCGGCCACTGCCGGGCACCGTCGACCCGCATCGGGTTCGTGACGAGCCCGCAGGGCATCCTGGCGTTCGCGGTCGAGGAAATAGGTCGCACGCGGAAGGTCTGGAGCAAGAAGCAGGCGGCGCTGCCGCCCGGCACGCCCGAGTGGCGCTACGCCGGGCAGCTCTCGATGGCGTTCAAGGTCGTTCGCAATTCGTTCTACGGAGTCGCCGGCAGCCCGGCCGCGCGGTTCTTCGATCCCCAGATCGCGGAGTCGATCACGCAGAACGGCGTCTGGCTGATTCAGATGACGATCAACGAGGGGGACAAGCGCGGGATCGAAGCCATCTACGGCGACACCGACGCGCTGAATGCCACCCAGACGACGCGCGAGCGGTTCGCGGAGTTCGTCGAGTGGTGCAACCGGGAGCTCTATCCGCCCGCCATCGCGGCGACGGGCTGCACGGAGAACCGCGTCGAGATCGCCTACGAGAAGGAATTCGAGCGAATCGTCTACGTCTCATCGAAGCGGTACTGCGCGACGTGGGCTCACTACAAGTGGACGGCGTCCTGCAGCTGCACGACCGACAAGGGCGAGCCGGGCGCGCTCGACATCCGGACGATGACGTGCCGGGACTGCGGACTCCATCACGCCGCGCTGCCGCCGCCCCGGGGCGAGCCGGAGGTGAAGGGACTCGAGTACAAGCGGGGAGACGCAGCCAAGCTGGCGCGCGCCCTTCAGTGGAGCTGCATCCAGAAGCTGATGGTCGACCTCTCAGAGGAGCCGACCGACTTCGTGCCGATCGTCGAGAAGATGCGCGACTACGTGCTGACGGGGGATCTGCCGGTGAAGGAGGTGCAGATCTCGAAGTCGATCTCGAAGTCGCTGAAGGAGTACGCGACCAAGGAGAAGAAGGACGGAACGCCGACCGAGGATCTGGCGCACGTGAAGATCGGGAAGATCCTGCGCGAGCGAGGCCAGCAGATCGTCGAGGGAACGCGGATCTTCTACTACGTGGTGGACGCGTCGGTGTCGCCCCAGATCGTCGCGCCGGCCGACGACTACGCGGGCGAGTGCGACCGCCACTACCTCTGGGACTCTCTCATATGGCCCGCGACCGGCCGGCTGCTGGCGGCCGCCTTCCCGGATCACGACTGGAGCCCGTACGAGAAGACGCGCCCGCGGAAGGTGCGGGGATCGTCGAAGGAGCAGACCGCGTTCGACCTGCCTGGAACTCGAGTTCCAACTCAGCGTCGCGGCGGCCGCGGTGCACCGCTCGGCCAGGGGGCGCTGTTCGACCTGCCGTCGCCGGCGGCATCAAGCAAGTAGGGAGAAGATGGATGCCTAAAAATGTTTATTCGATTGCGGCGATCACCACCTTGAGTAATTTGTGCACAAGCCGGGGAGGTTCTCCTGAAGAGTCGCGTCAAATGCTCGCGGGGTTCATTGCTGCGACGATTTCTATTGCGATCGCGCTGGATCGAGAGCGCGACGAGGTGATCGGTTGGGTGAACGAGGGTTGGGATCAGGTAGAAAGAAGTCGTTCATGAGGAAGCGAAGCGAAGCTCAGAGCCTGGCTGACGGGTTGATGAAGCCGGTCATCTCGACCACCGGCAGTCTTCTTCCCGGTGAAGCGGTTGATCTGAAGACCGAGCCGGTCCGAGCTCCGCTGTTTGCGTCCGCCAACCGCGGGCCCGGCATCACGCCCGACATGCAGCGGATCGTCGAAGCCGTCTACGCGGTCGACGCGTGGCGCGACTACCAGGATCTGGAGCAGAACCTGGAGATCGGCGACCAGCGGGGCGACTACAAGACCGTCGCGGCCCACGTGGACGGTGCCGAGAAGCGCGCGCGACGCGCCCACGCCCTCTACCTGTCTGCCAAGCTGGAGCTCCTGAGGTTCGAGAAGGAGAGCGACAAGGTGCTGTCCGGGATGCGCCAGAAGGCGTCCGAGACGCTCGAGGACGAGAAGTCGGCGGGCGAGCGCCGGAAGGCAATCACGAACGAGGACGTGCGGTCGCAGATGGCGGCGATGTTCCCTGACGAGGTGGGGGCCCAGGAGGAGAAGCTCGCGCAGCTGAAGGGCGCGGTCTCTCACATGGAGCGGCTGGCCGACCTCTGGAAGAATCGGTGCTTCAGCGCGGGAAACCTTCTGACGACTCTGAGGAAGTGATGAGCCAACTGCACCCGACCGCCGAAGACGACGCGTTTGCGAGCGGGCACGCCGACGCGGGACTCCGCAAGGCGCTGCGGCGGATCGAACGCCTGGAGGGACTTCTGAAGAGGGTGTGGGCGTGCCGCCACGTGGGACTGTCCCCCGAGTTGTCCCGCGACATCCCGCAAGCGCTGTCGACCACCCACTACGATGAGGTCGACGATGGTGCGTGGCGATTCCCAAAGACGCCTATCCGCGCCGCCGTCCAAGCGCGTCAGGATGGATTGCATGATTTGACTGCATTGGAATCGAATGCGGCAATCATAAATAAGAAGCGGGGCTAGGGCCCCAGGAGAAGAGCAGATGAACACCGGAGCGCCCCGCGGGGGCATGAACATCGACCAGTTCCTCGGTCACTCGAGCAGAGGTCGCAAGCAGAAGATGCTGGGTGACTGGAAGGACACGCCCGAGCACTCCATCATCGTGTGGCTTCACACCAACGCGTCCATTCTGGCGCTCTGGCGCCACAACTGGAAGCGCATCAACGTCTGGGAGGATCGTCAGACGCGCGCCGTCACGCGGTCCGTCTGGGTCGACCGCATCGTCTGCTACGAGCACGAGGAGAATCTGAAGGTTCAGAACTTCCGCGACAAGACGACGGGCGCGCGCGAGTATCCGCCGGTCCTCTGCCCTCACTGCAAGATGATCGAGCACTTCCGCGGGATGGTGGGACGCAGCGAGCTCAATTGGTGCGCGCCGGTGTTCGGCTTCCAAGGAGACGACCCGGCGAAGCACGAGACGATCCACGCGGGCGGTCTCTGGAACGCATTCGGAGACAAGAACCTGACGGCCGTCCAGAAGGCCGAGATGGCGGCGGTGCTCCCGAAGGACGGCGGCCCCATCTACTCGAAGAACGCCTGGAAGGAGAATCAGAAGGCCAAGCTGGAATACGCCTTCACGGTCGTGGTGGACGCGAAGCCGGAGGACGGAATCCAGATCACCGTCGGGCCGAACGATCTGGGCCAGAAGGTCCAGGAGGTGATCGCCAAGAGCATGAAGGAGCTCGGGCGCGAGGACGGCAACCCTGCAATCCATCCATTCGCGATCCAGTGGGAATACAACCCCGCAGACGGCGTCGAGTTCGGCAAGCGATACGACGCGACTCGCATGGGGAAGATCCGTCTCCGTCCGGCGATCGAGAAGCTGATACGCGTCGACGAGCCGCCGAGCCTCGTGCAGCTCGCCGAGCCGTTCAATCTCCAGACACACCGCGCCAACCTGGAGCGCCACTGCCTCGTGAAGGGGATCCCCTGGGATTCATTCTTCGAGGCGGCCCGCGGCGCTGCTGTGCAGGTTCCGATCAACATTGATTCGGGAAGACTGACGGCCGAAACCCCGCGCAGAGATCCAGAGCAAGTTGCTCTAGTCGGAGCGCTGTCGGACGCGGCTGAACCCGAAGTCGTCGACGCCGATGGCAATCCGTTGTTCGGTTGCGACACCAAGGACTGCAAGGGCGTGATGCGCGCGACCGACACGGAGTGCCCGGCGTGCCATCGCTCCTACAAGGTTGCGGCCGCCGCACCGCCGCCCGCCCCAGCGCTTCCGAAGCGCTCCGAAGTCATGGCACGCGCAGTTGAACCTCAGCCTGCAGCGCCCACGACATCTCCCCCCGTCGAAGACGACGACATCCCATTCTGATGGCGCGCCGCAAGCCTGCAGCAGATGAGAGCGCGGCCGACTTCGCGCCCGAGCTTCCCCCGAAGCATCCGGGCGCGAAGATCTTCGCCGACATCGCGGCGTCGACCGAGAGCTTCCGGCCGGCGCGCGAGACGCTGAAGAGGGTCCGGGCCGTCCCGACGATCTTCCCGGACGTCGACCGCAAGACGCGGGTGGGCGGCTGGCCGATCGAGCGCGTGTCTCTCGTCCACGGCCCGAGTGCGGCCGGCAAGACGCTGCTGTGCCACGGTGTCGGGCTGTCGTTCCTTCAGCGCGGCCACATGTACAACTTCGTCGACGCCGAGCTGACCACCCCCATCACGTGGCTAGAGCAGCTGTTCGGCCCGCACGCCGACTCGAGCGCCTTCCTGGCGAGCCGCCCCACCACATACGAGCAGGCGGTCGACGACATCCGGAAGGTCGCGGAGGGGCTGGCGGAGGCGCGCGAGAAGGAGCGGGTGCCGCCCCACACGAGCGCGCTGTTCGTCGTCGACTCGATCCGCAAGCTGGTCCCGAAGGACCTGATGAAGCGCATTGAGAAGATGGGTGCGACGGGCGACAAGGGGAGCGTCGACGGCTACGGGGGCGGGGCGGCGCGCCTGAAGGCCAACCTGAACGCGTCGTGGCTCGACGAGCTCGGGCCGCTCATGTACCGGACCGGCTGCGCCATCATACTGGTGGGGCGCGAGTCGGACGACGCGACCGCGAGCGCGCGCGACCGACAGTTCGGCAGCGACTGGAAGCTGACGGGCGGCAAGGCGCTGTTCTTCGACAGCTCGCTGGTGGTGCGGGTCTCGCTCGCCGGCAAGGTGAAGGACGGCGCGGGTGAGGACGCGAAGATCGTCGGAGAGCGCCACCTGGTGGAGATCCACAAGACGAAGGTCAGCGAGAAGCAGGACCGCGTCGAGAAGGCGTATTTCCACACGACCGCGCGAGGGTTCGACCGCGCGCGCGACATCCTGCGGATCGCCGACGAGCTGGGGGTCATCAAGAAGTCCGGCACGTGGCTGACGTTCGACGGCCACCGCTGGCAGGGCGAGGCGCGGTTCGCCGAGAAGGCAGATGAAGAAGTGCTGGACGCGATCGAGGCGTCGTGCCGGGCCAAGTTCGACGACGAGGCGAAGCAGCTAGCGGACCATGTCTGAGACGCGCGATGTTCACGATAGAACGCTGCCTGCCGCACCCTCTCTGCGAGGCTGAATTCCTCGTCGTCGATGAAGTTCGGCGTCTCCTCCCGGGGGCCACCGTCGAATTCCAAACAATGATTTCGCCGACCATGCTGTTCGACGTCGGCGTGATGCGCGTTCGCAAGGGAACGAAGATTCTGGAGATCTCTCTGGCGCTCGACGGGTTGGCTCACGCGGACGACTTCGGCGCCGGCATGATCGATCTCATTCTGAAGACGTTCCGAGACGCGGTTGTGCACCTGCTGTTTCCGACATTCCGGATCGGCCGCGCTGCTCCGCGCCATCTGAAGCCCGCCATCCTGGATCGTCCGGAGGCGAAACCCTGGAGGAAGTTTCGATGCTCCCGATTCTTCTGCTGATCGCGTCGTGGCTTCACCCAGGAGCTGAGACGCGCCACCGCGCCTTTCTGGAGACGGTCGCAAAGTCATCACCCAGTGAGGAGATCGCCGCCGAGGAGCTCGTGTTCGCCGAGCACGAGAGCCGGTTCGGCGACGCGCTGAACGGCGTCCACTGGGACCCGGAGGCTCACGGGATCCTGCAGATACGCGGCTGGGGGAGTCGGTTGGATCGCGACGAGGTGGCGAGCGCACGCGCGTGGCTTCAGATCCGCGCCAAGGCAGCGAAGGCGTGCGGTGAAGAGAGCGCGCTCGCGGGGCTGTCGTCCGGCCACTGCGACCGTGCGATCCAGCTTGCGGGAGAACGCGCCGCGGAGGCGCGCTGGCTTCTGGGAATTGCTCGACTGGTGCAAAGATGCCGAGGCCGTTGACCGGTACCGTTCGCTACGACGTCAAAAAAGGGGCGTATCAGTATAAGCTGACGCTTCCAGACGGAAGCAGAACGCCCTGGATCGCCGTAACTCCAACGGCGAGGAGCGCGATTGCCGAGGCACGAGTTCGCGAGGTGGCTCTAGAGGCATCACAATTGGCGCATCAGACGTGTGCGTGTAGAGCGGAATTTCTCGTCGAGAAATCTGTAGCGCCCGACGATTTGATTGACGTTGGTCCGCCGATCCAAAACTTTCGTTGTCCATTTATTCGGGATCCGGCTGTCCAAAAGAAAGAACGCATCAAGCAACTCAAAGAAAAGTTCGCGGTTAGAGTTTGGGCAAAAGAAGCGATTCGGTCTGCGAGACGACGAGCGGTCAAAAGAGGCTTAGATTTCGATCTCGATGAGTGTTGGCTCATCGGTAAGTTGGCGATGATTTCAACAAGGTGCCCCGCGCTAGGCACGCTCTTGAAATTTTCTGCCAAAGGGTATGATCCGTCGTCGGCTAGCCTCGATCGAATTTTGCCAAATCTGGGATACGTAAAGGGAAACGTCGAGATTATTTCGCGAAGAGCGAATACAATAAAAAACGACGCAACCCCAGAGGAACTAGTGCGAATTGCTCGTTGGGTATCTCGCGCGCGCGGCAACGGAAGTCCGTGAGCCGAATCGTCAATTCGTCCGACTGGCATACAGACGCCGCAACGTACGGCGTCCAGCGATTCCAGGACGTCGGCGACGCGGTACGGCAGACGGTGCGCGCTGCGATTGCCGAGAAGGCGGATCTGTATCTGTTCACCGGCGATCTCTGCGATCCGGACGACGGGCCGTGGGCTCTGCAGAGCATCGGGTTCATCATCTCGGTGGCGGTCGAACTGTCGCGCCACGGGATCCCCTTCTGGGCGATCGCCGGCAATCACGACGTCATCGACGACGGGACGGGACGGACGACGCTGACGCCGCTGCGCGACATCGGGCTTCCGGAGGTGAGGGTGTTCGAGCAGCCGGAGATCGCCACCATCCCCGGCAAGTCGAAGTTCGACCCCGACCATCGGCCGGTTCAGATGCTGGCGCTGCCCTTCACCGCGACGTCGCACTCGTACGACCCCACGATGGCAGTCGAGATGGCGGCCGACCGGCTGGGGATGCGGGCAGTCGTGGCGGGCCACATGACGAGCCTCGAGAGCGTGCGGGAGGGCGAGGAGACGACCGAGATGCCGAGGGGCCGCTCGATGAGGTTCCCGATCGAGAGCTGCCGGCCCGGATGGCTGAAGATAAACGGCCACTGGCACGAGCGTCAGGTCTGCAACGGCGTCCACATCCCGGGGTCGGTCGCGCGCCTGTCGTTCGGCGAGGAGCGCAACACGCCCGGCTACCTCGTCTTGGAGATCTGATGGCGCGCCGCAAGCAGCCTGAAACGAAACGTCGACAGTTGGCCGCAAGTGCCGACGGTTTGGAACTCGAGTTCCAGGTCGACGTGAGGGAGCTGGAGGGCGACCGGCCGCTGGTCAGGATCGCCGCCGACGATCAGATCTGGCAGACCGTTCTGCTGCACGACGCGTGGGACTCGACGCTCGACCCCGCACTGAAGGGCGCGATCGTGCGCATCGATCCGCCGATCGACTGCGACGAAGCGGTGATCGACACCGTCCAGTCCTGCTGCGAGCGAGCAGGAGCACTGGCGGTCCGAGCGTCGCCCCGCCGGCGCAGCAGGACGCTGACCGATCAGCCGGCGCGCCAGAAGGCGCACCACCGCGCGCGGGAGGTCGTCTGCGAGCTGGTGGCGGCCGCGAACGTCGAGGACCAAGCCGCGCTGGCGGCATTCTGCGAAACCGTGATGGCCCGTGTCGGGCTCTGAGGAGGACGAGATGGAAGAACCGAAGGCAGTGCTGCCCAAGAAGGCGCGAGGGTTCGCGGCGCTGACGCCGCAGCACCTGGCGGAGATCTCTCAGATGGGGGGCCGGACCGCGCACGCGATCGGGCGCGCCCACCAGTTCACGCCCGAGGAGGCGCGCGAGGCGGGCCGCAAGGGCGGGAAGACGACTCACGAGCGCCGCCGTCAGAGCAGCGAAGACAAGCGCCCGACTCTTCGTCCCGTCGGCTAGTCTAATGCTGCTCACGATCGCCAAGCTGAGGACGCGGGCCTGGAAGCCCTACCGAGATGAGCAGGAGCTCGTGCTGCGTCCGACCGTCTACGCGATCGCCGCGCGTCACGAGCATGACCGGGACCGAAGCAACTGGCTCGGCAAGAGCTCTCTCCCAGAGGCGATCGACTACGCGCTCTGGGGAAGGCTCACCAAGTCGGTGCGTCGCAAGGTCGACTGGATCACCGAGGGTGAGAAGTCGGGCGAGGTCGAGACGACGCTGTCAGACGGCAGCCGGATCGTCAGGCAGCTGGGGCGTCACGGGTCGGAGAAGCTCTGGCTGTTCCCGCCCAATGCCGGGGCGGACGGCGTTCTGCACCAAGAGAAGGCGCAGGAGGCGATCGAGCGGCTGGTCGGGATGACGAAGGAAGACTTCCTGACGGTCGCGTACTTTCAGCAGCGCCAGATGGCGCGCCTGATCCTCTGCGACCCCGGGCCCCGGATGGATCTGGTGGCGGGCTGGATACGGCTCGGGCCCCTTCAGGAGTGCGAGGAGCAGTCGAGCGCCGCGCTGTCGGAGCTGACGCGCCGCCGCGACGAGGAGACGACGCGCGCCGCGATGGCGCGAAGGACGATCGCGGACGCGCTGGCGCGCGAGAACATGCCGGACGTCGAGACGCTCAGGACCGCCGTCACGTTCTCGATGGGGTTCGTCGGCAAAGAACGAGAGTCGATTACTCGCATGCGCGCTGAGTGCGCGGCGACGACGCGGCGTCGGGCGCACGAACCCCACGCGCGCCGGTTCGAGGCGGTCGTCGAGGAGGGCAAGCGTCTGGCGGTTGAGAGAATCAGTCCGCCCAACCCGGCGGAAGTCGCGGCCGCCAAGAGTCAGCTTCAGGGAACGAGTTCTGCGAAGGGGGTGGCGGATCGGGATCTGGGCGCGCGCGTTCGGCTCGCCACCGGCAGGTTCGACGGCGCGTGCCCGCTCGTCGGCGAACCCTGCCCGTCCCGGGAGTTCGTGACGGGCGGGAAGGCGCGCAACGAAGCTCTGAGACTCGCGGCGGAGGACGGCGCCCAGCAGGCAACCGAGAAGTTCGAGATTTCCCGCAATTGGAACACAGAGCTCCAGAATCGAGTCGTGCGGGCCGCCCAGGACGAGAGGCGGCTCCAGGAGCTCCGCGACGAGGCGAGGCGTCTCAAGCCCGCCTGGGAGCTCTGGAGGGCCACCAAGGACGACCCGGAGGCGGCCGACCGTCTGGCGATCGCCGAGAAGGCGCTGCGGGACGCCGAGCAGCTGCACTTTCAGCGTCAGGCCGCCCTGCAGACTATCGAGCAGCAGGAGGATTGGATCAGGGATGCCGAAGAGAAGATCGCCCAGCTGGACGCCGGCGCTAAGGTGGCGAGCGCGGCCGCGACCGTGTTCGGCAAGATGGGGGCCCAGAGGGTCATCGCCGAGGGGGTGCTGGGCGACATCGAGGGGCGCGCGTCTGAGACGTTCGGGCGCTGCGGGATCGAGCTCGGCGTCAAGATGGTGTGGAGCCGCGAGGGAGACGGGATGGCGTCCGCCTGCGGGGCGTGCGGCCAGGGACTGCCGGCCAGTCAGAAGGTCCGTGAGTGCCCGCGATGCGGCGCCGCGCGGGGCCCGAAGCTGGTCAACAAGCTCGACTTCGAAGTGTCGGACCGGAGCGG